TAGTTCCATGACTCTGAAGTTTTAACTGTCTTCTATGGTAGGTCCATCGGACGTGAATATCTATCGAACTTCCTATGTAGGATTTACCGGTAATAGTATTTAAAATTCGATAAATTCCACAAAGTATAGGTCTCTTTGTCATTTTTCACCAATTAAACTAGGTATCTGTACGCAAGTTTCGTGTTTAACGTATTTAATTGTAAATTAAACGCACGTTGCATGAGATCCACACGGCTCATGTTCTGATTGTAGAATTGGCGGCGTACACCAACGTGAGCTACATTCTGAATCTGGCGAAGCATTAACTCTTTTGCTTTAGGAAATTCTGTATTAATTTGATTTAGAAGCGTTTCGATCGTTCCACCGATTGCCGAATCAGGAGCATAATCCAAAGTCACGGTCTGGCCGCTGAACTGGAAGCCAAGCTCGCCGTACATCACAATTTGGGACTGTAAACCCCAACACGCCGCAGCGCTTACGAGGTAGCCAGAGATGTCGAAGGTACCGTTATGGGAACCAGGAAAGCTGTTGATGTTCCATTGCGTGATCTGAGGTGGTACCAGATTGAGCATGGAGATACCCTTGCTCAGGTACTCGTACAGATCAGACATACTATACGACTGAACAAGTTGGCCAGGCTTGCGAACCTTATCCATGTACATCTGAAGCTGGGGCACGTAGAACCAGAAGTAGTTGGGAACGATTCTGGCAACGACGATTTCCACGTAGGTCTGACGGATGTTCGGGATCTTAGCACGAACCCGAATCATGTAGTCGCCGTTTGGGTAGGGTGTCGTATCGAAGGGTAATCCGTAGATGTACCCCTTAATGGTTGAAGTGGTTTCGAAGTCCTGTAGGTTCGTTGTGGAGTACACCACGGTATCCATGTAGTTCAGAATCTCGAACTCAATGCTGGACGCTTTATCCGGCAGGACAAACTCGATGGTTTCCTTACTCTTCGTGCTCAGGATTAGGGTTCTGGGTGGTAGCTCGTTGTCATCTTCCACCACATCGAATTCTGTGATGATATCAAGGATCTGGGTACCACTCTGGAAACTCCAGTCGATTGTCCAAGAGTGCTCTACCGTGGAGAAGGGAGCATTCGCAGGAACTACGAAGTTGTAATCGTATAATCCTGACTCGAGATTCTTGAACGCAGTACCTTGGGAGACTATATTCTGACCAGGATCTAGAATTCGAGCGTTGACCGGAACACTAAGTCCTGGCTCGACACCAGTGGAATCCTTAATATTTTTGGAAAAGACTACACTCTGGCCCCTACACAATTTCACTGGAGGCTCCTTTAACTTTTCTAGGGTAATGCTTACCTACATTTCTACCTTTGGCTGCAAGCCCTATTTTCTTCCTGGTTTCTTCAGAGACCACCCTTCCTCGCATCTTCTCTTTAGATTCTTCTGTCCTCTTTTTCCCTTTATGGGCCATTCTCACCGCGTCCTTATGGCCCTCGGATAGTTTTCGGCCTTTACTGGCTTCACCGATTTTTTTCTTATGTTCTTCTGAAAGTTTTCTGCCTGTTAAAGCTTGACGGACTTTTGCGACCTGCTCTGGAGACTTGGGGGATCTCATTTTTTCTTTAGCTTCTTCGGATAATTTCCTTCCAGTGCTTGAAAGTCTCCTAGCTTCCTTTTGATCATCGGTTAGAACTTTCCCACGCATTTTTGCTCTGGTTTCTTCTGAGTGTCTTTTGAGCCTCATCTTCGATCTCTGCTCTTCTGAAACCGGTTGGCCCTTTCTATACCCCATCATCTTTCGAGTCTCGGGATCTTTTAGCATCTCTAGTCTGGTCTTGCTCATCTTTGCTCTAGCTTCCGCAGATTTCGGTTTTCTCATCTTCTGCCTAGTCTCTTCTGTAGCTCGTCGACGAACCAATCCATCTTCAAGCGTTAGAACCGTGCAGTTGTAACCATCCACGACAGAATTTAGACGATCCATCCAAAACGCCTCTAAAAAATTCAATCTTTCTTCTGTGCACTCTTGTAGAATTTTAAAATCCCACGAATCCTTACCGTATAAATCCCAGGAGTGCTGTAACTTTGGTGATGGATGTTTCTTGCACTTCAGCTGCCATTTATGATTCGCCCAACGATCTCGAATATTCACAGAACTGCCAACGTAACTTTTCCCAGTCACGGTGTTCAGTATCTGGTAAATTCCAATCATTTTGTGACTCTCAATTTGATCTTGATAGAGGATCTATGTAGACCGCTTTCCTTCTCTTTCAACCACTCTTCGAACCGGGGAACTGTCACATAGTCCGGGGCAACTTCTAAAAGTCGCTCCCATTCTTCCCGATCTCGCTCGAGTTGCGTTTTACGATTACGCTCAGAGATCATCCAACGTGTACCATTCTGGGTAATGTAACCTGCGGAGACCAATTCTTCCAGGGCCTCGAGGATCTCTGGATCCTGGTTGTCCTCGCCATCGATGTTGAGAAGGTGTTGAATCTCCTCTAGTCGCATGCCTTCACTCTTCAGGAGCTTGGGAATCTTGCGGATCAGATCTGGAATGTCTGAATAAGTTGTCGTACCAGCCTTAGCCATAATTCCTCCCGGTGGGGGTGGCACCTTCTGTGCCAACTCGAAAGTAGGAATCACCTCTTCCGTCAACGCCTTGGTGGGGTCGATCGGAATAATATAGGTGGGCCTTGTCTTGACGAAGATTTTCACAGGTTGCGTCCGTGATGGTCACTACCACGTGCCCACTCATGGGCAGGTACATCTTCGTAGTCATGAGAGTTTTCATTCAGGAAGGCAACATAGTCGCCGGATGTCTTGCAGAGAATGCCTTCTTCAAGTTCCTGATCGAAGTGACCGAAGATGTCGGCATCCTCTTCGTTTGGTACTCCTTCGATTGCGTAGACAGTTAGATCATCATCGGCGCTAGGACCATTCTCAGCCACGAACATTGAAGTTTTCAGGCCACGTGCCAAAACTGCCTGCTTCCAAGATTTGTAGTCCTGGAAGGTTTCGCGGTCATTCGCTCGTCTCCAGAGATTGGCGGTTACACGGAGCTTCATAGATCACCTCCCTATCCATTCTAACCGAAAAAGGTTATCAATACATATGGCGCGAAGAGAAGTAGATCCCGTAGACCTTATTGAAAAAGCATTATCGGCGAACTGGGATACGAGTGAATTAGACTCGATGAAGCTGGACATCGAGGAAGCACCGAACTCAATTCAGTACATGGTGGGATCTCAATTCCATGGTATGTCCCCGTGGCCTCGGCAGATTGAGTTCGCTCTAAAAACCTTTGAAGACTATTGTCCATACTGTAGCGACATGACAGTAGTCAACGATTGTTGGGGTAGGTCCCTCGACTCGATTCGAAACCGGGTCCAATTCCTCGAGTTCGGTAAGTGTCCAAAATGTCGAAGAACCCGAATTGACTTCTGGAAAGAAGAACTCCATCAGGGTCGCCAAGAACTGATTGGTGTTGCCGGGCAGAGATGCTTGGACCCAGACCTCCTGGTTCGAATGGCAGACGGCATCTTGGTGTCCCTGGCCCTTCTTAAAAAGGGGGATCTACTCCAGGATCGGAATGGTACAGTCACAGAGGTTACGAAGGTCTGGCCGGTCCAGGAGCCGGGCTACTTCGTGGTCTTTATGAATCTACCTGATGGAAAGACTATCCCTATCAAGTGTGGACATGAGCATGCCTGGGTAACCGATCGTGGAGTCATAGCCACAACCGAACTATGCTACGAGGATCGGATTGAGTTTGGTGAGAGCTGGGCAACTGTTCGTATCATCAAGAAGTACCCCGGTAAGCCAGTCAATCTGATTGACATCGAAACCACCTCCGGAACCTTTCTCCATGTGTCCGGTCTCACTCTTCACAACTCAGGTAAGACCCTAATCACCGCAGTTTTCTCTTCGTACATTCTCCACAAATACCTGAGCATGGATGGTCTGCCATGTAGTCGGTACGGCCTACGTAACACGGTTCTGATGGGAACCTTCATCGCAGCGGACAACAAGCAGGTATCTGAAACCACCTGGGGACAATTCGCGGCTGAAATTGAATCGTCCCCGTGGTACAAGACGTACTTCGCTTTGCTGAAGGAAGAGGAAAAGCGAACCGGTACCGAAATGTACAAGTTCAAGCCAGAGTACGCTCTGGCGTTCATGAACAAGAAGCTTCTATTCTCCCACGCAACAGGTGACTACACTGGACTACGTGGACGTACGAGAATCCTGGGAAGCATCGATGAGTTGGGTTGGTTCGAGAGCAACGAACGTGCTAAGAGACGAGCCGGCCTCGAAATCTACACCTCCCTGAACAACTCCCTTAAGACGATCCGTTCTGCAGCAGATCATAAGCGTATGGAAGGTCAGTACGATCTACCTACCGCGTACATGTTCAATGTATCTTCTCCAGCAGCGGAAGATGATCCGATCATGACCCTCAAGTCTAAAGCTGGTACCGCGAAGAAGACTTTCTGCTTCCATCTTCCGACCTGGGAAATCAATCCCGGTATCTCCCTCGAGGACTTCGAGGATGATATGAAGAAGGATCCAGTTAAGATCATGAGAGACTTTGGTGCCCAGCCGGGTGCCGGTCGTAACATCTATTTGCCAAACGCAGAGATCATTCTGGCATCTGTGGATGAGAAGCGTGAGAGTGGAATGAAGTTCCACAAGGAGTTCTTGGAAATCGACATCAAGAACACGCCCTACACCTACGTGTATCCCAAGCTAGACCACATCATGCTGGATCGTACTACCCCTTACATTCTCGCAGGTGACGCAGGAGAGTCCGGTAACAGCTTCTCCCTGATGCTTTGTAGCTTGGATGAGAACGTGACCATCGTGAATGCGGGTGTGGTTGTTCAGCCGGTGGGTCTTGCTTCAGGTAAGATTGCAACGGTTCACTTCCCCTCAGTTCTACAGTTCATTCTGGATCTGCGTAGGCATATCACTCTTCGTAAGGTTGTCTTTGATCGTTGGCAGTCCACTTTCGTGATCCAAGCTCTACGTGATCAGGATATTGATGCAGAGAAGTTCTCTCTTCGTTATGAACACTTCAAGCTATTTAAGCAGAGATTCTACGAAGAAAGATTCAGACTACCCAAGCCAGAAGTCAGCTTCGACAAGATTATGTTACAGCATTTAGACGACAAACAACCTTCGGCTCTGTTGATCAAGCAGCTGAGAACTGTGAGGGATAATGGTCGTCAGGTCATGAAGCCCGCTGCGGAAGATGACGATCTCTTCCGTTGCCTAGTATTGGCGGACAAGTTCCTGCAGGAGGATCCGGAGGCTTTCAGAAAGATCGATGTGCTTCGTGGTCGTGGTGGTCACTTCGCAACCTATTCTTCGAAGGAGATCCCGAAACAGAAGTTCAATATCCAATTGAACACCGGTCGGACGTTCATCCAGAAGAAAAAGACAAGATGACTACCTATAATTAAGAGACCGGAGGGTTGCGATGAAGTTACTGAAAGCAGTTTGGGCCGAGATGACCATCAAGGGCAAGTTCAAGGGTTCGCTCCAAGAGTTCGCGATTCGCAACGTGGACCATGGCAACAAGGTGTTCGCTGGACCCAAGCAGGTCACCAGCACCTTCGAAGCAATGGCCCTCGATCCGAACAAACTGTTCATCGATGAAGTAACCATGACCTGCTGCGAACCTAAGATCGCGGGGGAGCAAACTACTCGTGTTGGATGCGATAAAAGAGATGAAATAAAGAAGGATAAAAAGACTTCAGCTTTCAAGCCAGATGCCTCACTAAAGAAAACCGCTGGCTCTTCCATCGCAGACATCTTCTTCAACCCTGCTCAGCAGACCATCGACTGTCCTCACTGCCACCTGCCCATGAAGACCGCAACTCTGAATGGTGGCATGGGATCTCTCTTCTGCCCCAACTGCCGCCACGTAGACTACGAAGACAAAGTGAAGTCAACCGTGAATGCTGGATCCCCAAGCGTGGACAAGTCTCTTCAGTTCAAGTGCCTGGATTCTGGCAATTGCCAAATTGTATAAGAGAGGGTTAGAATCTCATGGCAGACTTCCAAGTTCGTCCCGTTCTAACTGACCTCGCAAGAACCAATCTTGGTTCCATGCTTGATGTCGGCTACCCAGCATTTCAGATTACGGACTTCGCGGTCGGACTTGGTGGCTACTCTCCAGCAAATCCAACGGTGGCATTCCCACCAGACCCTTCCGCAACCGGCCTGATCAATGAAATCTTCCGCAGCGTAAACGTATCGCGGGAGAACTTGGATCAGTTCAGCAAGGTCTTCATCGGAAATCTGGATCAGTCTGAGGGTGTAGGTGAGCTTGGAGAGGTTGGTTTATTCGCGACCTACCTCAGTGGGCCGCTTGCTGGACAGAAGTTCCTGTTCGGAAAAGCGAACTTCCCCATGAAAGTCAAGACGGCACAAGACAAGATTAGATTCCTGATGGTGGTTCTACTGTGAAGTCTCCCCTACCAGTAAGTGCCTCTAAGAGAAAGTTCACCTTAGAAGGCATCAACTCGGCGGTAAGTGGGTCTGAGAAGACCCAGCCTACTTTTCATGTAAAATCTTCCCTCGCTGCGAAGGCAGCAGGTCAGGCCGGTGGGTCTGGAATGGGTGGCACAGTCTTCGCCCCTATGTACCAGGATTTGCTGTACAACAACATTGCAGCGTACCAGATCCCCAAGAATAAAAAGGCCCACAACAAGCTGATGTCCCAGATCTATCACTTCGATCCCATTGCGGGACCGGCAGTTGATCTGTACGCTGAGATGCCTTGGAGTGGATTCGATCTGACCGGAATCGATGATCCGGCAATCCGCCACATCTACGAAGATGCGTTCAGCAACCTGAGGATGGAATACTACTTCCCTCAGATGACTGCGAACTATCTGGTGTACGGAAGAATCTGCTTGCACCTTCTCTTTGATCAGACAAAAGGCATCTGGACCAACTTCATTCTACACAACGATGATGATGTCGAGATCGTGCCAGTGCCATTCTTCAACGAAGATCCGCTGGTCAATTTTCTGCCTCCCCCAGAGACGAAGGAATTCATTCTTTCGAAGGATCCCCGTACGCAGGTGTATCTCCAGAACATTCCTGCGAGCATGATCCAGATGATCAAGAGTGGTAAGTCGATTCCACTTGATGTCAGTAACACCCTTTATCTCCCACGACGCACGCTGATCAATGATCCCTCTGGAACGTCCCTGTTCTCTCGCATTATTGGCCTGATCACCCTCGAGCGCGCTTTGATGAATGCCTCGACCGTGAAGGCCCAGAGAAATGCTGGACCCATCCGCGTACTGAAGATGGGTAAAGAGGGCTGGCTCCCCACGGACGAAGAGATGGCAAACGCCATCTCGAGCATCATGATGGCAGAAGAAGATCCTGTTGCCGCAGTCGTGGGCTTCAAGGGTCAGGATACCTCCATCGATCTTATGTCTGGTTCGGGTCAGGATGGTCTCTGGAAGATCTCCGAGGAATACGATTTCATCCAGAATGCGAAGTTCAAGGCCCTGGGTATCTCCGAGCAGATGATGGCGGGTGATGCCACCTACAACAACATGGAACAGGCCCTCTCGATCTTCCTGGAGAGAATCAAGACCCTCCGTCAAAGATTCGAGCGGAAGATCCTCATTGAGAAGGTCTGCGAACCTCTTGCAAAGGCTCACGGGTTCTACAAGAAGCAGAAGGTTCTCAATCCTCGGCTCAAACAGTCGGATACTAGAAATCTACAAGAAACTTCGGACGCTCAGTTGATTCTGCCTACCATTGGATGGCACAAGCCTCTCGAACCTCGTATGGATCAGAGCCTCGTGGATCTGTACAAAGCCGCCGAAGAAGTTGGTCTGCCGGTCACCATGCGCCAGTGGGGTGCTGCAACCGGTATCAGCCTCTCCGACATGGGTCAGAATCTGGAAGACGATCTTCTGGTTCGCAAACAGATCAAGCAGTGGAAAGATCAGGTCGATGAAGATGGACTTGGTTCTGCTGACCTGGGTACCAGCGAAGACTTCGGTGGTGGTGACCTGGGCGGTGGCGGAGACATGGGAGATCTGGGTGGACCGGATGAAGGTGGTGGACCCGGCGGAATGGAAGATGGTAAGCCGGTAATGGAAAAGGTCACTCCCGAAGACACCTCGGTTGTAGACAACATCCCACCCCCACCAACTGAGAGCTCCTACACCAAGTTCAAATCTTCCAGTCTGAAGGGTCATCCACTTCTTAGTGGCAGCAGATTCGGAAACGTTGCTCTGGCTAGAATCCGTGAGATTGAGGGTTTCGGACTTGCAAAGGTACGGACCTACCTGGCCGAAACAGAACTGAACTCCGTTGAAAAGGCTTGGATCAAGTACGCTGCGAGCTATTCAGATCTACGCATCACCTTGGACAAGAAGGAGATCCAACACATCGCGAGAGAACTGGCAAGACATAAGGTTCTTCGCAATAACAAAAACGTTACGCATCTGGCTCGGTTGAGTGCGATCAGCCCCGAAGCCTCACTTAATTTACTTTCAGGAAAATGAACATTAGAATAAACCTGGGAGTACCCGATGCTTAATTGGAAGAGAAAAATCGCTGCCCTGTTGGAATCGGAACCACTCAAAGCGCGTACTTACTTCTTCGCCCAGGAAAAGATCGAAGCTCTCTCACCAGTGTTCGATGGTTTGCCGGAGGATACAAATCCTCAAGCGATTTTGACTGCCAGCGTTGAGATTGAAGCAATGATGGGTAAGGAAGGGATCTCTTTGAAGGAACTCCTGGAGAAGAAGTACCAGGAAGTCCAGAAGATTCTTCCGGTCATGGCACCCAAGATCAAGAACGTGCTGATGAATGAAGTGACCGATGTGGATGGTCTTCAGAAGAATCTGAAGACTGTCACAGATACCCTCACCCAGAACGAAGAACAGAACGCTTCGGAATTCAAGTACACCAAGAAGAACACCAATTCAATCGCACTTTCCAACATGGCGAAATCCGTGGTGGATGGTGCAGCAGCCCAGTACCGGGACATGATTGAGGAAATGACAGACAAGAAAGAACGTGTTCGCTTATTCCTCAGTCTTTTGGAGGACGAAGTGGTGAAGATCCTGGACGAGTTGGAACCGGCTCTTCGGGACATCTTCAACGTTAGAGTGAAAGAATTTGCAAAACAGGTCGTGATGGAACCCACATTCAGCGCTTCAAAGAACGTTCGTGCTTCCCTCAAGAAGAAAGCCATGAAGAACGTTCGTGCTTCCCTCAAGAAGAAAGCCATCAATGATATGCTCCTGGAGAACTGCTCCGGCAGTGTTGAAGGTGAAGCAGAGATCACAGAGATTCGTGAGACTCGTCCAAGGTTCCTGGTAACCTCTCCCAAGTCCCCTCGTAAGTGGCCCAAGAAAGTCAAGCGTGGAGAGTTCAAGGAGGATCCCATTGAGTAACTTTCGAAAGATCGCTGAACAGCTTCCTGGCTTTGGTCAGGACGAAAATCCAATCAAGAATTTCGCAGATCAGAACGGTCTGGAAGTCGTCACCGGGCGCCCAATGCAGATCGGAGATATAGTTCTTCTCCCTTCGGTACCCTGCGTAATGGACTTCGAAGAGCCAAACGGTCACGTTGCCATGGCGGCTCTCAAGATCGAAGTAGACAAGAACTGGATGATGGAAGGGGAGGACGGTTTACTCTACCTCGTAGTTTCCCCTAACGAAATTCAGTCCTTCGCGGATTCCCTCAAGATCCTGGCCCGCAAGGCATACAAGATCGATGAGAGACTGAAAGCCGATCCAGAAATCACCCACGCGGATGATCTATGATTCACCGCCGGTTCCTCGCCTCCGAAGATCTCCTGGAACCAGGAGAAATTGATATTCTCCGAGAAGCATTCGAGGATGGGGATGCTGCGGAGCACGTTGACTTCTTGATTGATCAGTACGTCCCTCTGGAAGATCTCTATACCAAGTTCGAGGATTACGCAAGGCTCCCCGGATTCTGGGAAGACGTTCCAAACGTTCACTTTCTGGCAATCAAGCTCTTCTATAAGTTGGTTCGCGAAGTTCCGGTCCTAGATGTAAACGGGGATTTGGATTCAAGCGTAACCTACTGGGCAAACCAAGCAAGTCCGATACTTTCCAAAATCTTGGCAGACAAGTCCCATCTGGCTTCAGTGAGGTAGACATGGCATTTCAGAAGTTCGGTGATGCAGTCAAACAAGACAATACGTTCGAACTGAAAGAGAAAGACGAGAAGGTCAAGACCTCTACTTCCAAGGACGAGGAAGACAAGAAAAAGAAAGAGAAGTGACCCTTTGTTCTACATCGTTTATAAAACTACCAATCTGGTGAACGGTAAGTTCTATATCGGTGTACATGGAACTTCGAAAATCGAGGATGGCTACTTAGGTTCGGGTCTATTCATACTTCGTGCGATCAAGAAGTATGGTAGAGAAAATTTCAAACGGGAAGTTCTCTTTAGCTTTACAGACCCAAACGAAGCTTTTAGAAAAGAATCCGAACTCGTTGTTGTAGGTCATCAGAGTTACAATTTATCCCCTGGTGGTCTTGGTGGGGTAGGTAAAAAACTAACCCCGGAGCATCGAAGAAAAATTAGTGAAGGGTGCAAAAATCCTTCTTTGGAAACTCGAAGAAGAATTGGAGAGTCTGCGAAGGCTAGGTACTCTGAAGAGGATCTCAAAAGACTTCTCGAAGCCAGCAAAAGGTATACCAAGTCGGATGAAAATCGAAAAAGAATCTCAAAGATGTGGACCGGACGAACTCATTCTGAAGAGACAAAAAGAAAAATATCCGAAGCTAAGACCAACCCACCAGAAGAAACCCGGAAGAAAATGCGTGAAGCAAAACTAGGCACTACCAAATCTGCAGAGACTCGTAGAAAGATGAGTGAGTCGCAGAAGGAAAGACAGAAAAGAAGCCGAGAATTAAAGGACCTGGAGGTTAGAAGTGTCATTTTATAGAACAGGTTCCTGGGGTACTGGTAGACAAGATGAGAGAACCTTCGGAGCGAAGGATGTCTTTGGTATCAACCGCCATGCAGCTTTGAACACCCCGATAGGGGAAGTTGATGTAAGTTGGTTGGAAGGGGCATCTGCCGAGTACAAGATCTCTCCCAATCCGTACGATTATGTGTTCAGCATCAATCGAATTGTGGTAGCGGACCTTCCAAACCGCAACATGGATGCGTTCCCAAAAGCAGAGCTGCATAGGTTTAACCTAACTGTGGGTAAGCCCACGTGGCAGACTTTCATGGGAAAGCCTCTGTATTTTGAGCACAACCAGGTGCCGACTGATGCTCGCGGGGTAATTTTCAAATCCTACGTGCAGCCTGAAGGACCCTACCACATGATCGTCAATCTCGTGGGTGCGGATAAGAAAAAGGATCCGGATCTTGCAAACGCAATCGCAACGAACCAGCGCCCCTTCTTCAGTATGGGTTGCACCGCCGATTACGTCCGTTGCTCCATCTGCAACAAGACCGCATCTGAAACCAGGGAGTTCTGCTATCACCTGGCGAATCAGCTTGGTCAGCTTCTCAATGGCCGCTTGGTCTATGAGAACCTTCTTGCCATCACATTCATTGAGCAGTCGAGCGTAGCCGCCCCCGCCTATCTGGGCGCTGGTAAGGGCAATCTGAACTTAGTAAACAACATGGCACAGTGAGGAGAAATTATGACTAAGCTAACGATTCGAATTGCTGCACCTCGCAGAGAGTTCAAAATCGATCTGCCCACCATCCTTCAGCACAAGGATATCCACGATTTTATCGACTGGGTGAAGAAGTATAAAGAGGGAGGTCGGGCTCTTGGCGAAGCCATCGAAGCTCTGAACGATCACCAGCGCAAAGAGTACGAAGATCTCTTCCGCGAGAACGCAACAATCTTGGCTAATACCTTCCCAGGTTGCAACAACTACAGCGACGGACCTGGCAGCTGTAGCATGGGTGTGCCATACCCTCTCGCTCCTTCATATCTAGCGAGTTCGGATATCAAAGTTCCAGCAGATTACATCTGTCAGCTTGGAATCGCTGAGATGATGGACGAATACTTTGGAATCTGCTATGTTCCAAGGCGGATTACACAGCGGTTCCAAGATGCGGATATCAAACAGAGACTTGCCGATGCCATTCGCCATCAGACTGCTGGCCCTGAGAACCTCAACACTGTCTTCATGGGTAATGCCACAGCTCAGGATTTGATTGATCTCTATGGTCGCCAGCAGGTCAAGCAGTGGTGGCGCCGAGTGGACGAGGATCATCTGCGTAACCTCGCAGATAGCTGCCCCAACCTCTACGATGGTCTCGTGGAGATGTTTGGCGGTGGCCTGGAAGAGGATGAGGACACCATTGGTGGTCCACGTCCTCGAGTGGAGGATTAAATGAAGTTCAAGGTCGTAACAAGTTTCGATCCTATCGCGGAACCCAACCATCGAATCGGAATGGCAATCAAAGATGAGAGCCACTACATCTGGTACGAGTACACCGGAAGTGACTCAGTTCTGCTTCGAACCAAGAACGGTAAGCGCGAAGAGAACATCGTTGCTGGTTCAAAATTCGGAGTTCGAACTTCATCGAACGGTCGGGACATTCGCCTGATCACCGAGAACCTGGGACCCACCATTGTCTTCACAATAGACTTTTCGGTCTACGGAAAACTGATCAATTCGTCCAAGGAATCCTAGTGCGGTATGTACCAACCGTAACGAGGATCTGGAGGAGATTAGACTTAACTGGGGTGGAAGAAGTTCTTCTTACCCCAGTTGATACTGATTTACCGAAAGAACCCTCAAGTATCCTTATAGATAATGGATGTTTTAGCATCAACCGTGATCTGAGTCTACACCCTAAGTTGAACGATCATATCGAACGTTGCCTCGAACTGAAAAAAGATCCCAGATGTATCTTCGTTCTTCCGGACATTCGACATAGCAAAAATCTGGCAATTCACTACATCAATGTTTTCATAGAACGCGTTAGACCCAAGAAATTCGTGCTTGTAGATGTGCCACATATTCTAGAGAACTACAAGCACCTGATTGACGACGCGGAATTCCTTGCAATTCCCTCCAACCGTGAAAAACATGCTAGTTTTGATCTGAAAAGATACCACCTCTTTGGTAGAAATCCAACGTTTACCATGGCTAGATCCTGGGATGATCTGCTGTTCGATGCCACCCTCCCACTAAAAGATCAGGTTTTACTTCGATCTCGTTAATAATTCATGAAGCACATTCTCCATAAACTCATCCTCGATCCTCTGGATTTCCTAGAGTACTTCTGTCCCAACGAAGATATAGATCTTGGCACGATCCTCTTTGGATATAGAGGTCTCAAAGACGCCCTAAAGTTCCATACCTTGGGTAAGGAGTACGCGGAGAACCTTGCGAAGAAGTACGGTTTGACCCTGGAAAGATCTTACGAAGTGGATCAAGAGGATCTCAAACGGTTCATCCACCTATGCAGTCAGAACCTTGAGGCCGTGGCCCCTTACCTAGAAGAACGGGGCTTTCCGCTCGAGTTGGCTTCTAAGTATGACTTGGGCGGCTTTTGCTTCAACACCTTTAAAAACGAAGATTTGGGAACCTTAGGTCCCTACATTCTATTCAATGGGGATGAGCTAGATTACATCAATCACCAGATTCGTCAACAGTGCCGGTTCACCGTTGACATTAAAGAGTGTAGGTTCCTCTTGTGTCCCAGTTACGATCGAACTGGGAAAGTGAACAATCTAGCATTTCGGGTAATCAATCCGGCCCTGGAAACTCTCGCAAAGTGGGTGTTTGCAATGGGTCGTCAGGCTACCTTTGGTCTTCAATGGGTAGATCCAAGAGAAGAGACTTGGGTCGTGGAGGGATTTTTCGATCAGGTAGCCTGTTACGAGTGTGGAATTCAAAGTGTGGGTCTAGGATCCGCTTTTATGTCTGAGGCTCACTTAGCCTATCTGAAAGATTTGAAACTTGCCTATTTATTCGATTCGGATGAAACCGGTCGAAAATATTCGGAGATTCTAGAAAAGGATCATCACAAAGTACTCAGACTCAGTAAGGAGTTCAAGGATCCGTGGGAGTCTTGGACTCAAACTCAACAAATTCATTTAGAATAGGTATAGTGGGGGTTCGTATGAAATTCCATGTTGCCACAGAAAAAGAAGCTGCGACTCCTGGTGTTTACGAGAGGCTTTGTGTAGGTCTGGAGATTGTTGCCCGGACAAACGCGCTCACCTACCCCAGTCTAATCTCAGAAAAAGCCAGACTGGCAGTTGTTCTTCCCATCCAAATTCGTAAAGAAGACTTCGATCCGGAAGACTGGGAATTCGAGATGAAGGATGCGGATACCTTCCGCTGGATCAAATTAGATCTCAATCTGAGTGGGGATATGGCGGAAGTCTTTCTTCGTACCCCACAGATCAAAGACATCAGCTGGATCGAAGATTGGTATATCTCTAGAGCGGAACAGCCACCGAGTCTCCTGCAACCGGAAGGGCACGCAGATTGGGATGACTCCCCCATTCTTACTTCAGAGCTGCCGAACCTGGATCTTCGACAACTAGTTGAATTCGAATTCTTTAGAGCCTAGGTCCAGAATGAAGGTTCTCTCCCCCGTAATTCTAAGCGGTCTGACAAATCGAAAATTCGATAGACAGCATCATGTTGATGTTGTTGATTCGAATTACACGATTACGGCAACAGACATCGTGGTTGCGGTTCGCTCAATTACGGGCCTAAGAACCTTCTCCCTTCCAGCCATCAGCGCTTGCCCAGAACAAATTCTCTGGGTAATTGATTACTCCGGTCAAGTAAATATAACGAATACCGTTCAAATCCTCGCAAACGGTACAGATCTGATCCAGGATGGATCAACTTACAACATGATGAGCCCCTTCGGTGCCGTCTGTCTTCGTAACGATGGTGTCGGTATCTGGTCTGTTCTATCTGCGAATGACGTTTCTTCTGCAGTCAAAAAACCAATTCTTCGTACTACTGCCAGCTATACGGTAACAGGTGTGGACTCCACAATCATTTGTGATGCAACAAACAACAGTATTGCAATCTTCCTGCCTGCGAATCCTGCAGCAGGGCACTATGTAACAATCAAAAAAGTTGACTCTACTTCCCACTCCATTACCGTTGATGGAAATGGTAAACAGATTGACGGCCTGTCTTCTGTAATCATATCTAATCAATACGTATCCTACGTGCTCCAATACGATGGGCTCGTCTGGAACATCTTATAATTTCCGAGGGAGGAAAGTAGAATGTCGTACATCTTAAACTCACCTGCGTTTACGGGCACCCCAACTGGCCCAACGCCGGCAACCGCGGATAATACCACCAAGCTCGCGACGACTGCGTTCGTCAAGGCTCAGGGGTATCTGACCGGGAATCAGAACATCACATTCAGTGGAGATGCAACTGGTTCTGGTACGACTGCCGTAACCCTCACCCTCGCAGCAAGCGGTGTCACTGCCGGTACTTACAAGTCCGTAACTGTGAACGCAAAGGGTCTGGTAACTGCCGGAACAAACCCCACCACGCTCGCAGGATATGGAATCACTGACGCAGTGAATTCATCCCTACTGGGTGTAGCAAACGGAGTGGCAACTCTGGACGCAACCGGTAAGGTACCGGTCGCACAGTTGCCTTCTTCGGTCCTGGGTGGGATGACCTACCAGGGAACTTGGAACGCAACTACGAATACTCCAGCGCTTGCTTCTGGTGTTGGAACCAAGGGATGGTACTACAAGGTAGCAACTGCGGGTACAACCTCCATCGATGGCAATGCCAACTGGACCCTCGGGGATCTGATCGTCTTTGATGGAACGGTTTGGGAACAAGTACAGGGTGGTAGCTCTGATGTGGTTTCCGTAGCCGGCAAGGTTGGTGTGGTAACCCTGGTCGTGGGTGATGTGAGTGGTGCAGCTCCTCTGGCTTCCCCCACCTTCACCGGCACAGTCACTGCACCGACCTTCGTGGGCGCCTTGACTGGAACCGCTTCCAATGCCTCGCAGTTGAATGGTCAGTCGGCTTCGTACTACACTTCGACGACCAACATCACTGAGGGCACCAACCTCTACTTCACCAACGCTCGCGCAATCGGTGCTACACTGACCGGTTTCAGTGCAACGGCAGGTGGTAACGTTGCGGCAACGGATACAATTCTTCAGGGCCTACAGAAGCACGAGTTCCGCCTGAACAATATCGTATCTGGTGTCTCCAGCGTCAATGGTAGCACTGGTGCCGTGACCCTCACTACTGCAAACGTAGCTGAGAACACAAACCTGTACTTCACCAACGCTCGTGGCATCGCCGCTACCCTGACTGGCTTCATTGCCACCTCCGGAACCGTAGCAGCAACCGACTCCGTGCTGACTGCCATTCAGAAGTTGGCTTACTCAGTCAACAATGCAGTCACCGGTGTTGCCAGCGTCAATGGTGCCACCGGCGTTGTGACCCTCACTACAACGAACATTGCAGAGGGGTCCAACCTTTACTTCACCACCGGAAGAGCCCAAGCAGCTATCACCGGAACAGCTCCGATCTCCGTCGCCGCTGGTGTGGTGAGCATTTCCCAGTCGAGCAGCACGACCAACGGTTACCTAAGTTCGACCGACTGGAGCACCTTCAATGCCAAGGCTCCTACCGCAAGCCCCACCTTCACGGGAACCCCGGTAGCACCCACAGCAGCAGTCGATACTAACACCACGCAGCTCGCCACCACCGCGTTTGTGATCGGTCAGGGTTACCTGAAGTCCTCCGTGGCTTCTACCACCTACGCACCTATCGCATCCCCGGTCTTCACTGGCACCCCGGCAGCTCCCACTCCAACTGCCGGTGATAGCTCCACCAAGCTGGCGACCACTGCGTTCGTAGCAACATCCTACGCACCTCTGGCTTCCCCGGCCCTCACTGGCAACCCAACCGCACCGACTCCTACCGCAGGGGACAATGACACTAGCATCGCAACCACCGCGTTCGTAACCGGCGGAATTGCAACTGCGATCGCTCCTCTGGCGCCTATCGCTTCCCCGGCTCTTACCGGTAACCCCACGGCACCAACTCCTGCTGCTGGTGACAATGACACTAGCATCGCAACCACCGCGTTCGTAACTGCTGCCATTGCAGTCAACAGTAAGTCGATCGTTACCAAGAGTGCAAACTACACCGTAACGGCAACGGACTACACCATCCTGGTGGATGCAACCGCAGGCGCAGTAACCCTCACCTTGCCAGCCTCCCCACTAGTTGGTCAGGAATTGAACATCAAGAAGGTAGACTCTTCGGCCAATGCGGTAACCATCACCACAACCGCAACGATCGACGGCGCCTCCAGCTTGATCATTCCTGCCCAGTGGCAAGCCTACTACATGCAGTGGAGCGGTACTGCCTGGTACATCATGTAATAGGAAGGACAGTCAATGACTTACCTGGAAGACAAAACTTCTCCAGCGTTTCTGGGATCCCCTACCGCGCCAACACCGCCGGTAGGGGATAACTCCACGCGCTTAGCCACAACGGCTTTCGTAAAGAGCCAAGGTTATGCGAGTGGAACTACCTGCTGGAGTCTTTCCGGTAACGCAGGCACCACCTCAGCCAACTTCGTCGGAACTACTGATGCCCAGCCAATCCGTTTCCGGGTCAATAACGTTGAGCAAGGTTGGCTAGATACCAATGGTGCACTTCGTCTTGGTAACCCCACGGTCGCTGGCATCAGTGGTTCCGAACGACTTATTCTCAATGATGCAACTGGTAACTTCTCTGACTATTCCTTCGCGGTAGCTGGAAATGGTTGGCCGGTCATCAATCTGGGATCTTCGAACGGAACCCCTACGGCAAGAACTGCTTCAGCTGCAAACGGAAATCTGGGAACTTACAACTGGTGGGGCTACGATGGCACCACCTGGATTTCTGTTGCACAGTTCAACGTAAAAACAATTACGGTTGCCGCAGGATCTATCCCTTCTCAGGGTATCTGGACAATCAACGGCACTACGGTAATGACCATGACTTCGAGCTTGGTCAACTTCCCAGTGACCGCAACTGCCACTACCCCAGCAACTTCAGATAACACAACCAAGATTGCAACAACGGCATTCGTTAAGGATCAAGGGTACCTGACTGCGAACCAGAGCATTACTCTTACAGGGGATGCTTCCGGTACAGGTACAACTACAATCCCAGTAGTTCTAGCAAACACCGGGGTAACTGCTGGAACTTATCAAGCGGTTACAGTAGACAGTAAAGGTCGGGTAACCGCTGGATCCAACCCAACCACGCTTGCAGGATATGGAATCACTGACGCAGTCTCCACCGCCTCCCCGGCTTTTACCGGAACTCCTACTGCACCTACTGCTGCGGTTGATACCAACACTACCCAGCTTGCAACAACGGCATTCGTAATTGCTCAGGTTGCAAGTGAAGGAATAAATCAGCCGATCGGGCAAATTGTTTTTGGTAATGCAACAAGTACCGGCCTTACTAGTTCTTCTAGCTTTACATGGAACGGTACAACCGGCCTTACCGCCGCGGGAAATGCAACCTTTGGTGGAACTGGAACCTTCTTCGGTGACTTGACCATCGGCGGTAAGCTCAAGCTACCTGCCATTGCAGACCCTTCCCCAGCACCGGCAGGTTCGGGTTACCTCTACGCAAAAACAGTTGCAGGTAGAGTCGTACCCAAGTGGATTGGACCTGCTGGAATTGATGAGATTCTTCAAGCTCACATTGGTCAGGACAAGATCAATACCTGGAGCCCTGCAGGTAACTCTACTGCGGTCTCAAACCTGTTCGGTGGTGCGGTTGCCTTTACTGCGGTGGGTACTGCAACTGCCCGGAACGTGGCAACCACCAACATGGCAACCAGAACGAGGAGACTGGGCTATGTATCCTCAACAAGTGTGGGGTCCCTTACATCCATTCGAACTGCGGCAGCTCAGTACACTCTAGGAGTTCCAGGAACTCCAAACCTGGGCGGCTTCTTCCTGATCATCCGGTTCGTACCTTCAAATCCATCGGGACAAACCGGAGAAAGATTCTTTGCGGGTCTGTGGGCAACAACTTCAGCTCCCACAAACATTGAACCCAGCACCCAGACGAACTGCATTGGAGTTGCGCAGCTTTCCTCCTCAACCAACCTTCAAATAGTGTATGGTGGTTCAGTAGCTCAAGCAGCAATAGACCTCGGTTCGAATTTCCCTGGAAATACCCTTTCAGCGGATCTTTATGAGCTGATTCTCTTCACACCACCTAACGCCAACAATACGGTCTACTACAAGGTATCTCGTCTCAATACTGCGTTCGTTGCAGAGGGATCCTTAACAGCGGCAACTCCAGGAACTCAGTTGCCACTCAATACCACTTTACTTTCAGGTCCGGTGATCTGGAAGTCAAATAATGCGCAGAGCGGTGCGGTTGCATTTGATTTGGTTAGTGCCTATATTGGAACGGATCAATAATGACCTACTCATACTTCCCAGACTACGGCTCGGTGATTAGAGATTCAGACCAGAAACTCATCACACCCTGTCAGAGTACTGCAGACCAGGATTTTCTGGACTATAAAGCGTGGGTTGATGCAGGAAATTCTCCGGCACCCCCACCGCCTGCATCCGAACTGGGTGCTGCGAAAGAAACCATCATTTCAGCAGTTCAAGCTCATATGGACTACACCGCAAGTCTTCGTGGATACGATTCCATCCTTTCTCTTTGCACCTACGCGAACTCCTCCATCCCACAGTTCAAGGCTGAAGGTCAGGCGGGGGTCAACTGGAGAGATCAGTGCTGGGCAATCGGATACGGCATCATGGCCGATGTGCTTCAAGGTAGGAGAGCAATGCCCACAGCCGAGCAAGTTCTAGCTGAGATGCCATCCATTGTCTGGTAAGGAGTTAGAAGTGAGCAACTACTCAGTTCTGCTATACAAGAATACGGATAACCCAGACGGCATTCCTGGGGATTGGCCGGCAACAGTGCAGCTTCTTCCGGATGATGTTCATACGGTAGATCCTCCACATCAGATCATGTCCGATACCGAGTACAACGAGTATATCAACAGCCCCTTTCTGGCTTCTGCAATGGCTTCTTGGAAGAATGCCGAACAGGGTATTTTTAACCCCGTAGCGAAGATTGTTGTAACAGAAGTTACTTGCGGACTTCCAAGCTCGAATCCAGCTTTTCCAATGTTTAAGTATGAGCCTAATACTGAAAGTTGTAAAGCTTCAAAAGTTCAGATGCTCGAGAATATGCCAGTCACGGTCAAAATTCTTATCCGGGATTTAACCGACAGCTACACTCTTCCAATTACAGATGGTTTCGCTCTACCAGTTCTGGGAGAGGGGATGCCAACCCAGCTTCTTTTCGTTTCCTTCGTGAACGGAGAAGCTATGGTTAACCTCGACCTTTCAAAAACGGGTGTTTACGAAATCACCCAAGATGATCTGAATCGTGAACTCCCTTCGGATTCAACTTTTGCGTTTGATGGCATGAAGATCTACGTTCTGAAATCTACGGCACTGGTTGACAACCAATCTCCAACATCCTTCATTATCACAGAAGAGATTGTTTGCGAGTTGCCGGAAGGGGATCCACGAAAAGCGGTCTTCTCCTTTACCCACACCGCAGAGAATATTCCAGACGTAGTCAAGATGCTGGAAGGTACCCCGATCGTTGTTACCGTGGCTATCAAGGATCCAACTGGAACATCCATCATTCCAGTAAATGATAGCTTTGCGCTACCTATTACAGGTGAGGGTGTTCCAACTCAATTGATTCTTGTTCGTTTCGTTGATGGAATTGCAAGAATTAATCTCAAACTAGATGTTACAGGATTGTACGAGATCAACCAGGACATCATCAATCGAGAGTTACCTGCAGGAGCCCATTTCAAATTCTGTGGTGTGAAACTTTATGTTCTCAAGGCCGGCTGAGGTAAACCATGATTGCTAAAGAAACTCCAGCTGCAGTTCTGGCAAACGTGCTGAATGTGATCAAAGAGAGGGAAGTTCGAATCAAGGTCATGAAGGAACTCAAGTCCTTGGTCAAGCCGGATGCTCCAATCTTCATTCAGGTCTACGAAGGTAACCGAACCGGAGTAGGGGTTGTCACTTCGAAGGGTTGGCAGGAGAACCGCCCTCTCAAGGATTACGAATCTGAAATCCACGAAGCGTTCGGCGGTGGCCGCAAGACGAATGGAATGTTCGTAATCAATGCCAGCTCAAAGGTCTGCAAGAGAAACGAAGATGGAACCGTCACGATCCAGCTTCCCTCTGGTAAGACGAAGGTCAGTTACCAGTTTGCAAGAGATCTGGTCATCGGTCTCATTGATGTCCTGTAAAGGGAAGAGATGCTCAAGCATATTCTCAATGTTGCAAAATCCTTAGTTCGAGAACACATCACTAAGGCTACCACCCGTAGCAATGCTTGGGCCTCTATTCGTAAAGCCCATCTGAAGAAAAACCCTACCTGCGCAGCGTGCGGTGGAACCCAATTTCTTCAGGTTCATCACAAAGAACCTTTTCACCTGGATCCTTCAAAAGAATTGGATCTGACAAATCTCATCACTCTGTGTATGGGTGAATACGAGTGCCACTTGAAGATTGGTCATGGGGATAATTTCAAAGCGTATAATCCAACGGTTGAGCCAGATTCAGAAACAGTCCGGACCCGTCCGGACAGGCGTTTCGAGATTAATGAGTTAGCAGAGAAGAATAGAAAGACTCTCTAAGATCTCGGTTAAATACTCATGCGAATATACTTGAGCCAGCCTTTTGCCGGGTACACTAACTTCTCCGGTCTCCTCTCTCAGTTCAAACGATTCATCGAAAATCAGGGTGGGTGGGAAACCTCGGACCCTTTGGATTTCGACATCACCGGCTTGACTGACGGTCAAGTCGTACAGTTAGATGTGGACCACGTTTCCAACTGCGATCTCATCCTAGTTGATCTCTCTACCCCTAATTTGGGTGGTGGAGTTTGGGGTGAACTGTACCACGCTTACAAGCTGGGGATTCCTATCGTGGTGATCTGCCCAGACAATGCGTGGGATAGTCCCTGGATTCGATTCCACTCAACCCATAGATTCAGAACCGGAGATACTTTCGTAGAGGAAATCTTCGAAGTCTGCAAGAAGCTCACGGAGAAAAAGTGAAGATTGGATTCATTGGACAGATGCGGGCCGGCAAGGATACCGCAGCAGACTACCTTCGTGACATGCACCACGGTCAGATCATGAAATTCGCAGATCCGATCTACGAGATTCAGAACTTTGCTTACAAGGTCACTGGCTTCCCGAAGGAGAAGGACCGCCATCTTCTTCAGTGGATTGGAACCGAGTGGGGCAGGACCAAGGATCCAGACATCTGGGTCAAAGTTCTAGAGCGTCGTCTGAATGTTATGAGAGATGATTGCGAAGTGTATATTACGGATGTTCGCTTCCCGAATGAGATCACCATGCTCAAGAAGCAGGGTTTTACCATAGTGATGATCTACGCAGATGATGAGATCCGGGTGGCACGTGGAGCTACCCACGAAACCCATGTCTCAGAAGCATATTCTCGTACCTGCGAGGACTATGATTTCCGGATTGAAAATAATGGAACGAGGGAAGAATTCTATAGCAGACTGGAAGGTCTGCTGAAGGAGTTAGCAGCATGACCGCCTTCTATGCGAACGACCTACCAGAATCCAAGGCGATGTTCTGGGAACTTGATTCCTATCTTGAGGGAATCGAACTGAATGAACTGGAACTGGAAGCCGGGAACCTCCTCCTGCAATCCTTTGGCTCCCGTTCCATCTACCCGGCTATCTCTAGCATCCTCGAAGGTAAGATGGTGGAAGATGATCGAGCCGATCGTGGTGAGCATCCAGCTGATCTAGTGATCCTAGGCTACAGCCAGCATAACAGTTGGCTGGAAGAAAGAATCATCGCAATGACTTTCCGCTACAAGGAAATTCGGAAACACTTCAGCAAGTATCAAATGGATGGTTTCCTTCAACACTACTTCGCTTTACATGCTTTCTACCTTACCCGTATGATGGGACTGCAGATTCGTCTCAGCCAGTTTCTTCTGCAGGTTGAGGACTACATGGAGACCCCTTCTGCAATCCATACCCTCAAGTCGATGGATGACCTCCTGGGGAATCAGATCTCCTGTTCGACCTCCAAAGAGGCGATCAGCAACCTCCTTCGAATTTTCTATGGCAACGCCCTGATCATGGGACTTCGGTTCATTGGCTATTTCGAGAAGAATGAGGTTGAAGAGTCCTTCCAGTTCTTCCTCAATAACCTACCCGAAACCGAAGAGTCTGAATCAAAATTGGCTTTGGCACACCTAGATACCCTTCCCATCTTCCGTAAATGGTACCGTGATGAAGGTGAGAACCCCTTTAGTCAGGGACTTCTGAACAACGTTGTAAAGGCCATCCCCACTCCCACCTTGCCCCTAGTACTAGACCTGGAAAGGGTGGTACCTGCCAGTGATCCGGATGGAACCGAACGGAAAACCCAGCCGGCTCCAAAGCCCAAGCCAGAAAAGAAGGCCGCAGCTAAACCAGGACCAAAGCCCAAACCAAAGAAGGAAGAGAAGCCCCATGTGGAAGAGGTAGTGGTAACCCATTCAAGTGAACCTCTAGCTGTAACCCCACCTCTTGCACCTGGTCAAGAGATGACCGTTACCGTTGAACCTCCAGCAGAGAACTTTCTGGCTTGGATGGCGACTCAAGGATGAACCTTCAACTCCACATCTGTAATCTATAATAGAAGGGTGGAGTGACAATGGACCCGAAATCTCTAAAGGTCAATTTTCAGTTACAGACCTTTGCGTATGGTCAGTACATCGAGAACGATTATTCGGTCAAGACACGCGTTCTTCGTTTGGATCTACGTCTGCCTTGGTCCTCGACTCAAAACGACATCGAAACCGATGCCCTATACTATCTGAACCTTGCAACGAACTACATCCCTGAAGCGAACTTCAGCATGGGTATTTGGTATTCGGACAATGCAATCGTTCGAGTGGAAGCGGGTCTCATTCAGCTCAAGACCAAGAACATGCCCCAACAGATGCAGCCCATGAATAGCATTCGTGGTCGCATGTCGAATCTTTCCATCGACCGCCATTTGACTAAGGGCATAGTACCTAGCACCTTAAACACTCCAAGTGGTCACACACCAGGCGCCAGGGAAGTAAGTGCTTACCAGGTCCCCTTCTCCTTTCAACTGAAACCCTATCTTATGACCCTTGAATTAGAGTTCAAAGATTCGTGGTGGAAATTGAGCGATGAAAAGAAGAACAAGTTCCTCGTTGGACTTGATGAATACGCTGACAAGAATATGCCGGAAGTCAATACAGTTCTGGTTGATACCCCACTATCGTCCACGCCCCATACCCTCTGCATCTATGCAAATCACTACACGGATCTTCAGATTTTTGCGGCAGCAATTAGATCCTTACCTATCGCAGAACATCTAGTAGATCCAACAAAGATCCTTATTTGCAACCACACCAAGGTCCAGGTCATTGAGAGACCGCATGAGTGGGTACGAAGAGGATAGAAAAAAGTTACTCTAAAATAATTTGTGGATCCTCATTTTTACTAGTTATAATTCTAATGAGGATTTATTCATGTCGGTTCGTATTCGAATCCATCTCGCAACGGACCTCCCACCGGTGGTCTTGCAGACGGTTAAAGAATGCCTTCGACTTCTAGGCGCAACAGATCTGTACGTTCCTCGGTTCCGAATTGCGAACCATCTTCACGTAAAGTGGAATGGTCTCTGCACTCACATTCAAGATGAACCTACAACTACCATCACTCTTCAAAAGAGAATCCTGAACGATGAGAGAACCTGCGCGAGAGTGGTAGCTCACGAGATGTGCCATCACGTGGAGTTCCTTCGGGATCCTATGCTGAGGGAAGAGGGGCACGGACCTACCTTCTTGAAGTACGCAGAGATCATCAACGCGGCTCTGGGTGCGAATTTCGTCACAACCGAATCCGACAAAGACTACGTGATCAACAATACGAAGGACTTTTACGTTCTCATCTTCCCAGTTCAAGATGGAAAGTTCGCTTGGCAGGTGGCAGGTCGTTTGACCAAGGACATGGAAGACTACGTTCGCATGTGCAAGTTCCGGTACGTGTGTAAGTTCTTCAAGACGAAAGATCGTCGTCTCTGGAGAACCCCGAACCTCGGAGCAGACAAGAACTATCTCACGATGCAGAACAACTCCGAGATCCAGAAGATCCTAAAAGATCTGTACGGTGCAAGAGTTATGAGCGGGGTAGATCCGGACGCAGCCTAAAGAATTTTGAACAGGAAAAGGGAGGATCTTTCGATCCCCCCTTTTTTTTCTTAGTTCACGGTTTCGATCTTGATCATATTGTGGGCCGGGTATTCTCCAGCAACGTATACGTGACCGTTGTCCATCGTGAGATGATAGACATCCACGTATTCTTCCATGGGCCTGACTTCGAGAACCTTGACAGCTTCCAGAGTATTGAGTTCCATGTTATGCCACAGAATCGAATCCCCGGTTGCCAAATCTCTTGCCGATGGGTAAGAGGGTTCGCCGTCCACCACCTTGGTGAGGCGATGGTCGTGAGAGCAAACCAGTGAGCTCTTGTCCGTAACGATGGTGAAGAGCTGACGGTTCTCGTACTTGAACGTTGCAGTAACTGTCGCAAAGATAGGTTCGAGGGTGTGCTCGTCGAATCCAATAGCAACATCTCCAACCTTCAGGAGTTCGACTGGGATATAGCCAGTAGATGTGAGGATGAGAGTTCCTGCCGGTACGCAACCACCGCCTCCACCGCCTCCACCGCCTCCTCCACCACCGCCACTGGAGTAGACCAATTCCGAGATGGAAATTGTCTTGCTTACCGAAGTGGATCCCACGCAATTCAAAGTAACCGTTACGGTATAGGGGAAAGTTCCAAGAGCTGTAGTGCTGAAGGTCATGTTGAGCGTAGAACCGGTGATGGATGCTCCAGGTAGATTACCACCTGATAGGGTCCAGGTAAGAGCACTTCCATTTCCGCCAGTACCACTCAAAGGTAAGGTATAAACACCGGAAGAATTCTGGATGAATGAGAAGGTGTAAGCATCCAGGTTGGTGATGACAAGGGGCTGAGTAACGAACTGATTCACTGTTACAGAAATTCCCGTTGTTACCGTATGGAGAGAGTCCACGGCTTGTAAATTGACGGTATAGACATCTGGCACCGCGCCTGGATCCGGAACTGATGCGGTTAGAAGATTGCCGGCGACGGCGGCACCTGGAAGGGTAGTTCCTGCTAACAAAGACCAAGTGACGGGACCTTGTGCGTTTGTAGCTTGAAGTGGAATTACAATGGACCAGGGATAGGTAACGGAAGCATCCGCTTGGAAGTTCTCATTGAGATTGATAATCGTCAGTGTGGATGTTGGCGCGAGCTGACCGAGGTATTTGTGGCTAAAGTGAATCAGCTGCCACCAGTAGTAGTCGTGGTTGCAAGTGATGCACAGTTTGGCACCAGCGCCCAACCATCCAATCCAGAGGGTTGGATGCGCACAGTCGACGGATTCTCCTGGGCTATGATTGATAGTTGCATCCGAATTTAGTCTTCCCCAAGTAGCTACTGGATCCATCATAACGTTGATTTGGAGTGAAGTGTTTGAGTTACCACCAGAGTCTCTTCCATTGTTTATCATAAGAGAACTGAGTTCATAGATTCCGGCTTTGGCTACAGTGAAGACTCCAGTTGCAGAATCATAATCAATGTTCACCCCGCTATGATACTGTTCGGAGAACTTTACCGGATTTGAAGTCAACTTCCATATATTTCCTTGACCGTTGATGTTCGTGTAGTAACCAACGGATGCGTAAGGTTCAATGATCTGATTAATAATATCGATCTTACGAACTACCCCGGCATCTACCAAAGGTGACTGGTTTACCACAACGCTCTGATCAAAGGTCTTCGCACCAGCAATTGACTGAGCCGTGGACTTAGTAACAAAGTCCGCTACCCGTGCTGCAGTGAAGTAAAGATTAGACCCTTCTGGAATGTTCGTTGTCGAAAGACTTACCGCTCCGGTGAAAGTATTGACGCTGGTGACGCCTGCTGTGATGTGATTGACATTGTAATCCAACTTCTGGATGGCCTGCAGGATAGTATCCGAAGCAGTCAAAGCACCTGAGGTCGAAGTGAAACCGGATAAAGTAGCGCCGATTGCAAGTTCATTTGTGAAGTATTGATTTCCACTTTCAGGAACGTTCGCAGTGGTAAGCGTAACCACTCCTGTTAGACCGTTCACTGAAAGAATGTCTGAACTACCACCCTGGATGAGATCCCATTTCACTCCATCAAAGACGATCAGATCCCCGAGGGTCCAGTTGGCATTGCCATCGATGGAAGTTGTTCCGGGTGTTGCTACCTTGTAGTAGTATCCCTTCGTTCCAGTTCCAGAGGAAATTGTCGGAGTATTGGTTGCTGCGTCCCAGGTTCCCTGATAATTCATCGCACCCAGAACCGCATCCGGCAAGTAGGCTGTTGAGATCTTGGTATCTGCACCCAGTGGGACGATACCGCCAGGGCTACCAACCAGAAGGTGCTGCATGATGTCAGCATCAAGGTAAGGAAGACCATAACCGGACCAGGTAGTTGGATGGGTCTGGAGAGCAGCAAAGTCCAAAGTCTGCCAGGTCTTATCCCCTCTCCAATACTGGGTTGCCGTCCCCATCGGATGAAGAGGTTCCTTACCAGAATCCAGAGTTGCGAGGCTGGAATCTATTTTGTTCAGATCTGCATCTGTTGCGGATCTTGGAAGAAGGTAACGTGGAGAGATATCCCCGGGTCCGATTGCAATTCCCTTGATGCTCACTGCAGTGACGGATGGAGCATCGATTCGAATCTTGAAAGCGTTTGTAGATGCAATTGAGAAGGACTGAGCATTGAGAATGTACCCATCGGTCTCAGTTGGAGTAGCGTTCAGAAGGAAGTTCTTCGAAGGATTGGTATCCCCATCCAGAAGGGTGACTGTGATCCATTCTGCTGTTGCGGATGAGGGTTTGTAGAAAAGTGTGATGGTGTAGGAACTAATACCCAGACCAGCACCTGGATAGGAGAACGATTGGTCCGCTTCGATCTGCTCTAGACGACCACCACCGGGATTCAGATTGATAGTGGCAGATTCTGGTGTAGAATCTGACTTGGATCCATTGGACAAAACCCAGCCATAGATCTGAGTCGGGTCCTGAAGGTTGTGACCGAAGAAAGGATTCGCGACCAGATTTACGTTACGGTATCTCTGTTCATCCTGTAAACCGTTTAAACTAAGGTTAACGAGGCTCTTCATGTTACTCCCATCTGGTATCCTATCCTAGAAATTATGCGATACTTTTAGGTTTCGGATTTCAACCGATCCTGCCCTTTGGTAAACTTTCGCCTACCACGAGGTCTTACAGATCGTCCATCCGCAGTAACCGGTTCGCCACCGGCCATAACTCTCTTACCCTCTTCTCGCAAGTTGATCGAAGCGTTGACATCCCGATCATGCCTTTCACCACACTTGCTACATGTCCAGAATCGATCACTAAGTGACAATTTCTGTTGGTGGTAGCACCTGTGACAGAGCTGGCTGGAAGGGAACCAACGATCAACCTTGAGAACTACTTTACCAGTCCATCTGGCTTTGTACTGGCACATAGTAACGAAGGTTGACCAGCTTGAGTCCTGAATAGCTTTTGCTAAGCAATGGTTCTGCGTCATACCTTTCACGTTCAGATCCTCGAACACTAGAACTTGGTTCTCGTTCACTAGTTTCGTGGACAGTTTATGGAGAAAATCCTTTCGAACATTCTGGATCTTCTCGTACACTTTTGCTACTTGAATTCTTGCTTTGTCCCTCCCTTTGGAACCTTTCCGTTTTCGTGCTAAATGTCTCTGTCTTCGTTTCAGAAGTTGTTCGTATCGTTTGATGTTGGGTTTGTTGAATTTGCTACCTTCCGAAGTAGCTACAAACGTAGTCAAGCCTAGGTCAAGTCCAATTACTCTACCGTGCGTAGAAGGGGTAGGTTCTGGTTGACCATCATCTACCAAGATGGATACGAAGTACCTTCCTGAAGGTTTCTTCCGTACTGTCACGGTTTTCATCTTTCCTTCAAAGGTTCGATCTTGTACGAACCGAACTTTCCCAATCCTAGGAATCTGAATCTTCTCCCCTTCGATCCTTACCCCTTGAGGGAACTGGATACTTTGTTCGGAAGATTTTTTCTTAAATCTTGGGTATTTAGCACGTTTCTCGAAGAAATTTATATAGGCTTGACTAAGATTTCGGCAAGTCATCTGAAGTGCTTGGGAGTAGGTTTCTTTCAACCAGGAAGTTTCTTCGTGCTTCTTCATTTCTGGAAGTAGGTTGATCAGATCAATCCAACTCAAACTTTTCCCAGTTTCCCTGTATGTCTTCTGAGATATCTCTAGACAATGATTCCATAGCCAACGGCAAGAACCAAAATTACTTTCTAACGAAGCTCTTTGAGCTTCGGTAGGATACATTCGATATTGATACGCTTTCAGCACTTTTTAATTATCAAAGACCAAACCTAATAAGAACTTTTACACTACCTCAACTTTTAACTACCTTGACATTTTAAAGAATCTCCTGTATATTTTTGAGTGGAGATGACATGGACCGCGCACCCTACTTTTTCTACGCAATCGAAGATCATGCGAAAGACAAGACGGATCCAGTTTTCCTCAAGGGTGGGGTAGAAACCTACACGGTCTTTCGATTCAAGAAGAAACTCGAAATGACCCAGTTCGTCTCCCAAGGTGTTCGAAGAGATTCGATTCCGGGTGCTAGCGCCCTAATCCAGAGGCAAGTACGACTTGAGTATGATTGGTTCCAAGCACCAGATGGTTTTGAATTCCTTCTCAAATCGGAGTAAATCCGGTATAATTTAGAGAAGGGTGACTCGTGACTGAACGTTTCAAACTGACTGGCAATGCCCAGATCGATGCGGATCACGATGAGATCTTCAAACTGTACGATGAGTACGTGGTGTTAGTGCAAGAAGGAAATTACGAGGAGATCAAGAGGGTATTCTACGAGCTCCTCGAATACCTAACTTTCCACTTTATAAGAGAAGAGGAATTGATGACCCTCATCTCCTACCCAGACATCTCAGATCATCGGCAACATCATTTTCAAATGCAAGAGATTTATCTGTCTCTTGTTCAGCCAGTTCTGAGTGGGAAAGAAACTAATGCTGAAGTACAAAAGTTCATGGAGCTGCTGAAATCCCACATCGAAAAGCAGGATTCGAAGATTTCAGAGTTCATAGAAGAACGAAACAAGTAGGTTAAATAGACTGAACCGTTTTAACCTCACCCTTCAAGGAGTGTCATGACTGATCTTGCAATCGTCCCCGCCGGTCCGGCCCACGTCTTTACCCTTCTGTGCGATGACATTCGGCAGGAGATGGGCGGCAAAACTTCCCTGATGGGACTCTACGATGCGCACGTGGTAGTTCCTCAGCTTCCCTTCACCCTCCCCAAGCTGTGCTTCTTCACCCGGTTCAAGAACCTCGAAGGCAACTGGGTCTTCTCCTTCTCCATCAAGTCTCCCAGCGGAGATGCCCGCAAGGTGATCGAGGGCTCCGAAGTCGTGATGCCCGAGGGTTCCAAGGACGGTACGTTCAACGTGGTAGCTTCCCCCTTCGAAGTGACCGAAGATGGCATCTACGAGGCCGAGATGGGTCTCCAGAGCGGTGAGGATCTCCATACCTTCGTCTTCAAGTTCGCTGTGAGCGATGCCAACCGCCTCCAGGCTGAGTACATGGCCGCTCAGACCAAGGTCCAGGAAGAAGATGATGTCGAGACCACTCCGGCTCCTGAAGCAGCTCCCACCGAAGCCTAAGACCCCAGCGCCAATGAAAACTCCCTGGAGATAATCCGGGGAGTTTTCTTGTATAATTGAATCATGAGAAAAGTCGTCTGGCTGGGTGGGAACAACTAAATGAAACTTCGAATCGTTGCAAGGTACGAAGCGAAGAAGTACCGGACAAAAACTGGTCTTCCTTTGGACTTCTCTGTAATCTATGACAGCGAGGGTAACAAAAATCGAGGTTGGCAAGTAGATGAGTATACCGCATCTATTAAAGGTTCGAAGGTTGGCTACCTCAAAGTCGCTTACATTCCAAGGAAAAGATTCGAAGAGCATTTTCCGAATCTGTTCTTCTGGCTTGACAAGATCAAAGGGTGGAGTCTTGGACTTCGAACTAGGTACGAAGCGGATGAACCCGATACCTTAGATCTTAAGAGTGAGGAATTCTGGAAACGTTTCGTGACCTACGCGGACCTCTGGGAATATCGGAATGGTCCGATTCCTGATCTTAAGATTCGAATGCAAGCGATTAAGAAGGTTGAAAAGAAATACAAAAAAGAGTTTCAACAGTTCATAGACTTCCACGTGGACAAGCCCCTGGTAGATTTCATTCGTACTCGGAACGATGTTCAGTGGGAAAGTAAAGAGTGGGGAGATCAAGAACGTAAGGACTGGAGACGAAATGGAATCTCCCTGGGCCTTTACGAGTACGCAGCAAGAGAGCTTGGAACTCGTGGGTTGGTTCTTTACGCATCTAGTCTACAGCAACCAGAAGCGGCAGCGGCCTGGGAAGCTATGAAAGAGAAGGGCTACCCAGTCAAGTCTGAGATGGGGCCTTACGGGAAGATGAGATTTTTCCTGGACTACCGGCAATAATAAAGGCTACCCGAAGAAAAAGGTGGTTCTTAATTCTTGCTGGAGGTTTCATGTCCTTGTTTGGACCGAATTTTTCCTTAGGTGGTGGGCTGTTCGGATTCGGTGGTGGGGACATCACTATCAAATCCAAGCTGTCTGAGATGGTTCCAGAACTGGGAGTCGGTAAAGCCTACAAGCTCTATCTCAAGCTCAAGGGCTTTGAGAAGATGGGCATCCGGTTCGCATCTGTTAGCGACAAAGAAGACAAACGGCGCCTGTGCATGACCCTCATCGATGGAGAGCTTCATCTCATCCAAGAAGGGAATCCGGACTTCAAACCAATCGACTGGGAATCTGAAGCGTTCGAACGGTTCCTCGAACCTGCCCTGGACGAAATCAATTCTCCTCTTCAGCAGGCACTCCTCGAAGATCTACTCACGAAAATGACTGCAGCGCATCTGAAAGAGCTTCTTCGCGACCTCTAAAATAGAGCCTTCCAAATTCAGAAACTGCCCTTGACATTTAAATCGTCAGGGGTATATTTGTATCTGGAGGCCAACCATGACTCATACCAAGACCGTGACCGTGACAGTCCGAATTGAAGCAGAAGATCTTCAGCAAGATATTACCCTCGATGTCCCCTTCCCAACCGCCTTCTCAGACCTGGAAATTCTGGTTCGCCAGAAGCTGGAGGCCACACTTCCGAACTTCACCTTCGAAACCCCGGCTCAGATCGAGCTACTTTCCGTCTCATAAAGGAGATCCCATGAAAAATCTGTTCCTCGCACTTTCCATCATCGCCCTCATCGCCTGCGGCGGAGGCGGTGGATCCACCCCTACCCCGACTCCCACGCCTACCCCGACCAAGGTTGGGGTGTTCCGCTTGCCCAAGGGAACCCCTTCGGCTTCCGTGCAGGCCAAGGAAAACGCCTACGTCGCTGCGGCCTCGGGCAATACTTCCATCCAGATGACCTACCCTCGGAAGAACCACAAGTCGGCTCTGCTCAAGCAGGGTCAGGTCCTTCTCCTGGGCGGCGAGTTCATCCTTCCTCCTGCTGGGTACGTGGGTGCCGGTCAGTACGAGGACAAGAGCTACGGAGACATCTTCGACAGCAAGACCGAGCTGTTCCATCCTTCCGCGGCCACCTTCGCCCTGAAGTACGTGTACGATCACGATACCTCCTTCGCAATGATCCCCCTTCCGGATGGCCGGGTTGTCCTGGCGGGTGGTTCCAGCGTTCAGAATGGGGCCTACCAGAAAAATGGGTCCAACTCCATCGAGATCTACGATCCCTCGAGCGATACTGCAACCGAGCTGACCAACGTGCTTCCGGATACAATCTGGAGTGTGGAGTCCGGCTACTACCTGAACGCTCACCAGGTGCTCCTGAATGGGTTGAAGAAGGCCAACTCGGATGAGTTCCTGACCTACTCCCTCCTGTTCGACCTCGACAGCCATAACGCAGTAACCAACGTCACCATGATCGACAATCCCTACACCTACGCGGATGGCATGAGCTTCCAGGATTCCAATGGGGATGTCTACTTCCTAGGCGGTCGGAAGTGGGATGCCTCAACCACCTACAGTGACATCGTGATGATCAGCGCTTCGGATGTCCATGCGGGTCGCGGCGCCTTCAATCGGGTCGGCAACCTCCTCACTCCCAAGTACGGCGCCGGCATTGTGGTCCTCAACAACAAGGAGGTAGGCATCTATGGTGGCTACCAGATTCAGTCTGGAACCGTCACGCGCTACGCTGAGGTTGAGGTCCTGAATACCAAGACCATGACTTCCACTTCCAAGAGTGCCCTCCTCTCCCAGGTGGGTTGGCTCACTTCCGTCCTGCTCCAGGGTGATGGCTATACCTTCCACGCTGGCGGTGTTGATGCTACCGGATTCACTGCCAACGCGGAATACGTCCACAATGCCGAGAAGAATATTTCTGGCTCGACTGGCACCATGGTGGAACCTCGCCGCTTCCATAACGTGGTCGCTCTGAACAATGGTCAGGTGCTCATTACTGGTGGAGAAACCCAGCTGAACAACTCCAATGGGGTGGTCAGTCTGAAGAAGACCGCCGAGCTCTACGATCCCCAGTCCAAGCTCTACATCACCTTCCCCACCGACCAGATCCAGCAGAACACTACCACCCAGTTCCTTTGCGATGGTCAGCTGAACACCAATATCAACTGGTCAGTCGTTCGCGAGGATGGAGTCACCACTGGTAACGGTACGGGCACCATCGACACCAACGGCCTCTATACCGCTCCCTCGTCCGTGAGCCAGGACCGAGTGATTGTGGTGACCGCCGCCCTCAAGGATGGTTCGTCTTCGGCTTCCATCCGCATCAAGCTGCTGGCCCCTGTCACCCTGTAAGACCCAGTTCCACAAAATATGCCCTTGACATTTAAACCGTCAAGGGCATATTTAATTATGGTGAAATTAGAGAACGTCCAACCAGTCCTTGAAGCCATCCGGAACGCGGGTGGCATTCCTATGATCGTTGGCGGATTCGTTCGCGACCACGTGCTTGGAATAGACTCCAAAGACATCGATATCGAGGTTTACAAAATGACCTCGGACCAGCTTGCCGCCGTTTTAAGCCGGCATGGGAAGTCGGAAACCGTTGGTGCCTCATATGGGGTCATGAAGCTTTGGATGGATGGGCAGGACTACGACTTCACCCTTCCTCGGCGCGACAACAAGTGTGGTAGGAACCACAAGGACTTCACGGTCGAGATCGATCCAAATATGACATTCGAGGAGGCAGCTTCTCGACGGGACTTTACCTTCAATTCAATCTCCATGTGCCCCTTTGCCATGCGGGTCGAAGATCCTTTCAATGGCCTGGAGGATTTGGAGAAGGGTCTCATCCGTCATACTTCCATGGCCTTCGTTGAGGACCCTCTTCGGGTTCTTCGTGGCATGCAGTTTGCTGGTCGGTTCGATTTCGAGGTGACTTCTGAAACTTCGAAACTCTGCCAGTCCATGTTCGATACCTACGACGCTCTTGCCAAGGAGCGGGTGTGGGTCGAATGGGAAAAGTGGGCGACCAAGTCCATCAAGCCTTCCGCTGGAATTCGCTTCCTTGATCAGACTGGCTGGTTGAAGCACTTCCCTCAGATCGAAGCGCTCAAGGGTATCCCGCAGGATCCCATCTGGCACCCTGAAGGCGATGTCTTTGTGCACACCATGCACGTTGTGGATGCTGCAGCTCAGATCGCAAAGGACTTCGTTCCGGAAGAGCGCCTCATCACAGTCATGGCGGCTCTCTGCCACGACTTTGGAAAGGTCACCAACACCGCCTACTTCGGCAAGTTCTCAACCCGCGCTGATGGCACCCAGTTTGAGGTCGAAGGACCTCGTTTCCGTAGTCATGGGCACGAAGCTGCCGGTGAGGATCCCACTAAGGTGTTCCTCGAAGGTATCGGCGCTCCTCAGCACCTCATCGCAAAGATCGTCCCCCTCGTTACCAACCATCTGGCTCACTGCACCTTCCAAGGTGAAGCGCCTACTCCTCGGTCTGTTCGCCGGTTGGCCGTTCGACTTCATCCGGCTACCATCGATCAGCTCATCCCTGTCATCCACGCGGATGCCGCTGGGCGTCCACCCCTTTCGCAGGAACTCCCTACTACGGCAGTCCAGCTCCAGGAGATGGCAAAGCATGTAAGGGTCGCAGATGGTCAGCCGAAGCCGATCGTGATGGGACGAGATCTCATCAAGGCCGGTATCAGGCCTGGACCTGAAATGGGACAGATCCTCTCCAAGTTGTACGAGTTGCAGCTTGATGGTGCCTTCGATAACGTAGAAGACGGACTGACCTACGTTAAATAATTTGAAGGTAACGTAGAATATGAAAGGGAGGTCCTCGAATGGTAAGAACTGCTGAAGACTTCAAAAAAGCTTACAACAGATTTAAAGCTCTAAGGGACCAGAACGGATTCGAGTCCTGGTGGTCCATGTACGAAATTCCGGATATGAATTCTGTTGCATTTCCGGGAAAGTACAAAGTAGCCTACGTGGATCACTGGGGAGGAAGCCCTCCGGATTCTATCTTGGTTGAAAATCCAACTTGGATGGATCTCTGGAAGGCAGCGGATACGCTAATCAAAAAATCTGGAGATGCCCACCACATCTTCATAGAAGATTTTCGGCCCGAGGTGAAAGACAATGGTAACTTCCTCTTTCTAGTGACGGGGAGCTGAGGTGAAATTCAAAGTTGTAGGAACTCGGAAGGTTGGAACTTGGGTAGTTCACCATGGCCCCATGAACATCGACAAGTTCAAGTCTGCAATGGATTCTATCTTCGAAGAGTTCAAGAAGGAACACGAAGACAAGGAACTCTCATTCGATGACTGGATGCTCCGGTTTGAGAAGTGGCTCCGCAAGGAGGGACTTCTCCAGTGAAGCTTCGAATCGTCGCCAACCTCAAAAAGTCCACAGCGGAAATCCAATACGACTATATTGGTGGACCAAATGATGGCGACTGGATCTTCGATGTGGTTGATTCCCATCTCGAGGGTGGTTACGAAGTACCTGCCAGATTGCACGGTCACCCGGATTCCTGGGCACCTGCAGAAGGTAAAAATCCAACGGTTGATGCAACTCTTCACCTTTGGGTGTGGCCTGAAGAGAAGCAGAACGTAGAGCCGGACCCCAACCGTCCAGATTACGTGATTGAAATCAAAGACGATCGAATCGTTCCAGATCGCGGTAAATATTACCCTAAAGGTGTGGAAGACTTTATCTACGAAACGATCATTCCAGGAATCATTCAAAAGGGTCTTCGATGAAACTCCACATCAAAGCCAAGTACGTAGCCAAGTCCCCTCGCAAGCCCAAGTGGGACCCTTCGATCAAGCACAAGAAGGAAACCAAGGTCATCCTACCTGACATCCAGATCAAGGGGATCTACCAGGACCTCGTGGCCGATGTGGTGCTGGATCCAACCTCCGGCGGTTACGATGCCGTGGTGGAGATCATGGGCACCAAGGTCAAGGGCTGGGGACTGAAGATCAAAGACGCGCAGAAGGCTCTGATCGAGAACGTTGAAGAGCTTTCGAAAGAGCTGGGTTGGGACAAGGCTCCCACGACTGCTGGAATGAAGGGCATCACCATCATCTTCCGCTACCACGAGTGATCCGCTGGTTCTGGCTTCTACTTGCAACGGCTCTTGAGGTCTTCGCAGATTATCTTTTGAAGCGTTGGTCTCTGGGAGCTGGAACCAAGTTTGCGATCTCTGGTTTCCTAATCTACGGAATCGGCGGTATCGGTTGGGGTTACTTGCTGCGGCATGAAACTCTTCAACGTGCCATTGTTCTGTTCGTTGCTGTAAACGTATTCGCGGTCATTGTAATGGGCCACTACGTCTTTGGCGAACGTATGTCGATCAAGGAGCTTGCTGCCGCCATTCTGGTAGTCCTAGCGGTAGCTTTGACAGAATATTAATTCTTCGGAATTGCCCTTGACATTTTTATTGTCAAGGGTATATTTTTATCTGGAGGGTTTAATGTTCCGAAACGTTCCCAGGAAGCAAGGACAGAAGACGCCCAAGCCGAATCGGGATCCTCTCCGCGCCATCGTTGGTCGGGAGATGAGGGAACTGAGCCCTGGTGGAACGAGCGTACCCCATGAGATCCTTGAGTGTGGGCATGCTCAGCTCCCTGTCGAGGACTTCATTGGTAAGACCAATGCCGTGCGGCGCCGTTGCTGGCAGTGTGGGAGAAACGATGGGAAGTAGGGTCATCGAACTCTCCGAAAAAGATAAGATCCGCATCTGCCGGGACCATCTCAGCAAGCTTGCAATGATTCACCTGCGCCGTATGGAGAAGCAGTGCGGAATTGCTGACGATGAATTGCTTTCCAAGAAGTGCTATTTCTTTTACAAGGTCTCGGATCTGATCGAAACCAATTCGGAGCTTCGTAAGAGGGTTTTCAAGAAAGCCTTGGCGAAGCGCCTTTCCGATTCCTGTTACATTGACTACTGAGGTCACCGTGAAACTTCTCGGCAACGGAATCTTCTCCTGGGGAGCGGAGGAGCGGAGGAGTAACCGCTATGGGTCATTCAACCTCTGTAGTGAGTCCTACAAGGGAGAGACCCCTGGCAAGGCGCCAGAGTTCACCTCGGATCTCCACCGCCTCGTCCACAAGCGGGTGAAGCTGATGGTTCGGGTCACCGAAACTCGGCAGAGCGGTCACGTTGGGGACCTGGCCCTGAGGATCAAGCCCACGACTCCTGAGGTCGGCCAAGAGTTCATCCTGGGCGTGGGCATTCTTCAGCTCGAGCCTTGCTCCTGGGATTCCCTTTCCAGTATCGCCCTGATTCCCAAGGACCGACGATCTGATCTGTGGATCGATCCCAGGATCCTCTACCAGATCCATGATCAAACTGTCGAGCTCTACGGGGAAGAGACCGAAGAGGATTTCCACGAAGCTCCTGGGATCGAATTTGAAGAGGGTGCTATCTCTCTTGGCGAGATCGGAATTCAGGCCAAGAAGATCTGTGCCATTTCAATTCCACCCAAGATCAAGGAAATGGGTCGGGGTATGCTTGCCGTCACCTATGAAGCACCTGCCGAAGGAACCAAGATGAGGAAGGCTTCAGATGGCCGAATCACTTGGGAACCTTAGTAAATTCTTCAACACCCGGTTATCTAAAGTGCCAGAAACTGGCAATTCTACTTACGAGGTCACAGTGAGACTTCTTTGCGTTCTACAAGGTCATCGGTTTGAGACCCTCCGAGAAGAATGGATCAAGCCAGAAGATCCCAAGGGATTTACCTCCCTCCTTCGGTTCGATGAGTGCCGCCATTGCCACGATGTGCGAGCGACCATCACCCACCCCGAAGATCACAAGTCACGCTGGAGCATCGCCAACCGCGTGGATCATCGCACCATGACCGACGACGAGAAGGGAATGGCACCAGCATGACACGAGCAGAGAAGGTCGCGGAGCTCCTGGGTTTGGAGCACGGATTCCACTACTCCCACATCATTGGAGATGTCATCTGTGGTGTGAAGACTGATGGTGAACCCTTAGTCAAGGATCCCAAGATCTACGACTGGCTTGGAAAGAACAAGCTGAAGCTCCAGATTACCTGCCCACGTATCGGCTTCGAGAACATTACGGTCGAAGACGATAAATAGCCCTTGACATTTTAATCGTCAAGGGTATATTAGTGGGAAGGAGGTAATCCATGCGTTTCCTTTTCACTCTCTTGCTGATGGCAGCTTGCACAGTCGCCGGTTACCAGTACGGAGTCAATCCCAAGTTCAATCAGAAGGTTCGCGAGAACGCTTACAAGGCCAAGGTCGCAACCAAGGCCAGCATCGACAAGATCTTCTCATGACCGCAAAAGAAGAATTCGCAAAGAAGTTCGGGATCACCCACCCATTCGTGCTGTCTCAGAAGAGCCGGTGCGATGAATGCAGTTTCTGGCGGGAGAACTACGAACCTGGCACTCAGTGCGCCGAAGGGCACCAACCCCGCTTCTACAAGCGTGGGATGCTCAAGCCCGGTTGCATGAGGGTCTGCGAAGACTTCGATCCGATTAATCCGCCTGAAGGCGCCATCGTACATCCCATCTGAGGTTCCCATGCGTCTTGCAAGTCCTTCCACCAAGTGGTTCCGCAAGTGGACAAAGAAGCATCTTTCCTGTGGTGGTGGGTTCCGCTCACGGCAGGAGAGACAGGATCTCATGTTCCGCGCTGCCGAACTCTATCGTTTGGGTTCGACTCCTGAGGCTGCAGGCAACGCGACTGCCAAAGAGCAGTTGCTAAGAGTGGCCTACGATGTCGCACAGCTTCGTGGAAGTCTCTACTTCGGCAAGAAGAACTGGTCGATGGCGAAGTGGAATGAGATCCCCTATCGTGGGGACATGATTCAGTCACAACTCCCGGGGTTGGAATGCTGAAGAACGTAACATCTATCAATCCAGAAACCATGAACTTGCTGAATAAGCAAGTCCTGATCACAACGAATCGCAACTCGAAGTACATCGGGAAGTTGGTTCGCTTGGGGAAAGAGAAGTTCGTCCTCATGAAGGTCACTGGTCTTTCTAAGGCCGGCACCTACAAGTTCATGGAAAGCAATAACCGATCTGGGAAACGGGAATTCAACTATTCCAGCACCATCGGAATGGTAGATGCCACGAACTACAAGGAACCTGAGTACGAAATCTTAGGCCGTCCAGTCGATCGTGCCGACGCCTGCAAGATTCTTCGAGTGCGAGATCCGGAATTGATCGTCTTCCGTCACCTTCTGGAATGCGATTCCCCTGAGCAGTTCTTCGAAGATAACAAAAATCTGGAACCGCAAATCTGGTTCGATACCCTGCGGTTCGTATTCATTCCAGTCAAGAGGTCGTAATGCCCCTTCAGAAATTTTTCAATCTGGGTCTCCCCAAGTGGCCGTGCCTGGTCGTCGTGGGTTCGAAAGTCACCAAGGAACAGGCACAAGAGATCCTCGTTCGTACCGACAGCTGGCGCTTCATGTCAAACGACAAGGCGCTGGAGAAAGACCTTCATACTCTCGCAGGTCTTTCAGAGCCCTGGGAACCGGAACGGACACTCGCAGAGAGTCAAGCTGCCTGGGAAAAGGACGAAGAGGTCAAGAAGGTCCATGGAGTCCTGGAGCTCGAGTACCTGACCAACTCCCAGATCGTTTCCTGCTACGTGGGTGGTCCGCATGGCTGGTGCAACTGGGAAGGTGACATCTTCTGCAACAACTTCAACATTGGCAAGTGGCCTTCTACCGAAGAGGTCTACAACGAATGGTGCCTCATCGCCAAGACCTTCCCTTACCTGGATCTGCGTTGCCAGCTCATGAATGCGGAGTCCTGCGAAGAGGATCTTCGGCCGGTGATCGAGTACGTGGTGAAAGATGGCAAGGTCGAGATGCTGATTCCGACCAAGACAATCACAATTCCGGTTTCTCCAAACTTCGAAGAGCAGGCAATGAAGATTGCCTACATGTCCTCCAGAACGAGGGAGTTCGGTTGCACGATGAGCGACTTCGCAACTGCCCTGGCTTTGACCCGTTTAAAGGTTTCGGAAGCCTAGGGTCTACCATGGTATGTTTCGCACTCAAAGCGGTCCCTACCGGCGAAAAACGTGGAGTATGGGCATGATTAGCGAACCCTTCTATGAAGCACTGAAGGTCGCCGCTGGTCCGGTCTCTACTCCACTTTTTTACGTGGATGGGAATCCCCGAGCTATTTCCGAAACGATCCGGTAAGGTCGAAGCTCTTTTGAGCGTAGTTCGAGAGAAAAATTGGTCCACCCAGACCGCCCTTCATGGTGAGAGATACTTCTTTCGACTGGAAAACGAAAGCCACCGCTTCACCGTTGTGATTGTTCAAGAAGATTTCGATCGAGCTCAGTACGATATCCTGGCCGAGGTTCTTTATCGTCTCTTACTCTCCTTGGACAATCTTCCGTTATAATTGATCAAAGGTGATCCCATGAAGCTGATTGTCAAAGCGAACCTGAAGAAGTCCGAAGTGGCTTGCGACATCAACATCAAGAGAGGGGACAAGGTCAAGTCCTACGATTTCCCTGAAAATCTTGAGTTGGATCCAGAACGTGCTGAGCGAAACTACGTGGTAGGCACCGTCACAGACATCGTAGAGAAACATGATTGCCAGCACTACAAGATTCTGGTCGAATACCGCGTAGTCAGTGGGGAGAAGGAAGAGACCCCTACTGGTCAGCTTCTCTTCGTTTACCCACCGGTCAATGGAACACCGACTTGGACCGATAAGACAACTTGCGGAGTTGTGAAAGTCTAAAGACCATCTCCAAAGTTCGTGGAGGAGGTCTTACTGATTGCTATGAGCATGTAATTCTTGCAATGGCTCAAGCCTACGAACTCGTTCTTGGGTGGATAGTACTCCAGAAGCTGTTGAGCTTTGCTCGGTACTCGATGTACTGGGACATGGCACGGATTCGATCATCCGTTGACATCTCATTGAGCATTTTGTTCAGCTCACGATCCGCTGGATCCATGTTCCCACCTTCGGGAGGTATTGAGGTAGCAGAATGTATCCGGAGTAAAGTCCGAGGATTCCTAGAACTCCACTAAAAGTAACCGGAGACACAGCTTCAAATCCTAGCCGACGAACAATGAATCCAAGGAGCACGCAAACTAGAAAGATTTTCAATGGAAGAACCTCAGCATCTCTGGCTGGTTGGGGAGTAGCCTAAGACTCTGAAGGTAGTTCAAGAATGCTAGGTAAACTATTGTTGCTTCATTGGGACCTTGATCGACTTTGGTTCCTCGAACGTAGAACCCTTCAGGTGTGATGCGAACGTACTCTATGTCTGCGATTGTAAAAGAAATAGTCCTCTTCTTCTCTTCATCGGTCAAGGCATCCTGAATTGGAGCTTGCTCGTAGCAAATCGGAAACTGGCCCATCGGTTCAGGTTCTGGTTGCCACTCGAACCCATCCAAAGCTGGTTGCACGTAAATCGGTTTGGGCCGTTCCTGGACGTACAGGGTCTGTGTCATTTCAGAAAATCCTTCTTGTAGGCTTCCGCCGTAGCCGGATCAACAGGTTGAAACGGACTTTCAACTGGTGGTTCATTTGTGGTCAAATCCTTGGTCCACACCTTAGGAGCTTCCAGATAGACTGGCTCTTTATCCTCGAGGAGGGATAAGGCAAAGATCATCCCATTCGCCATTCCATGGAAGTAGGGATCGAAGTCCCAAGTTCCTTTCATGCAGGAGATCTCAGTCATCTTGCGAAGTTCTTCGATTTTACTCTTTAGAGTGGGCTTCGCTTTGGTCATGACTTCCCCTTGTACACGTAGTTGATCCGAACCTCTTCACCCTTTTGTAGAACTGGATCGATCGTTATCAACCCATAGTCGTCTAGTTCTATTTCAACGTTTTTGTAAAGGAATGGCAGGCGAAACCCTAGAAACTTTCTTGGGATCTGCGCCTGGACCTTCACAGAACGTCCGTGGTCTCTAGAGTGACCTTGACGGTAACGGGAGGCTGATCCGGATTCGGGAAGACCCCGCGTGGGAAATAGAGACTCAGTTTGGGTTCCCCATCGTTTTCATACACGTGGGTACCTTTCGTTGATTTACCCAGCTTGAGAGAAGTAGAAAGGATCTGCATCATGCCCTCTTGGTGATAGTGATTGCGTGTTCTCGAGCGAATTGATGGAGTTCTTGTTCAGAATCGAAAGGCCCGTACTCATGCAACTTCTCTTTAGTGTTGCTGTTGTACCCCTTGAGAACGTAGTGATCGATGTAGTGAGGTTGAAGTAGATTGTTCTCGCTGTGCCAGTATATCGGTACAATCACCCAAGTCTCATTCGGGCTGATTCTCTTAGCCAAGCATTTCTCCTTCTTTCATGTTTACCATTCCATCCAGAATTTCCGTGGAGGAGGGGCACCCTTTGAGATTGGGAAAGATTCCCATCATCTTCTCAATGTTACAAGTCAGATTTTGAGCGACTGCCATGGGATCTATCTGATCAAGATCCCATCCGTAGAGATCGCTGCTCGACCAGGTTCCCTCTTCTACCTTCTTGTAGAGTTCCAGATGGAGTGGAGCACAAACCAGGATCGCCTTCACCAAGCAATCCCGAATATCCCTCATCGTTAGCCCTTCGACAAGAGTCTGCCCACGAAGACCATTGTCGGTCCAAGGTTGACCATCGTAAGGCCGTTCCCGATCATTCCTTCGAGCTGAAGGACCCTCCGCAGCCCTCATCGCAAATTCTATGAAGGCGATGGGATCCTTCTGGAATTCTTCACCACCACTGTTCACTACCGGTAAGTTGTCCATGGATTGTTAACCTACGAAGGCATCAATCCACATCTATTCTCGCGAGTAGCTTTCGAGCCTCGTTACAAATAGCACAATGACAAGCTTTTGATCCGACATCTTCACTGCCATTGTTAATTGTAGGTGATTTTACTATTCGTACAAATAATTCGGATTGACATTTTTATTCGTCAATAGTATATTGGTCTGAGGAGAATTTATGCAGACCTACCAAGTCAAATACCTTTCGTTCCGAGAAGCGCTCGAACGGTATTGCAATCAGACGAAGGAGGATCTGAAGGAAGTCACAGAACGCTGTAAAACTTGGCAGCGAAGGTTCCACGCGGAAACCGATGGCCTAATCGTTTTGATGAACAAGAAGGAATTCGTTCACTACCTCTACCAGCTTGGTAGCCAATGGATGATCGAGAGGGATATTCACCTCTACCTCGAAGTCTACCTGAAAGAAAAAGACGTTACTTATATTTCACTGGATCTTCAATGAGAAAGGGTTTGACATGGAAATGACCCCAACCATGAAGCATGAGGTCGAAGCAATCGAGGCGGCTTTCAACGATGGCTACATCTCTCGTTCGGAAGCAGATTCGGCAATCAAGAGGATTCGGACCGAACCCTACCTTTTCATCTCGGTTGATGTGGAAGCGGATGGACCCATCCCTGGTCCCCATAATATGCTCTCCCTTGGAGCAGTCGCCTTCACCATCCACAAGGGGAACTACAAGGAGCTGGACACCTTCGAGGTGAATCTAGAGCTCCTACCTGAATCCGAACCGATGGATCCTTCGACTGCAAAGTTCTGGAAGGACAATCAGGCTGCGTATGATGCTACGCGAGTTAATCAGAAGTCACCCAAGCAATCGATGGAGGACTTCGTCAAGTGGATGGAGACCTTTGGCCGAAAGCCAACCTTCATCGCATACCCAGCAGGGTTCGACTTCACCTTCGTGTACTGGTATTTGATGCGGTTCATGAAGAAGAGCCCCTTCAGCTTCAGCGCGCTGGATGTCAAGACCTTTGCGTGGGCAACCATGGGTGGTGCCTACCACTATGCCATCAAGCGAAACATGCCTAAGAAGTGGTTCGAGGGCTGTGGTGAGCATACCCACGTGGCAATCGAAGATGCCCGCGAGCAGGCAATCCTCTTCACCAACATCATGAAGGATTCCAAATAGCCCTTGACAATTAATTCGTCAAGGGTATATTTGTGGGGAAGAGGATAACATGAAGTATACCGAAGCAGCATTCAAAGCTCTCCGCGAAAAGGCAATCAAGCTCGCGATGGAGAAGCACTTTGGTCAGACGTATGGCAAGGACAAGCCCTACACCTGGCACCTTCGGCATGTAGCTGACAACGCAATGAAGTGGGCACCTTTTCTTCCCTACGGTGCTCCAGTCGAAGCCATCGTCATTGCTGCCTGGCTTCATGACATCATCGAGGACGCAGGATTCACCCGCGAAGAGATCGAGTTCCACTTCGGAAGTGAGGTCGCAGAGATCGTCTGGCGCGTAACGGATGAGGAAGGTGCCAACAGGGCAGAACGGCACGAGAAGACTTACCCGAAGATTCGTGGCTCGGTCTTCTCAGTCTACCTGAAGCTGATGGACCGAATCTCCAACATCGAAGCCGGCGGCAAGGCTGGGATGTACATCAAGGAGTTCCCGGGCTTCAAGGCGGCTCTCTATAAGGCTGGGGAGTTCGATCCCATCTGGGAACATCTCGAAATCATCTTGAAGGATGCTGCATGATCTTCGTATTCGGATCCAACCTCGCTGGTATGCACATGGCTGGCGCCGCTGCCTTCGCTGTTGAAAGGCACGGCGCCATCTTTGGTAAGAAGGATGGACGGCAGGGCAACTCCTACGCCATCCCAACCTGCGACAGCTTCATTGCTCCACTTACGCTGACGGAGATTCAGATGTACGTGGATGCGTTTATCAACTACACGGTCCAGATACCAGACGAAGAGTTCCAGATCACTCGAATTGGTTGCGGCATTGCCGGTTTCACGGATGCTCAGATCGCACCACTATTCAAAGATGCGCCGGTGCTCAACTGCTTGATGCCTCCGGAGTGGGCATCCTACTACCCGAACCATCGTACCTGGAAGTTCTAGCGCCTCCAGGCATCCTTCAATTGGTTCTTGTGGTACTCTTGTGCTAACGCCTTACCGATTGCATGTCTACGCCTTCGCTCTTCTTCGAAGACCTCACGTTGAGCATCCTTATCAAAGAATGGTTTGATAACTCCCTGTTGTTATGAAGAGTAGGAGAAATAGCGGTTGTAATAACATTACGAAGAAGGCTAGAAGTGACCAGGCCGCGATTCCTACAACGAGACCGTTCTGCATTCTTCCTCCAGGATCTTGTACTCGACCAAAACTTTTCTGATCCTCGCAGCAAGATCTGGATATAGAGAATCGAAGTCCCAGCACGTTATGAGAAACATTTGTATACTAAAGGATGGGTAAGTATCCAGAACCTTGAGGAATTCTTGAAAAGGGACTGCCTTCTCATTGAGTACTGCAAAGTGCTGGGCAATATCTAAAGCACACATTCTCGATCGATATACAAGATCGATTCTCCGGAGCATGATAGTACAGAGAACCATTCCGATCAGGCAAAGAAAGAGAATCTTCTCTGAACTCATTTCGCAGGCTCTGGGAAGATCAAACGCTGACCATCAGAGGTGATACCCGTCTCGTACCTTCTGGCCTGCAGCTTCTCGACCAGTTTCCGGTACCCTTCGTTGTCACCTTTTGCCATATCGCTAGCGGTATCGATGTCATCCAGCAGGCTGAAAAGAAATTCTGCCATCTCCTTGTGGGTCATCAAAGGGTTACCAGCAGGAGTGAAGAAGGTGACTCGAGCTGCCGAAGGTCTGGGAGGTGGTGGGCTTGGAAATTCCTTGATGAGAGCCTTGTTGAAGGATGGCCCGGCTTTTTCTTTACGTGCGAAAAGCAGTACGAATCCCTTTACTATGTTCGCGGACAAATCCACGCATGCAAGCGCTACCACGCAAGCAACGGGTGTTCCACAGAATGCGAACAGGTAAGGGTGTGCGAAAGCCCACGGAATCATCGAATCTCCTAAGTAGAAAAGGGATCTGACATTGGTATTGCTAAGGAGATAACCCGGTCTTTCTCTCTAAACATTAGTCCTAGATTTTCCAGTTTACGTAAAATTCCATCTACATCTCGGTAAGTAAATCCATTCGAAAGAAGAATGGGATCCTCCGAAAGGCGGTCAAGTGAAACGATGTCCAAGCAGAGATGGTAGATGCGGCTTTCGTTTTCGTCCAAGGAGTACCGCGCGGATCTACCCGGTCTCTCATCCTCGACTACTACCTTCTCCCCAAGTCTGTAGTATCTTAGGAGCTTCTGTCCCTTCTTTTGCCGGTAGTTCTGGATCCATTCCCTCACCACGCGAGTGAGTTCTAAACTGTAGGGTGCAGAATCAATCCCATCATAGTTGAACTTTGTCGCAATTCTATAGAGCTGTTCTCTATCAAGCGGGTACAGGAACTGGAAGATTGGTTCTGGATCTCGAATCACAATTCCATATTTCTCCGGGAAGTCGAAGAGCTGGGATCCCCTGGATAGGTAGTATTCGATCACACCATTCGGAGGATAGAGATGCTGAAGTTTGTAAGCTAGCTCGGCCATTCGCAGGTACTCAGTAGGATCCTCGGAATGGAATCCACGAATGATGTTCCAAGTCAAAGGAATGTCCAACCACTTGCAGAACTTCAAAAATCGAACGTTCTGGATTGCTGAAACACCCTTAGAGATAAGCTCGAGGATGGGGGTACTAAGACTTTCAATCCCTGGCTGAAGTACCCGCGCTCCGGCCCTCTTTAAAAGTTTCAGATCTTCTAGACCAGTGTTACTCTTGAGTTCGAAGAAGAGCTCTAGGTTGTACTTCGACTCAATCAACGATTCGAGAATCTTAGTCCCGTCCTTGTAATCGAGGATACTGTCGACTGCGTAGAACTTGTACACCCCATGCTGATCTGCAAGACGAAGAACATCGGCTACAACCTTCTCCCAGTTCTTCCTTCGGTAAGGAGTAGTGAAGACATCTTCCGCACAGAATGTGCAAGGGTGCTTGAAACCCCACCAGCAACCACGACCGGTCTCGTACTGAATGTATACGTCCCGCTTGACCTCATCCAGTTTCAACCTATCGATACGTTCAAAGAACTCCTCGTGATTGGGATCCTCGAATTGATCACCCTCGACCTTGTTCGACAGGTCTGCAAAGTAGATTCCAAGATCCGAACGAATGGACGCACAGGGATGAGAGGTCAAACCTGCCTGCAACCCCTTTACGAACTCCGGTAGAGCTACCTCAGCATCACCATGCCAGATCGCATCCAACCATCCGAAGTTTTCAAGTAGGGCTTCTCCTACACCATGGACAAGTCCCGGTCCACCAAAGATGACCTTGATACGAGGATTCAGCTCTTTGATTCTCTTCGCCAGAACCAGGGAAGCAACGAACTGAGCAAGCACTATTGTGAAGCCCACAATCTTAGGATTTGATTCTACGATCTCAAGAGCCAGCTTCTCCACGAATTCCGGGGTTGCCGCTTTGATGTCGAAGTACAGATCAGGAAGAATCTGCTGAAGGGTCTCAGAGTCGTCTATCCCTTTGAAGGTGGGGTTAGTGAAGACCCACTCCGCGTACTCCATGCTCTGACTGATCTCTAGGTACTGTAGCCTACTGGTTACAAGCTTTCGTTCGTACAGGAAAGAGTAGTAATCCAGGTTCGCGGAAAGAGACCCAACCTTGAGACCCGCTTTACTTAGAACGGTATGAACGATTCCAAGTTGAATACTTGGGTCCAGAGTAACCCACGGCATCGAAACCGTTAGGAAATCTAGATCCTTTGGGATCATTAGTAATCCTCGGATGGACCTATTGAAGGATGACCACCGAACTCAATAGTCGTTCCACCCTTTGGTTTGATGTCGGGGAACCGGTGTCGAAAGACTTCTGGAATTGCTACAAGCCGTTCAATACACTCAAAGCAAAGAAGGGCATGGCGCTCCGCGTCTCCGATCAAAACGACCCGAGACTCCTGATGGCACTCACTGCACCAACCTTCAGTTACTCTCAATCAACAATCCTTCTACTGGAAGCAATCTCGTGATGAATGGACCTCCACGCATTACCAAAGTTTACGAGCAGTTCTTCAAGTCTACCTTGCCGAACCCACCACATTTTGAAGTCGTCTTCTGTGAGGGGTACATCGTTCTGAATGATTGTACGTTGATTGATTACCTCTGACTGAATAGGTTGGAAGCGATCCTGAGAATCTTTCCCAGAGCGCCTCACGACCCTCGATCTTATATTCGGCCATTGTTGGGCTCGAGTTCTAAGTTGAGGACTCCAGTGACCGGAAGACCCTTCCGAACCGCTTTACGATTGGCACGACGCTCTTCAGCACGCTGGCGCCTACGCTCCTGACGGTTGCCCTGATAGTGATCCAAGGGAACACGACGGGACAGGACATGACCTTCGATCTTTAGTTCCTCAAGTCTTGCATCCATGGCTTCCCGAAGGGCGGTTTCGTTCGCAGCGTGAAAGACTTCCTGAAGGACCTTCTGTCCTTCAGTTGTGGTGTAGTGTGTCTCTTGCATTACTGTGCCTTTCCAAGGAAGCTGAGGATGCCCTTACGTGGTTTCTCTTGTTCGATATCAATCGTCTGAACCAGAGATCCGATCGAATTGAACTTGTAGTTTGGCTCCACACCCAGACACTCCTGAATGAGTGAAGGCACCGCGCCCCGAATCTCCTTCGGCATGTCCGCGAAATTGATGCAGTGAAGTGGATTCAGAATCCGATAGGCTTCGTTCTTGGGGTTGATATCTAGCATCGTAGCTACGCTATCGATTGTGCAGATACTGAAATGCCCCTTCGACATCATGTTGTTCAGTGCAGTTATTGCTACAAGTTTTTTGATGTCGTCTGCCATGATCCCCTCTAATTAGGGTTGAAACCCGGAAATATTCCGAGGTCCTACCAAAGTGCCTTGCGCATCTCGGTAGTAAACGAACGGCTGACCAGAATTTACGTAGCAGATCTCAAGGTTCTTGAGAGTCGCAGGGTCTGTTCCGGTTGCTTTCCACGTGTAAGGTGCAAGATCGAACATGAGAACCTCCTATCTTTCTAACCCATGATACCCTTGAGAGGCTCCTGAGGATTCTCAATATCATTGAGAATGAAAGTCAAGCGCTCGATTTCCTTCAGGGGACTGAATTCTTCTAGGCTATCGTAGTCCACACCTTTCAAGGGAAGGGTGAAGATGTAACGGACCTCACCCTGAACCATACGAGGTCCAGACCAGTGTTTGGGGTCTAAGAAAGGATTTTCCATACTGGAGTAACCAAAATTACTTTCCTTTCAACCAAGAATCAAGAGGAAATTTCTGTCCTGTACGATGATCCAGGATAAGATTGTCCTGAAACCGGTAAGTTCGGATCTTGTCTCCCCTTTGCCCAGAGCCAATCTTGTCTTTTCGTTCTCGATTGATGTCTGCGTGAGCATTATTCTTTACCAGCTCCTGAAGTTTCATCTCCAACAGCTCCAATGCAACTACACGATTCCGGATCTGAGACCTGCCATCGATCCGGACTTGAAGACCGGTCGGCTTGTGGGTCGCAATAACACAGGATTCTACCTTGTTGCGGTGCTGCCCTCCAGGACCACTGCCCCGGGTAGTTCTAACGTCTATATCCCGCAAATTTAAAGATGCCGCGCGGTTCTGGAGCTCATAACAGGCCACGGTTATGGTAGAGGTGTGAACTCTACCCTTCTTCTCTGTAGGTGGAATACGCTGGAAGCGATGTCCTCCACTCCCTTGAAGAAATTCACCGGCGCTATCACCCTTGATGAGAAGGGAAGCGAAGCCAGGCGCCTCTTCTAAGAGTTCGGTCTCAAAGTCCCCTCCGCTCCGTCCGACGTAAATAGGCTTTCAGTTGATCCCTGACGAGTAGGACTGCATCGTCCCCACCCTCAGCAGCTCGAATCTCAAGAATGAGTTCCATGCTGCACCTCCTTGAGCAATTATAACCCCAAGATCTAAGAATCCGCCTTGACAATTAAATCGTCAAGGGTATATTTGATAGTGGGAGGAACGAATGCTGACCATAGTGAGCTCCATCATCTGCAGCGAATTCCGGAAGGAGTTTCAATCTCCGGAGCGTCAGAAGAATGAGGGTTTCTTGTCCGAGCCCAACAAGGCCATGATGGTTCGCTTCAAGCTGACTCCGGATTTCGAAGTCGAGGAAGGCTACCGCAATCTGAGCATCCTGATCTTCGGCGCCGGCAGAAACTACATCACCGTGATGGCGAAGCTGGACTGGACCGTGATCCAGAACGAAGACATCAACGATGATGGTGAGGGGCTCAAGAAGGGCAAGGAATACACCGAGGGTGAAACCCCTTGGGTGCACTTCAGTTGCCATGACTCCTGCTGGACCTCGGACGGCGTGGAATCCATCATCCAGATGTTCCGCAACCGGATCAACTGCATGGATTCGCGCTTCGATCGTTGGTACGAAACGATGACCCTGACTCCCGAACAGATCAAGGATTTCAATCAGATCACTCGCGACACTCGCGAAGGCAAGCTCACCCATTCCCGCAAGTTCGAAACCCTCGAGTTCAAGTTCCCGGTGAAGAAATGAAGGCAGTCACCCGAGAAGCGGTCCACGCCTACCAAGAGAAGTATGGTTGTGGAATCGAAACCGCCAAGCGTGGGGTTGCACACCAGAATGCCATGGAAGCAATCGAATCCGCCACAACCGTAGAAGATCTGAAGGGTGTTCTACTTTTCCTTCTGGAGACGAAATGACCGCTCCCAAGTCGAACGAGCAGATCAGAACCAGGATCAAGAAGGTCTTCGAGAAAGTATGCCGGAACAATGGATGTACCATGGACGGACTCAGATTTTACTCTCCCAAACAGTGGAAGGAGAGGGGTGAGCGATACGGGCAGAACTCCGTCATGTCCACCATTTTCGAAGAGCATCAGGGGATGTACTACACGATGAACGCTATCGGATCCTTCAAGCTTCAGAATGAACTGGTGGAAGAGCTCGCAAAAATTGGTTACTGGTTTGAGCTGGGAAATTCCTGGTACCTGAGCATCTACGAACTGTAGGAGCGTTGTGGCAATCTTACCTCAGAGCGCCCCTTGGTTGGAGCAGTACTTTACGAATGGTCTTAAGGTGATTCGTCTGTACGCTCGTGCTTGGAAGACCGGGGAAGATCCTTACAAGGATGGTCTCTGGAGAGTCATTCTTCAACCGGTCAGCTCAAGTGGAGTGGTGCTTGCTGAACAGGCACAAGACTTCGAGTGGACCAAGAAGGACGACGCGATTCCCTGGGCTCAGAGCCAACTAGGTCCCTCCTTCAGACCCACCCATCAAAGAGTTCTCGGAAGGGCAGATCATGGTAACCGTCACCGATAAAGAAAAAGCACTGGATCACTTCGATGAGTCGGATCTTTTCATTTCGATTCTCGATCCTGGTTTCAAGAAGTTTCCTCTCAAAGGATCTAAGGAGAAGCACTTTATTGCTCGATTCGAGGATACAGAACATCCCTCCGAACTAGAATGGATGAAGATGAACCGAGAGGTTCGATCAATTCTCTCATGGGTTCAACATAAGAAACCTTCTGTCGATACGAAAATTCTTGTACATTGTCACGCTGGGGTTTCAAGATCATCCGCAATTGCGTGGCTAATCCTTATCATGCAGGGAAGAGAACCTCTTGAAGCCTTCCAATCTCTTTTCAAATCGAGATCTCAAATTTGGCCGAACTTAGTTGTGCTGGGTATAGGTTCCAAATTCCTGAACCTCGATCCCGGTTTCATGAAGCTCGCAATTCAGATCGATGAAGAAATTCGTGAAGGACGTGGTCAACTATTTGGATACTGCTGAAGATTTCGGTTCAAAAATTTGGTAAACCACCTTGACAATTTAATTGTCAAGGGTATATTTTAAAGCCTGGAGGTAATCCATGGCGCTACCAGTTGTTACCCGCCCTCGTCAGTCCGTTGCCTTACCGGACAACAGCCAGTACACCAACCGTTTCGAGATCCGCTCTGAGACTTCGAACCGGGTGTACCTCGTGGCGCAGCACAAAACCTCCCGTTGGTGGAGCTGCTCCTGCCCCGGTTGGATCCGGTTCCGCAAGTGCAAGCACCTCGCCGCCATTGGTCTTCCCGCCCAGCAGCGCCCCTACGAAGTGACGATGCGATGAACTTTCTTCACTCCCCAATCCGCAGTTCAACAAGAGGAAGTAACATGAAAATCCCCGACGCCATCCGAACCCAGCACGATGCCATCATGAGCGTGAAACCCATCAGCTACCGCGGCTTCACCCTCAAGCCCCTGAGCCACATCAATCAGCCGCACTGGATCGAAGGCAAGTTCGTCTACTGGGGCTGGAACGTCTGCGATGCTTCCGGCTTCGTCAACATGGGACCTGGCTGTACCTGGGGTCGGACCATCGAGCAGGCCATGGAGATCGCTGACTGCATCCTGGAAGCCGGCACCCATCCCACCGCGTACGAAGAACTGGATTCCTGGAACCGTCGTTTCTGGACCCTCATGCGCAACCCTTCTCTTCGGGCAGTCTAATGGCTACCAAGAGCTGCTTCGCCGATCTGTTCGCCCAGTACAAGACCTACGATCCCAAGACGGAGGGTTACGGTAACGCCTCTGAGTGGTCCGAGACCTTTTATGAGCGGATGGGGTTCGAAGAGGCGGAAGAGATCCTGTTCCAGAACGATGGCACTCCTCGCGGTATCCTGGGTGTGGGTCCGAAAGCGACCTGGCCTGAGATCAAGAAGGCTTTCCGCGCTCGGGTGATGGAAGTCCACCCTGACCGCTGCGCCATCACCGGCCTGGATCCCAAGAAGGCATCTGATGAGTTCAAGAAGGTCACCGCGGCATTCACCATTCTCCAGAGGGAGTTCAAGAAATGACGCACCCAAGCCATGACAGTACTTCCCAATACCCTCTGGAAAGACAAAGTGACCGGACGAATTGTCAGGGTTACTAAAGTCTACGTTCATACGTGGAACCGCTCTTCCTACGTACAGATGTTCAACCTCACCTCCAAACGTTCCAGTGCAAAACGGTACGATTGGTTCATCAAGGAATTCGAGGAGTACCATGATCGACCCACAGACGATGTCAGTGCAGGACTATCCTCAAGTCAAGGCTGAGCCCAAGAAGCACTTCCTGAACTTCTGCTTCTTGTTATACCATCCCTGGACTAAATGGACTTCACCCATTCCGCGTACCTGGGGACACGACGATCCGTTCACCGGCCAGAAGGCATCAAGTGCTGTGTATCCCACCCAATTCCGGATGTGCCCTAATTGTGGCAAGCAACAAGCTCGGAAGGTTCGCTAACCATCCTTGACATTTTAATTGTCAAGGGTATATTGGTAAGTGGGAGTTATCTTGAGCGAGCAAACGAGAACGAAGATTCTTCATACCCACGACCAACGGTTCGGCGGCTATCCAACCTACTGGAAGATCTACTTCAAGCTATGGGGAAAGATCTTCGACATCCCTTGGGAGACCCCTTGGAAGATGGCGAGGGTCCATTCCATCGTCGGTACGATCCTGAAGACTCCCTGGTGGCTGCTTATCAAGCCGCTGGGATGTCTATTCAAGCAACGAACGGTTCGTGATGGTGAGCACCTGAAGCTCGATGGCAAGCTCACCTCGTGGGACATTCGCAAGACCATTACCTGGTTCCTGGTAGGAATACCAGTAATGTGGTATCGCTCGAAGATGACCGAGAAGGAGCTTGCGGAGCTATGAAATGGTTCGTGTACTTGGCTCGATGTGCTGATGGAAGCATCTACTGCGGCATCTCGAATGATGTACCAGCCAGGATTGAAACGCACAATAAGGGTAAGGGAGCAAAATACACAAGAGCCCGGCTCCCCATTGAGTTAGTGTGGACGGAAGAACATCCGGATAAGATTGCAGCGATGCAAAGGGAATACGTAGTTAAGAATCTCACAAGAATCAAGAAATTAGAGATGATTAATGAAAAAGCCCTTTCCTAGAACCGTGAGTAGAGAAAATGAAAGAAGGTGAGAAATGATCACAATGAACCTGAACGACACCATCTGGGTCAAGCCCACCAAGCATGGTCTGGAAGTCTACGTGAAGTATTGGGAGAATCAGGGTGTCAAAAATCCTTGTCCTCTTAAAGTGGACTTCGAAGGTTGGGCGAAGATGCAGCTTTGGGAAGTGATGCAGACCTTCGGCCATGCAATGTACAATGGCGGTAAGGTTCCAATCGAAACCGAAATTCGTCTTACGAATGTGTACTGACATGCTAGACATCGGAAGACTCCTCGATGAAGTTCCTACCCGGAATATGCCTGCAAGTACTGTGGACGTATTCGTAAAGATCGAACTACGAACTGCCTTTCATGTGGCGGACACCTAGCAGAGCTCTCAGAACCCTTCATCAAGTCCCCGGAACCCTTTTCCGTCTACAAGTACACGACGGTCTTTGGTGGGGATGGCAAGAAGGACTACCAGCTCTTTCACAATCTCAATACCTTCAATCTCCATTGGCAGATGAACTGTGAAGATGGTTCGATCGCAATCGTGGATCATTCCATGGACAAAGTCGATATGAATTCAGTCAGCCTCCACTTTGCCGAGCCACCTCCCAGACTGAAGATTCTTCTGTTCGGCTAAAAAAACGGGTTGGATCTGGATGGAGGACTGATGGCCTGTGATAAGAGATGTTTGCAATTGCAAATCTCACCTCCAGGACTTCCACCATTGCACAACAGTAGAAGGAAGAAAACCTTCCGAATGCTTTTGCGCGGATCCCAGAGGGTGGATCTGTACAACGGATGGTTCCAGAGCACACTCCGGTTGGAGTGAACATGGTGAATGCGAACTCCACGATTGGAAGGGGAAGGTATGAGCTCTCGCAAGGATCTTCAGAAGACCAAGAACCGTCGTAAACGTGGAACTTCTTGGTTCCGTAAGCACTACATAGTCGTCAAGAATCTCACGACACTGTCCTACGAAATCTCACGAAAAGATAATATTTTCACCCTCAAAAACCAGATGGGTGAAGTGACCTACACCACCACCGGACGAGCTCCTAGTCATCCGGAACTCCAGAATATCAAACCAGGAGAGTAACTTGGCAAAGGCAGTCGTTATCCTATCCGGCGGAATGGACTCAGTCGTTCTAGCCTACTTCCTCAAGAACCAAGGCTACGAACTCAGTTGCCTGTCGTTCAACTACGGTCAGCGCCACGCGAAGGAACTCGGGTTCGCGGAGCAGTGCGCGAAGGATGTCCGGTCCCCTTGGCACCTGGTCGATCTCAGCACCATCCAGGGTCTTCTGCCTGGTTCATCTCTCACTGACAGCTCGATCGAGGTTCCCGAAGGGCACTTCGAAGCGGAGATCATGAAGGCCACGGTAGTGCCCAATCGGAATGCGATCATGCTTTCGATTGCGTGGGGCCACGCAGTTGCCATCGGAGCGGATGTGGTAGCCTTTGGCGCTCACGCGGGTGACCATGCTATCTACCCTGATTGCCGTCCAGAGTTCTGGGAGAAGATCGAAGCCGGGTTCAAGTCTGGCAACGAGGGCTTTGGCAATCCAGAACTTCGACTGTACCCACCTTTCATCAAGATCACCAAGGCGGATATCACCAAGCGTGGGTACGATCTGGGTGTCAACTACGCGTACACCTGGAGCTGCTACAAGGGTGGGGAGAAGCACTGTGGCAAGTGTGGAACTTGCGTGGAGCGGAAGGAAGCCTTCGAGCTGGCAGGTGTTCCTGACCCAACGGTGTACGAATGATCCTGAAGATCCTGGTCGCAACAGATCTGATCTTGGTTCTATTGTTCCTTCTCTTCATGGTGGTGGCTTCCCTTTCACCTAAGATGCGTGCTGAGCAAGCGGACTTCAGCCTCAAAGGTCGTAAGGACTATCGACTAGCAAGACAGTTGCTGACTGCGTTCCTCCCTTGGGTTATGATCGGTACCCTGATCAGGGTCGCTGGAATTGCTCAAGCCAAACACCCAAGGTTCGTAGTTCCTCTCTATATTGCAGATGTTCTGATATCCATCTTGGTTCTATGCTGCTTGCTCTGGTCAATCTACTGCATCTACTACAACGCCAACCTTCGGATGAAGCATGCCACCGGTCCTAGTTAAGTACATCGCAGTAGAAGACTATCAGGACGACATTGGTAACGGGGACTACCTCGATGCGGCAGAGTTCGATGAACTTGCCGCAGCAAAGGCTTACGCGAATGCAAATTCAAAGGTCACTCACCTCGATGCGATCAAAGTAGATGGTTGTCGCATCTACTACTGGAAGATCATCTGATGGGTAGAATGTACATGTGCGAGACCCACTCCTACGGTGGAAACCTTCCGTGCCCACTGTGCGCCCAACCCGTACACGTACCGTACATTCCCTACCAGCAGAACATTCTCCCAGATCCACGTATCAGTGAGTTCGAGGATCTGTTCAATCAGATTAAGGATCGTCACAAACCCTACTGCTACATCTGCAAACGTTATGTGGAAGATGTCGAAAATGGTAAAGTAATTTACCCTGGAATGTCCCACGCGGAAGATTGCCTACTCAAGAAGTGCCCTTGACATTTTAATTGTATATTGGACTTCTATGAAACTTGGTTACTGCAGCGATGTTCACCTTGAACATCTGGACTCCATCAAACAGGTCCAGGAATATCTTCTTGCCTTGAAGCCAGAAGAGAAGCTGGACGTGATGGTGTTCGCTGGTGACATCTGTAACATGATGGAGAAGCGTACCCTCTCTGCCATCATCAAGATCATCAAGATCTTCGCAACAACGGTCATCTATGTAGATGGGAATCACGAATGGTATGGAACCAGTTCGGACTTGGATCGTTCAGTACATCTTCGACACCTCCAGAACCTTGGAGTTGTAGTTCTTTCTCGTTTCACGCAACCCGAGGTTACAATCTGTGGCCAGCATTTCTGTGGCACGATGTTCTGGTATCCCTGCAACGACCGGACACGGCTCGCGGTAGAAACCTGGTCCGACAATCGTGCTATCGACAGTTTCAAGAAATGGTGGCCGGGTGAGTACGAGATCGAACTGAAGATCTTGAACCGGATCGTCACAGACCAAAGTATTGTGGTGACCCACTGTCTTCCCTGCTGGGAAGCGATCCACCCAACCAAGGTTGCGAAACCTGACAACCACTTCTTCGTATCCCCTGCAATTGACATCATCCAGTGGAACGAACCCAAGGCGTGGATCTATGGGCACGCTCATACTCCCAACGAACAGACCGTCTTCAAAACGAATCTCCTGAGCAATCCCTTGGGGTACCCGAGCGAAGGGCAGGAAAGAAAGATCAAGGTGATTGAGCTATGAAGAAGTTCAAGACCTTCGAACGATGGAGAGTATTCTCATTCAGGCCCTGAAGAATTCCGGTTGCCAAGGATCGACCGCGTCAAGAGTCTTTCGTGATGGATCTCAAATACTCCCCTCTGGATGCGAAGTATACCTTCATGTCCATGTCAGTAGTCCACAATCCGAAAAATCTCAAGTAGAATTAAAGCTGGGGGTATTCATGGCTTTTATAGATTGGAATGACCGTTTTAGTGTAGGTCATGCTGAGATCGACAAACAGCACAAGAAACTCTTTAAGCTGGTCAACAACGTAGCTGACCTGGTGAAGATGGGAATTACTCCGGAACTGAAGAAAATTATCGCGGATCTTACCTCGTACACCCTGGAGCACTTTCGTTTCGAAGAAAAGGTCATGCGGGATTCCGGCTACAAGGATCTCGCATCGCACATAAAGAAGCATGAAGATCTTGTCAAGGAAGTCTCGGCCCTACAGCTCAAACTCAAAGCCGGTGAGCGTGTGAGCATGATGTCCGTAACAAGATTCCTAGCGGATTGGCTGACGAACCACATCATGAAAGAAGATATGGAGTACAAGCCTTTCCTGAAATAGCCTCAGAAATCCAGGATTTCCAAATCTACCCTTGACATTTTAATGGTCAAGGGTATATTTTTAATCCTGGGAGTTAGTAATGAAAGCACTGAAGATCGAAAACGAAAAGTATTTCTTTGAGGTGGATGACTACGGTCTATTTTGCATGGATTCTAAAGGTGTAGTGTGCCCTGAGGAATCTGGCTTCCACGGTAGCATCCATAATCAATCAGATCGAATTGAACTGGCCCGCTTCCTCGCGGATGTTTCGTGTGCCTTGGCAACTCCTAAGAAGGGGAAATTAAATGTCTAACGATCGCGTTTTCGAATCGCACCCCTCGTACGGGATGATGGGTTTCTTTCGTACTCAGTCAAGCGGTCGTGGACCTCGGCTGTTCCAGTCGCATACCGACAACAGCACCTTCATTCACCTGGTCATCAAGCAAGCCGAGGTGAGCCACTATCTCGGTCGAGACCGGGTCCACGGCAAGGAAGTGGTCGTGGACGTGGCTCTGTCGGCTTCTCAGTTCGCAGAGCTGCTCACCACCATGAACATGGGTGATGGAGTTCCCTGCACTATCACGAATATTGGTGGGAAGTCCATTCCGAATCCCCCGACCAGCGCTTCAGTGGCTGCGAAGGTTCGTTCCAACTTCCGTAAGGAAGTGCGGACCCAGATGGAAGGTCTGGAAAGTCTTCAGACCGAGATCGCTTCGATCTTGAGCAAGCCCAACATCCTGAAGACCGACAAGGAAAAGATCTCTTCGAAGATGACGGAGTTGATAAACCTGTTCAGCTCTCACGCTCCCTTCATGCTGGATTCGTTCGAGGAGGCTACGGAGAAGGTTGTCTCTTCTGGCAAGGCAGAGTTTGATGCCTTCCTGACTCACGCCATCAACAAGGCCGGTTTGGAAGCCTTCAAGAACAATGCTCCTTCCCTGGCCATGGATGTGGAACCCATTCAGACCCTCGAGGAGAAGAAGTGAAGTGGTCTGTCTACTACCGAACACCAATTTCTTGGGGTTACATAGATGTCGTGGCCAGCTCGAAAGAAGCTGCCGAGGCTGAAGCCCTCAAGAAGAATCCCATGATCATCTACTCCAAGGCGTCTGAAGTATGAGGTTTCCAGTTGGGTGATCTATTCAATGCCGAACGAGGAGAAGGTCTCCTCATGAAAGTGGTTCGAAGCTTGATTGCGCTTTGCATCGCGATTTCTTTTGCAGGGGTGATGTCCTGCGTCCATTCTACTTTGGGGTTTCAATAATGCTTATCGAATCTCGCTTCGAACACAACCTTCCGGTAGGTCAGTGGAAGATGCTTCGCAAACAGTTCTGTCACAATAATCCCAGGGTGACCGTTCGTATTGGGAGACGGTACGTCAATGTCTACGCGGACAACTTCGAAGCCTGCGAGGTTATGACCAATCTGATTCTGACTGCGCTTGCAGACTACACGAGGTAACAAATGAGAGATCTGGAATTCGAACTGAACATGGACCTCGTACGGCAGCGCGGGCTGACGGAGAAGGAGGTTCTTCATCTCTACGATCTGCACGAGGTTCGCGAGGAGCTATTCGAGCGCTTCGAGGCCACAGCCGATCGGGAAGAGCTACGGGAGTTGGTCAACAAGCTGGAGACCCTCGAGTTCGAGATGCAGGTCGCGTGGAGGTTCCCAGTGGACCGCAACTTCCACACCTGGTGGTACCGAGCGCCCAAGTGCCAGTGCCCTCAGATGGACAACATCGACGCCTTCGGCTCTGAACGCATCATCAACAAGCAGTGCCCTCTTCACGGGGATTGAAATGGAAATCGTTCGACCCACATCTGACGACATCCAACGCGGTTGGGTCACCATGCCAGATGGCATCCACGCCTTCATTACCAGCGCCAGGGTGAAGTTCGATCGTTCGCAGAACACCTTCTGCAAGGAATGTGACTGCTACACCCTCCCGATCACTGCCATCTTCGAGAATGCTGACGGTACTGTGAATCCTCTCAACGGACGGTGAAGGTATGACCAAGAAACTTAACAACGATGTCATCGTCTACGTGAATGGAGTCATCTACAAACCCAGCGAGAACTACGCCTACCAGCTAATCTGTACGAAGACTAGTGGGTGGGAGCTATTCACCCTGAAGGAGCTCAAGCACCTCGTGCGGCTCCTCGAACCCCTGGAAGAAGCTGGCACACTCAACGTCCCCGGCCTCGCGACCCTGAACGGCGCACGGAAGGCCATCACCGAGGCGGAGGCCAAGTAACTATGGCAAAATTGAAGTACATCAACTTCGAACACATCGGTCTGGTCATTTTCGAGACGGCCATCGGCCACGATACCATGAAGCAGCTCGTTGGTCATACTGCCATCTCCGCGGGTTTCTGCCAGTTCCCTCATAAGGATGAATGCGGAAACGAAGCCTCGTGCTTTGGAGAATCTGTTTCCCTGAAACTCAAAGCAACAGACGAGGATACCAAGCTCCTCCAAAGGCGCCTCAACCCTTACGGTTGGTAGGAATTTCGGGTTTCCATTAAGAGGTGTTTATGGTCTGGCTGGAGCACGCATTCGATCTCGAAGATGCGAAGAAGAAGTTCTTCGAAGCTCGGGAAGCATACATCAAGGCCAAGGACTCTCCGGTCAACAAGCCCAACTACGTGCTGGATCTTCAGGAAACCGAAGAGAAGATGAAGCTGCAGTACGAAGAACTGCAGAAGTGGAAGAACAAGAAACCCCTGACCTTTGATGTCCTGGGTCAGCTTCGACAGAATGCCCTTTCGCACCCAGATCCCAAGGTTCGAGCCAACTGTCAGATGGCAATGGCAAGTGTGGCACAAGAAATTCTGAAGTCCAAGCCTCAGAGCTTCCAGGACGCAATCAAGATCCGAACCGACATCGGAATGCTTCACCTGATGAACCTGGGCAAGACCTGGGAAGAGATCGAAGCCAGTGCAACCGAACCGAAAGACAAGATCCTCATATTCATACGTAACTTCATCGTGAAATGTTCGGAGGAGTTCAAGAAGGACGATCCGAACTTCGAACTGACACCTCCCCTTGAAATTGCAATCATCGAACGTATGGCAGCGGATCCAGAACTACTTCAAATCACCCTCAATCGCTAAAGGAGCGGATCATGAAGGTCTTTCTCATCATCCTCGGAGTGCTGGTTGCCCTCGTGGGTCTGCCCTGGCTGATCCAGGGAAACGACTTCTACCTCACCAAGATGTTCGCACCCAAGATGGAACAGGTCCGGTACGACACCTTCAAGCAGAGCAAGAGCCACATCGAAGGCAACATAGATGATCTGCGCCAGGACTACCGCATCTGGATCAAGGGTGATGCCGAACAGCGTTCCATGATCCGGACCGGAGTGATCCAGAAGATGGACAAGATCGACGAGAAGACCCTTCCGTCTGATCTGTACGAGTGGGTCCAGAAGCTCCGTCAGGAACCCACCGGTCTCGGCCAGATCAAGCCGAACCCGGTCAAGCCTCTTCAGAAGGTGCAGTAATGCGTAAGGCCATTCCCCTTCGTTGCCTCACCTTCCTCCTGATCTATGGACTGGGTGTTCTGACCATCGGCTGTACCCAAACGGCAGATTCAAAAGAGCGGGACATTCAAGAAGACATCCAGGCCCAGCTCTCAGCCAAGATGGGTCTCCCCTCGGTCAAGAATGGCGCCGAGATGCGTCTGATGAATCGCATCATCGAACAGCGGGATCAGAACAAGGCCACCTACACCTACGTGTGGTGCACCATGCAGGGCAAGTTCCGCTTCGTGGGCAATACGGTCGGCTTCCCAGTCCCCTATGCCACGCAGAGAACCAACCCCATGAAAGCCAGTAGCAATGGGTATGCGCTCCCTCAAGCCGACCCCAGTGGCCTGTTTTACCCGGCTAGCGCCGAAGGAACCTGGATTCTGATGAAGGATCCCAACGGTAAAGATGTTGATCCTCAGTACTTCGAGGAACGGATGAACACCCTCACCTTCAAACTGCCTCCCCGGCTTGTCATTCAGGACTGATCCTGATGTCAAGAAGGTTCTGGACTTCAATCTGAATACCCCTGTCGAGCTAACTGAGGAAACGAAGTTGGTGGATCTGCAGATGGATAGTCTGGACGACTTGGAAATGGTCATGGCCCTCGAAGAGAGGTTCGACATTCAGGTAGACGATCGGGATATAGAGAAGTTCGGGACGTAGTGAACTGTCTTGCAAAACTCACTTGACAATTAAATTGTCATCCGTGGAGGATCCAATCATGGTATCCAGCAACAAGCGTGGTGTGATCGTACTGAATGAGAAGTACGGCACACGTTACATCGAAGCGGATACTCCGGAACAGAAAGGTGAGGCAGCTTGCCGAATCATTCGTGAACGCATCACCAACAAGTGGTACGATGAGCACGAAGTTGAAATGGCGAAGATGGTTCTTGACCTGGTCGATGTCGAGAAGCGCTATGCCCGTGCCTGGTCCTTCCTGAGCAAGCGAAATGGGTACGAGTACGAGGGAATCGAAATTGTTTTTCTCGAAACGGCATCGGGGGAATGATGTATCCCATGACCAGATTCCAGCAACGGTTGCTCAAGCGCATCTGTCGGAGACTGGTCGTACAAGGACCGGACCATCAGAAGAACATCATCATCAGATCATGGACCAAGCTGCCAAAGAGCAGTTCACAGAAGACAATGTCCCCACCCTGAGAGGGTTCCTACATGAGTGTTTCATCCATACGTGAGAAGGTCCTCGAAGTTCTGAAGGATGGTCGTTATCGAACCACCGCTGGAGTGTGGTACGATGGTAGGTTTCTCCCGCTCTTCCAACCAGCAGACATTCGCATTGAATTAAATCTGATGGTTGATGAGGGACTAATCTCAAAGGTTCGGGATAACTTCATCGCCTACTTCTACATTCCCCAACCAGAGAAGCCCAAGAAAGTTCAGATCACCATCGCTGGCCTCACTGGATCCGGCAAGACCATCGTGGGGGCGATCATCGAGAAAGCACTCCGTGAAGCTGGGATCCAGGTTCAACCTTTCGTTTCCAAGGATGGAGATCAGGACTTCAAGAGGGATCTCCTCGAGGATGAGAGGATGAAAGAAGTCCTCCCCACTATCTCTGTGGTTATCGAAGAGAATCAGCTTCATAAGGGTCCTCAGTGAACAAGCACCTTTCCGCAGATGTAGTCTGGTGGCTACACGGAAAACCCATCTACGTTGATGGGGTTCAGATCGCGGAAGTGATTCGTAGTGCGGGTCACTTTACAATCCGTAACCTTCGTCCGAATGGTACAACTGGTGTCTGCTATACATCCAACACCAAGGAGGAGCTTCGTGGTTGGCTCGACAGCAACTATCCTGGTTGGAGTCAAGAGAAATGACCTTCGCAGAGTTAGTTACCACTCAAACCTGTTGTGGTTCCGCTCTCGAGGCCTAAGCGCTCTTCGACAACAGAGATCACTTTAGAACGAGATTCGTAAGGTCCAATCATCTTATCCTTCACGACCCCGAACCAGTTCCCATTCTTGAAGTTGATCATCGCAACGGTATAGTTCTTGGTCATATCGACCAAGAATGAAATCGGTGCCCCGATGGAGTCGTTCCAACGATACCTCATAAATTCATTATAGCGGCATTTCATCCTTGACGATTAAATTGTCAAGGGTATATTGGTAGGTGGGAGGTTCTACTTTGGATACCACAACAGATCTTGAAGTCATCCGCAAGAACGAGAACGCTTTCACGTGGGGATACGTTCTGGAAATCTGGGACATGGGTCCCTACACGATCGTGAAGTATCGGGACCAGAAGAACGTTGCTGGCACCACGCCAAAGCTCGTTGCGAAATCCGTTAAGCATCAGCATCAGATCCTGTACGCACCTTACTTCGATGGCAAGCGGATTCCTTCTTCGTACGCCTGCCTCGAGGATGCAATGATCGGTGCGATCTCCCACGTGCAGGGCTACGAGAGAACCTCGAACAGCGCCCAGCACTTCATTTCCAACATGCTTCAGCTCGACGAGAGACCTGTCGAATACGAGACCTGGTGATGTTGACCTTCCGCTTCCTTTACAAGGACTACAAATGAGCAACCCTATCGTCACAGCAGATTCCCGTCGTCGTATCACCCTCGGCAACCTGGAGCCCAACAGCTTCGTGGAGATGGAGATTCTGGAAAACGGCCAGATCCACCTTACACCAGTTGAACTGATCCCCAAGCATCTGATTCAGAAGGGCCAGATGATCGAGGACGGCACTCCTTGCAGAATCATCCACGAGAAGTCTTGAGGTATCTTCTGGCCTTTGGTCCTTTACAATTGAGGTTCCTATGCGGGTTAATACAACTACTTTGATGTTCGAAGACATAACTGCCCAGGAAGCCCTGTCGCTTCGTGAAGCGATTGTACCACTGATTCTGAATGGTACGATCTCAGAACAGGCCAGAATCTACTTTGAACATTGGCGAACCGAGCTTGGATACGATGATCGGCAGGGACTGCTCTTGATGTCCACCGCTTTTCCTCAGAGGGTCCTTCTCTCTCTTCTGCAATACCACGAGGGGATATGAACTACGCTTTTCGCATCAAGCTCAAAGGTAGTGATCAGTTCTCCTACCTTATGATTCCTTCTTTCTGCGATCGAGGAGTCAGTCCAGAACCTGGGGTGTTTATCGAAGCGGATCAAATCGAAGCGATCCAGTATCAAGATCTAGAAGTGCCCACGATCATGCGTAGAAAAATGGGAGAGTTGGCTTGGTCCGATATCTCCCTCGGAGAAATTGGAACGCTGTTCGAACAGCAAGCGGAACAAAGGAGACTTACTTCATGACCACAACCAAGGACCCACAAGAGCAGTATCTCAAGCTCATTGGCATCATCGACCAGGCTCGGTACCCTGGAGAGTCTTCCATTGATTGCCTGAATCGAATCATCGTGGGTGATGGTTACAACATCAACGTTCGAATGAACAACAACATCTCCCAGGGGGAACTCCGTACAATGAAGGGGTGGCTGTGGCAGGCAATCGAGAAGGCGGATGCCCCTCAGGTTCCACCTCCAGTCCCGAACCCTCTCCGCGAGTCCCTCATCCTGGCTTACAAGCTTGGTTCAGATGGGATTCTTCCAACGGAAGAGATTCTTCAGCGCTGGCTCAATCTCGTCAACCCCTGAGGTCCCAATGAACAAAGAAGCGATTGATGCCTTGGATGAATGCCACCAGTGCCGTCATAACCCCTTTGGCCTCTGCCCTCAAGGTGCTAAGCTGATCTTAGCCACGCAGAAAGAACCGGAGAAGAGGAAATGACCGCGGAACTTCTGAGCGACAAGGACTAAGACGCCCTTCAAGTAATCGACATCGAGAACGCTGGCGCCCTAGCACAAATCTTCAATCGTAATGGAATGGCGATGGACCGTCTGCCCTCTGTGTCACGTGGATGACTTTACTCACGTAGAAGGTTGCAAGCTCTACCGCTAGAATTTCTGGTTGTGAAGATACAAAGCGAAAGCTTTGTCTTCTTGATCAATGTGTTCAACCAACCACTCGATCAACCATTCAATCGTTTTCTCTTCTAGATTCTCTGTATGAATCAACGCGAGTTTTGCTTTCATTCCCTGATGCAGAAGAACATGTTTCGTTAAGTCCGGGAACTTAGCACGTTTCATCATTTCTTCTTCAAGAAGGAAATGTTCTTTTGTGTAGTCATTCAGAAATTTTAACAGTCCAGGAATATCCGTATTTGCGTGAATATGGACTGCGTTGAATAATCTCTCGACATGACCAAATAATTCTCTATGTTGAGTATCGATATCCTCAATAAAAGTATCCCACTCTGGTCGCCAGGAGAGTTCAATCATACCTTAAAGATCTTTCTGACAGCCTTTTGAACTGCCGTGGAAAGTTCCTTGGGAACCTTCAAGTCAATGAGGGCATCCAGGATCAGGGTATCCCACTCGTCCGGGCTACCATCAGTATCCCCGATGTGCTTCTCTACGCGCTCCACCACTTTCTTTGCCCAGACATCCGCAGGAGTAACCTTTGGAGTCTTGGGAGTGACTACGCGGAGGGTACCAGAGGGCATAGTGAACTCACCCAGTCCACCCTCAATAGGCTTCAATCGAAGCTTGCCATCTGGCTTGACTTCGAGAACCTCGTATTGTACTTTCGTACCTGGCTGGGAAACAATGTCACCCACCTCGAAAACTTCGGGACCGCGCTTCTTGGCGGCTACTTTTGCGATGACATGAATCTTCATTCGAACTACCCCTTATTTCTTAACCCCGTGGACCCTCAGATTTGATAGTCGTACCGTAGATGTTGAACTTCTCGCTCAACACTGGAATCGTAGTTTTTCTTCGAAGCCTCATCTTATTCCCCGAAAGAAGGTCGTTGGTCTTTCCAGTAAGATTCCGGGATAGCATCAGGATCGCAATCACGACCATTTCGAACCGCCGGCTCACCACAACCCTCCTCTTTACAAATAGAACTCGAGATCCGGAATTTCATAGTTCACCTTAGAAAATTATAAGGTCAACTCTTCTTTCTTATTTCGGTCCATCAACCACTTAATCACTCCAAAAAGAGCTGCCCAACCACCATACTCCTTCACCAAACGGGTGATTGAGATCTTCCTTGCAGAAGATCTCAGTTCCAATCACTACAGGGGTGATGGGTCGATCACGTTCAATGATTCGATGGGTGGCAAAAACTTGACCCAACGAACTCACTGCCACGTAGTCCCTTCGATGCTTGATCACTTGCACCCTTCATCCGTCATGTCGCTAGACATGAAGTCGGAAAGAGTTCCATCATGTTCGATTGCTCGATTGACCAGGTAAGGACCTTCCAGTTCACGAATGGTGTTACGAAGGATGGTTTCGAGCTGACCGCCGATCTTAAATCTGGGTACGTGGACATCCAAACTCTTTCGGATGTCTCCATCTTTGTAACGCTTGGTAGAAGCCATCCAATCGCACATCATCTCGATCAGATCAATGAGGGACATCCCATCAATTCCATCCGTATAGTGTTCCGGATGGTGAAGATTGCAGCGGTAGTGGTGATCTATGGCCGGCTTCATGGCGTCTAGGAACGCTTGATACTCTGGGGATCCGTATGACACACCGGAAGCCAGATGCGTGTATTTTGCGAAGTATGGGAGCTCTGGGTCGTAGAGTTTGGACCTGTCATGGGTCTGGGCACGAAAGTTCAGGCGCTCGGTCACATTGGCGATGAGACCCTTTACCAGCTCGATGTGCTCGAGGGTAGCGCGGTTGGTGATCTTCTCCTCATGGATCAATTCGCGACCAACCGAAGATCTTGGAATGGTCTGAAAGTCCGGTCCGGTGCTATGAAGCTTCGCCATCACTGATCCTTCCAGAAGTAGTAGGTCATCGCGGAACCAAACCCCCAGAAGATCGTTGTGACCCACTGACGGAAGGTCCAGGCTCGATCCGTATAGGTACGACCGATCCAGTTTTCCAGATGGCGGAAGACCGGAAAGATCTTCCACATAAGCCATCCGAAGAGAAACCCAAGGAGTAACGCGATGATCTCGCGCTGGTAGCGCTTCAAGAAATTACTCCGCACAGACCCTCCACTTCTTCTCGAAGGTCTTCCAGGTAACCCAACCGGTCCAGAAGCCATAGTCCATGACCTTGACCTTGGTTCCCTTGACCTCGAGAACCTTACAGAGCCGACCATTCGGATTTCTCTGTACGTACTTACCCACCAGGTTTTTCATCTATTCCACTTGGCTTTCCAGTCACCTTTGAATTCCTCGACTTCCATCCTGGCGCCTTCGACCGCTCCATAAAAGAAGCGGAAGAAGATCACTGGTAAGTACCAGATGAGGAGCCAGACCAGATGGTGGACTTGAGAAAGTCTCCTCGAAGGATGTCACCCTTCTTGGGAATTTGTTCCTTCCAACCAGTCACGTGGAACTTGGTCTTGTCCGTGAGGTTGGCGAAGATTGTTTCATCGTTCCACTGGATTCGGTCACCCCAACCGCCACCGATTGTGAAAGGGTTTTCCATGGTTCCGAACATCAGAAGCCTCCAGTGATTATTTCTTCCGCCTGCTGATCTCCATGTTGCAATCGAACGGATGCGATTGCCTCAACCCATCTGGAAGGGTACCTTTCTGGAACATCGTCGCACCGGGAGACCTTCTTCTCCGCTTCTTTTCGACCCATTTCATATTCGTCGATGCAGAGAAGTATGGCTTCTTCCTCGGTCATTTCGAAGTGAGTGAAGTGATCCACAACTTCCGAAAATCTCGCGATCTTTCTGTTGGGTTGACGAACGAATCTCCAACCCATCAGAACCTCTTATCTTTCTTTTTGTCTTTCTTCTCTTTCTCTTTGTCCTTGAGGGCTTCTTGAATTGCAGCAGGACCAACGATGGTGGTGACCGCAGTCAACCCTTCAGCAACTGCGTAGAAAAGAGAAAGTAAGGGAAACGCCATGTTACTCCTCCACGATCATGAAGTAGGGCATACCACCAGGTAACGCAGACCACATCTCACGAGGCATGAGAATCCTGGCTTGTCCAGAAGCAACTCCCAGACATAGGAGCTCATCCACATTGACATGCTCACCCCACTGCTCCTCGAACCGATCCACGCACGCCTGAAGGAAAGACCACCCACCACCGGACTTCTGGCGGAAGGTCTCAGGGAGCTCCATCAGTAGAGCTTTGATCTTGCCAGAGTTCTCCTTGAGACGGCCCGGATGAAAACCCACGTGAGCCATCACCCCATGAGCTTCCACGAATCCTTCTGGTGGTTGACCATCGGTCAACTCCTCGTCACGGAACAGGCAGTCCATGAAAACGCTGTGAACGGCTTTAGCGGTTAGCTTTGGCATCGTTGGATTCTTCGATTGAGCATCTGCGAGGATCTGGGATTCAGTCAGTTCGTCGCTCATTTGACCTTCTCCAGAAACTCATCGACTATGACCATTAGCACGAGGGTGATGCCCACCCCGATCCAGCCATTGGCATCACTTCCGGTGTTGTGTCCAATGGCACAACTGATGAAGAGACCACCGAAGAAAAAGAGAAACTTGTTAAGGTCTGTCATTTCGCCTCCGAGACTTCGATAGAATCAACATACCAGGAATTCTTCTGCACTTCTGGGTGGAACTTCTCGAACAGGTCCGCAGCGCAATGCCGAGCGAAGTAGGTCTCAGAAGACTCCACTTCGTACTCAGCAAGGGTCTTCTTGGTCTCGCGATCAATGACCACGCACAGGAACTTGATCACTTCTTCACCCGCAGATACTTGAACTCAGGATGCTGATCTTTCGCCTTCTGCACTAGAGGAAGACCGTTGGCCACCCGCAGGACCTCGTTCCGATCTTCCTCGGACATGGATTCCGGAAAACCGGGATCCCAGGAACCATCCGGGCGGGAAGAAGGCCACTCAGGGATTTGGTCGTACCCACGCCTCTTGCATTCATCGCGGAAGCGCTTACGTGCATCCTTGTCCGGCATATCGATGTAAATGGTGCTCACTTGAGACTCCAACCGTAACCAGGTTCCTCGGGACGAAGGATGGTCAGACCATCCGAAGTTGTTTCCACTGCAGAGCCAGGAGATGAAGAAGGTCCTGTTCGTAGTGAATCTTGCACAGGAGATCGCAGAACTTATGCTCGCCTACCATCGAGCCACTTGCCGGGCATTCCTTGCCGCAGTAGGCGCATGGTCGACGGTCAGCTTGGCATCCCGCAGCACCTGTTCCATGTTAGTTCCACACTTTCTGGATGGTACGACGAACGATTTCGGTCTGGCTCTGAGCGACGGCCAACTCCCTGCCATCCCAGAGGGAACGAGCGACCCAGCGGCAACGACCTTCGTGGTGAATGACCGCAGCGGTCCCATTGCTCGGAAGGGACAGACCTTTGTGGTTGTCAGGGTTCAGCCAGAGATTGAACGTGTTGGCGTCCCGGCTCGGCTTGAGCTTGTAGTTGACCTGCCTCTGGTGCATCACAAGGCGCAGAGTGATCTCCTCCTGCTCCGTGTTGCGGTTGTGAGGTCGACTGGTTCCAAGCATAGTTCCCTCCACCTACCAATATACCCTTGACAATTAAATCGTCAAGGTGGAATTCCGGATTACTTCCGATACCACCTAAGAAATTCTTCCTTCAGGCGACGCGGTATGATCCGAATGTGGGTGGCCGAAAGCCTCTTCCACCAGCTGAAGTGTCTTCGACGCTCTCTTCCAGAACGACGGTTCCAGATATCGCAACGTTGAAGATGATCTTTCCCTTCGATATCATGGATGGATCTGAGTGTGGGTGAAAATACAAGTACCAGGTTTCAGCAAACTGGAGTCCTCATTGTTCATCACATATAGGATGGTGACCGGTCCGCAGGAACGTCCTGTTAGCTTGCCGCCTGGATCGCACTCATGGAAGGTGACCTGATCCCCCGCGGTAAACGCTCGGTCCGCAGTAGAGCGAAGCTCCCACGGCTTGAGGTCCGTCGCCTTCATATCGTACCACTTGGGATGAACTCTCAGTTGATGGTGAAGCATTTCAACTCCTGCGCAGGATCGTCTTCGTAGGCTACACGACAGACTGCTTTCTGAGCGATGGATCTGGGATCTGTTAAAGGATCCTGATAGATTTGAAGTAGTGCTTCTTGGTAGATAACACGGTGTCTCGAAGCCTCACTCCACTCATGTCTGGCACGAAGGGTATCGTACACCAGAAAGATGATAACGAGAATCAGTAATGCGTAGATCATTTCTTTCGATCCTTGAGGAACTGGATCAGCTCTGCGCAACCATTGAGATGATCGACCAGGGATTCCGCGATTTGATCTTGGCTCTTTTTGGTATTCAGACCTTTGTGATAGAGGGATACCTTCTTGCACTCCGCACGAAGCGTTTCACTAAGAGGTCCTCCAAAAGCAATCTTCGAGGGAGCTGGTGTGATGTGAATTGTGGAGAAGGGTTCAAAGTCCAATTCAGGAATGATAGTGATTACTCCATCTTGGTAGGAGAAGATAGAAAAATCTGGGTCAGTGATGTAAGACTTCTTCCAGGGCATCAGGACCTCCCGAGGAGTTCTAACGGCATGTACTTGTTCGTGGTGAGGTCCGCCGCCAGCTCATCTCTCGTGGAACCTTTACCATTGGAGATCAGACCATCGCTAAGGGAGATGGAGAAGTAGGCTTGGGGACGAAGAGGGTCGTACCCAATGATCCACACCTCGTTCAGACCATCCTTAGAATATCGACGGCCAGCTCGAATGTCGTTTGCCTCCCAGAGAACTTTCATACCCTCACCTCCCTTTCGAGTGCCGTCAGAAATAACTGATGCATATCCTCCAGCCAGCGGAGGGTGACAGTATTCTGATCAAAGTTGACCCCTTTACTGCAGGTCCAGAATAGATCCATCGTCTTGTAGACTAGAGCGCCCAAGAGAGGATCCACTTCCTCTACAGCACGAATGGTGTCGTAGGTGCCCTCAGTCAGAGCCCCCTCCGGAAGTGGGAAGTTAGAACGAAGATTGTCCAAACTATCCTTGAAGATATTCAAGACCTTCTGAGTGTTGGATCGGTTCATGCTTCCTCCAGTTCATCTTCCCAATGGGACTGAATGTCCCGTTCGAGTCCATCGTTGCTTGCCTGCTTGAGGATTTCTAACCACTTGAGAAAGGCAGCGGCATTCGATCGTGAAGCTTTCCTTGGAAATTCCTTACGACGAGTGTCAGTCAAGAACCGAATCCGACCCAGCTCATGAACCGCAGCTCGAACTGCAAGGTTTTCCTTCGAGTGAAGCCAGTTGTCCCGGATCAGTCGTAGAAAGATCTTCTCGTAAATGACCAGGGCGGTGAGGAGCGGGTAACTATAAGAGTCCTTTAAGAAGTTCCGCTGATCCGAATTGAGTCCACGACGAAACTTCCCCCAGTTCTTCCGCTTTTCCAACTTGTAGGTGTAAATCGCACAAGCCTTCGCAGCACGGGCCTGGACGGTTACGTAGTGCTCATCGGTGACATAATGAATCATAGAGCATCCACAGCTTTTTACCCTTGCTCTCGCACCAAGGTTCATTTGGACCTCAAAAGTTCTGCGAGTTGGCGACCCATGTTTGACTGGGCTCGGGAATCCATTTCTGGATCGTGGTTGAAGATCTTGGGAAGGGAAAGCATCCTCACGAGGAAGTCCCTGCGACCCTCGATCATCTGGGATTCGAGGAACCTGCTGCTATACTCTTCGAACAAGAGCTTTCCATGGTAGGTGTATTCGTCGTAGGGCAATGCGAGTGTAGCCAGATCCAGGTCACCCAGATCGTTTACAGAACCCTGGGTTTCGTAGTAGGCGGTGGAGAGGATCATTTCACTGATTAGGGCGGCGGATCCTACAAGAGGATCAACATCCAACGCCTTGCAGTCCTCCTCGAAAAAGATCTTGCTCTGCATCTCATTGTCCGAAGCACCTGGACTGTAGATGTAATCATGATAGAAGATAGCAAGCTGAAGGTTCGACTTTCGCACCTTGGAAAGAGTGAGTTCTTCCAAATCCTGAAGCATCCGCTGAATGTGGAACAGATTGTGGTAGTGCCGACCCAACTTGCTATATTGATGAATCAGCGCCAGATACTTTCTGCGAGTCACTTCTTTGTCCGCAGAACCTTGGGAAACGACTGTCCATGCGCTATAAAAAAGATCCCACATGTCCATCACAGAACTCCTATCGGTACGGATGAAGCGTAGCTTTACTACTTCATACGGGGTTGTATTCTTCTTCGTATTTGAAGGTATCAGGATCCATCGCAGCTAAGGCCATTGTTCCAGCCCATCTTCGGAACTTGTCATCAGTTCCTTTGAATGTAGCACTCAAGACTTGGATGCTCTCTAAGGCTTTCGTGTATCTAGTGGCTAGGTTGGTGTTGTTGTAGACGGCTTGAATGAGTGTAGTGCATTCTGCTTGTTGTATAGGATCATCTGACCACATATAGGCTCCTACATTACTTACTTGATCCCGAAAGTGATGGCGTCTGTGTTTGGGTGAGTATAAGATCTACGGTCAATTTGCACCTCAGACTAATATACCCTTAATAATTAAAAAATCAAGAGCGGTTTTGCTTGTGTAGCTGATCCAGTTCGCGTCGTTCAAGGCCTCGCTTCATTGTACCGTTTGAAAAGATTTGCCCACTCCCGCTTGGCGAATTCGTACAGCTCCGAAGGAGTCATACCCTTCGTTCGAAGATTGACATTGCAGAACCGCATATCCCTACGACGGTCCTCGAGTGTGAAAGTTCGATCGTTAAAGGTCACGGAGACCATATCGAATACGCGGGTTTGAGTCATTTCGCACCAAAGGCTTCAAGGACTGGATGGAGGAGCTGCCACTTATTACCATCCGAGATGGCCTGAACGGTGGAGTCGATGAAGGCAGTTTCTGGATCCCCTTCAATCCACACCGCCACGATCTGATCCCCAGTCTGCTCAGCTGCGAGCTTGAAAGCCTGAACAGCCTTCTGGCGATCGGAAAGATCCATTTCACCCTTGAAGGCCAGCTTGTAGGTCTTGCGAGCAGCGAGCCGCTTGGAAGATTCGAAGACATCGAAGGCGTGCATCATCGAATCCATCTGCTTGGACCCAGAGATCACGTGGATGGTTACGGGACTGGGAATCTTCATGCTACCTCCGTGGGTCCTTCTTGGAAAGTTTTCTTGCAGACAGCATCCAGGGTTCGGGTATTGTACACCGCTACCCAAACATCCCCGATTGCTTTCTCCCAGCAACCATTGGTGGAACGGCGGTAGAGGAACATGTCGTTTCCCTCGAAGAACTGGTAGGTGCCATCTCCTCTGTAGTGATCGAACTCGAAAGCAACCTTCGACTTGGTCATCACCTTGGGAAGCTGTTCGCAGTAGAAGCAACCCTCCCGAAAATCCAGATGCGCGGAACACGCACCAGCAACTTCTGTTTGGGGATCCAGGTCATTTCAACCCCTTTCGGGTAAGGTCTTCCAGAATAGTGGCACGCTGACGAACGAGCTCTTCCAGGATGCTTCCCTGCAAAGGACGGGAAGTTGTATTGAATTCCGTTTTGAAATTGTCGATGGCAAGCTCGATACGGAACAGCTTGAGCAGATCCTTGATCGTGGCATCTGCGGTCTTGCACTCTTCCAAGAGACGATCCCGTTCGTCGACCACATGGTCTAGCTCGTTATTCAAACGATCGATCTCTGACATTTCTACCTCAGGGTTTTAGCGAATCTTTCCACGCGGAAAAACCACTTCATTACAAATATACGGTTGACGAATTAAAATGTCAAGGGTGATAGTAGTATTTCCCCACGAGGGCAATTCCACCCACGACAAGGGGAACTCCCAGTCCTAGGTGGAGCCAGATCGTATTCCGTGTACGACCTGCCTTGAGTCCGAAGTACCATCCCCAGACCCACATTAAGATGTAGAGCCAATCGAAGTAGAAAACTCCAAACTTGTGCAGGTATGTCGCCATGGATCCTCTAACCGAAAATTAAGCGAGCTTCAGCTCGTTGCGGGTCTTACCATGGAACTGAGCTTCCCCGCGCTCGGCATTGAAGGTGGTGAAGGGCAAGTTCACCCCACGTTCCTTCAACAGCTCGCAGAACTCGAAGTCGCAGGCTTCCGGGTACAGGCGCTTGTCTGGCACGTACTCGGTATTCTGTCGAACGTACTGCTCATCCTCGAAAGAAAGGATGTCATCTCCGAAGCCGTACATCACCTTGTAGATGATGCCATCTTCGAGGTACACGTGCCATGAATGACGCTCGCATGTGTAACCCCACAGGAGGGTCCGGTCGGACTGGTTCTTCAGGTCTTCACCCTTGAGAACCACTTCCGGGATACGACGAACCTGCTGAAGTTCCTTGTACTGATCGAGCTGCATTACTTCCTCCAGGGAGCAGAGATGGGTGCTTGCACATTGATCTTGGCGATGGTGACCTCACGACCACTCTTCAAACGGATCACAAAATCCACTTGAGTGTTCTTCATAAGATCCTCCACCTAACCAATATACTGTTGACAATTAAATCGTCAAGGCACAATTTCTAAAATCGGTGGTTAAATATTCATGTTCGAAAAACTGAAAGCCTATAAACGTGAGAAGAAAATCCTGAAAGCCTGTGGCTGCGTTTGCTACTGCCCAAGCTGCAAGGAGCCCTTAAATGATGCATCCGAATGGGCAGGGGACAAAGAAGGTCTCGGAACCTATATTTGCCAGGTGTGCCGCTTTAAGAGTACATGGCACTTTGGGATTGCTCCGGTCCCCATCTGCCTGAGTGAGCCTGGGAGTGAAGAAACCGTTCGCAGATGTCCACATTGCCACAAGCCTTGGGATCGGTTGGACATTCCGGTTTCATCCTGGTGGCTGAAAATGACATTCCGACCGCACATGGCAATCATCTGCCGTTCGTGTAAAGAAATTGTAGGGTACGAGTAACCGCCTTGACAATTAAATTGTCAATCGTATATTGGTAATCCGAGGTCCTTATGTGCATTGAATGCGCTCACATCGCTCAGCTCACAGTTGCAGCCGCTCCAGTGGGAATCTACTGGTGCTTGAAGAAGTTCAAGATCAAACTGCCCAGTAAGAAGAAGCAGGAGGCAAAGTGAAGTTCGTACATCGCAAGTCCAGTTGGACTGACATCAACTGGTGCCACTGTGGAACTGATCTCTCAGTGCCAGGTCGAACATGGGCGGTTTGAGTGGACGGAAACGATCCATAGCTTCCCAGTTCGAGTACTTCGTGCCATGGTTGGGCTCTCTCGTCCTTCGACTCCAAAGATCTGGGTCAAGTGGAAGGAGTGCTCTAATCCCTCGGGGCACCAATGAGTGTAGATGTTGAGAAATTACAATTGTTGATTATCGCTGTTGCCGAAGGTCGTGCAACAGTTCCCTTGGATGAAGAGACTCCAGGGTGCCTGCGAGCTGTTCAGAAGCTACGGCAGGTCGCAGATCAAGCCAGGATGGATCTAGCTAATCTTCTTCGGTAAAGACGTGGGGGGAAACCTTCATCCACCCATCGTAAGACCCACCGAAGTTTTCACCTTGTGGATCATCTGAATCATTGACAAGCATCTTACGTAGCTTGTCCTCGAACTGTTCGAGTGAAAGCTTCTTCTGATTGTAGATCACCACTGTCCAACCAGTAGAGCTTTCATCCGTGTAACCGGACATATCGCATTCGCAACCACAAAGTTTCTCTACCGCCTGCTTGAGCTGCTTCCTCAACCCTGGAGCATATCTACACGGATGTACTGAGGTGCCTTGGGCTTGGCAGCTTTCTTAGAAGTTTCCTTCAACCTAGCTTGCTTCGCTTTCTTGTCGTGCTGTATTGCCATCTTGGTGTGGTGAGACATTTCTGAATCTTTACCAATTTTCTCGTAAAGGGTTGCTGCAATTCTATGTAGGTGGGCAGCTTTGACATGGTCCTCAAACGAATTCTCTTTATCGGCTTTAGTTGTAGCTTCATTCGCTTTGATGGTAGCAGCCGCAGCTTTGTCCTTGTAGGTACCAGAGGTCAATTTTTCCGGCACGGTTGCTTTGACATGGAGCTTCATCTGCCACCTCTATTCTATTCTAACCGACATTCGTGAGGTTAAATCTTTGAGGGCAAAATGAAGCGTGTAATCATAGTTGCACTTCAGCAATACCTGAACAATGGACACGAACCTCGCCAGTCTGGAGCCCTCTGCAAGAACTGGCGCCAGGTACGAGAGATCCTGAGGAATGAATACAAAGACTGCAAGGTAACCATCTTCCGCCAGAAGTGGGCTCTACCTTACAAAGACTTCTGGGTCAAATCTGCGAGGAAGGAAGTTACCATCTATCTCAAAGGATTCAAGAAGTGAGAGCATGGTTTCGTAGACTCGGATGTTCTTTGGGATTTCATTCTTATTGTTTCCACATGGAATACTATCCTTATGAAGAGGGTGGAATCCAAGGAACATGTGCTTGGTGGATCCACTCTTGTTGCGACACTCCCCTAGAACCTGTTGAGTACAAGGTGACCAATGATTCTGACGCCTGAAGTAAAAGCTGAAATCGATAAGCTATCCATCTACCAGCTACTCCAAAGGAACCGCTTCGCACCTGCAGGAGACGAAATCTTCGAAGGTGAATCTGGTACCTACTTTCTGAAACGTATGTGCGAACTGCGTGATGCAAACCCTGCAGCGTACTCTCGTGCATCCCGAGACTTGGGTTGGGGATGAAACCACTTCCAATGATGATAATCTGGATTCTGTGCGGTCTAGGCATTGCCGCGATGAGCATGGCCATCCTTATGCTGCATCGAAATCGCCTGGTGTATCAATGGAGAACTAGAGCAAATTGTTCGTGGGCAGCTCGTTCCCAACTTGTAAGTGATCTCCTGAAACAGAACCCCTACATGTGGGCTCACTTCCCGGAAGACTTTAACTGGATCCTGCAAACAAGTAGTAAGTTCTGTTGTGAGATCTATGGTACACTTCCTTCGCACTCAGCCATGATAAATAATCTCCGTGCCTGGAACTACGAACAAGCGACTGGAGACTACGAAGTTCAACTTGAACTCACTCTCCAAACGATTCTTGATCGAGTTCACGAGGTCGAGGACAAGTACGAGTTCCTAAAACAGAGATATCTATGAGTTCCTATGAATGTCCGGTTTGCGAGTCCAAGGGATTCGAACCCAGTCGAACTGGTTATGGTTGCGCCTTCTGTGATGGAACTGAAGGCGGCAACCCACCTAGAAACTCCCGCGAGGAACTGGAAGCCCTACTCCAAGAAGCCAAGATCAAACTCCACCGCTGTCAGCACGAACTGAACAATCTAGTTCAGGGAGTGAAAATGATCGAGGAACTCCTTGAAGTTGGTTATGGCGTGAAACAGAATTTACCGGAGTTTCCTGCCCCTTGGACTTGTACGGACTGCCAACAACTGGTCCCTTCTGGTCAGTACCATGATTGTAAAGGTGGAACACTGTAATGCCCCTGTACGTGTATACCTGCGATCATTGCCATGCTAGTCACGAACTCCTAGAATCCCTCTCAGCTCCAGTACGACACGACTGCCCTTTCTGCAACTCCCAGGATTCTATGACACGTACTATCTCCCTCCCATCTTTTACATTGAATGGTGAAGGATGGTACAAGGATGGCTACTCGAAAGGTAAGGTGAAGGAATGAGTCTGACCTACATCCTCATGCCTAGTATCTTAGCCTTTGGAACCTACAGCACATTTCCTATTCCGCTTCCGAGCAGGCGCTGAAGTGACATCGAAACAAGATCGCAAACGCTTGACCAAGTCTTCACGAAGATTCTTTCGTAGAATGATCCGCAAGGGTGTTTTGATCAAGGTTAATTCCTTGAAGCTTGGATCCGTACGGGGAGTGAACTTCGCATGAGCAACGATCAAAAAGAGTTTCTCCTCAAGCTAAATATTCTGCTTCGTGAGTACAATGTCACACTCGCCACGTGTAGAGATACTGACGGCATCTCCATCATTATGGGTGGAGAAGAGTTTGCTTGCCCCATGGAACTTCCCACTGAATTCGAATCACCTGTGAAGGGTCATCTGTGAAAGAGCTACGGAAGTCCGTTTTCATCAAATTTGATCCACTTGCACCGGACCCCACCCGAACCTTCGAGAAGATGGAAACTGAGCACCCTGAGGTTGCCTTGAAGTGGATCGAGGAGATGGCAAGGGAAGAGGATGAACGCATCATCCAACACTGGGTACGCAAGTGTGATCGTAAATTCCGCAAGCAGGACTATCGCACTTGGAAGTCCCTCCAGAACCTACCCATCAAAGCACGTGTTATCAAGATGTCCACGGAGAAAGGATCCTAATGGTTTTTGATTCCACTATCCACAAGGACTCTCGTACCCACGAGATCGATATCCTCTTCAATGAAGAAGATACCGTGAATGTACCTGAGCTGATCAATCAGTTCCACCTTATTGCACTTCTCCTCAAACCAAATACGAAGAAATCTATTAAGTATCAAAATCAATTCGTACTGACCGTCCGCGCCAAGAAGAACTTCACCCCAGCAGCCTTTCTGTCCGAACATAAATCCTTCTTAGACGAACTTGCAGTACGTGGTCACATAAGGGAAAACTGATGAGAACCCTTCGTGAGGTTTCGATTGAACTCTATGAACTCCTGACAGAGGGAATAGATGATCCACTCAACTGGGAATCTTACGAAGATCCCAAGATGGGACCTCTCCTCCAGGAACTGCGTGCTAATCTTTCCACCGCTTCCACGAACACCCTTGCCATTGAAGATGTGGAAGCCCTCCAAGAACAAAGATGCCGAATCAATGCGCTCCCCCTGGAATCCATCACTTGGACTGAGAAGGGATGCATCATACCAGTCACCCAACAGCAAATCGAAGATTTCAAATTCACTGGCCTGAGCAACCTGGACTTCGTTAAACTTCGATGGTGGACGGTGACCCTATGATCGAACTCATCCAAAGATTACTCATTGGTCATGCCCACCAGTATACCACAATCAAAGAGGTGGAGTACAAAGCCTCCACGATCTATCCCACGAGGTTCGTGTACGTGATGCAATGCACCCATTGTGGCAAGATCAAATCCAAGACGGTGACACCATGAGCGGCGGTCACTACGATTATGCCTACAGCAGGATCAATCAGCTCGCAACTGATATCCGAGCGGATGTCATCAAGCGCTCCCAACCTTACAAAGAAGGTTACGGCGAGTACATCGTCGAACCCCTCCCTCCGGATATCCTCGCCCACATGACCCACCTTGCCCAGTTCCTTGATCAAGCTGGAGAATCCGCAAGGGACCTCGAATGGTTCCTGTCCGGAGATTATGGCGAAGATACCCTACGCGACTGCCCCTCCTGGAAATTGAGCGAAGCCCAAAGAAAGGTGGATGTCTAGTCTACCCTTCGACTTCCTTCCTGAACTGATTCCAAACGAGTACTATGACCGATTATAAAGTCCTATTCTCCCAAACCGTAGAGGATCTCCAAGAACAAGTCAAGACCCACCTGAACGATGGCTACCAGCTCGTGGGCGGCCTGAGTGTGGATGGCTCCGGTCAGCCAAACATGTTCTATCTATACCAAGCAGTTGCCAAGCTAGCCTGAAGCGCGCGGTCCTATCTACCTTTTGATTGTTATTCGTGCCGGGCGAAAAATGCCTTTTCCCCTCTACTAGCAATACGAACAAGTTGGCCCTTCCCCCTACTTCAGTCGAGGTTCCCATGAATGACTTCTGCCCCACCAAGATCGTATCCCTCGAAGTCCAAGAAAATGGAATCATACGCACGCTGGATGGCAATATCTGTGCACGCCTCGTAGATGACTTTGAATATGCACAACTCCCTCTACCCTCTAAGATAAACTATCCTGGCACCGTCATTAATGAGAAGCTGACACCCCCGCAGGGAACCCCCACTACTGCGCATGAACTTGCCGCCCTACTCCTCCAATGCCCCGAGGGTACCCTAGTCAATGTCATTGCGAATAACTATGCCTACCCCTTCACTATCACTTATGGAGGAGGAGGAGATAGTGAAGGCCGCTCTACCTACACCACAATCAGTTTGTACGTGGATGCCCTGAATGGCTTTGAAAAGTTGCAAAAGGTGATCGAAGAAGTAAAATCCTCTCGTACCGAGAGATTACATCTCCTGGGAGATCATCCCAGAGATCTCAAAGAGTAACACTTCGTGCTTGGGTTACCAAGCACCCCGGAGAATCCACGTGAAAAAAGAGACATCTTCTCGTAGCTGGGGCAGGTAATGGTGATCCGCTTAGGTGGTATCAAACCCTACGAGTGTCCCTGCTGTGGGGTCAAAACCCATACTACCACGAATAGTGAGGGCGCCATGGTAACCTATCATGGAGATCCGCGCTGCCCCTTTTATAGTAAGAAGGAGAGGACCGATGAGGGATTGCTGCCTACGCAACCATTGCCCCCTCTGTAGAGGGGAGACCCATATTGATAGTTACGTTTGTCCCTGCCATAAGCAAATTACTGATGATAATTTGCCGTTAATTGAAAGTGCGCATGAGGGTAAAAATTCGGTGTCGGCGAAAAACGGCATGAGGGCAATTATACGACCTGCGCAGGATTTTCGCCGGTAGACGATATTTAGAAACACGGGGGTGGCGAAGTTTTTATAGGGTTCAACGGGGCACCCCCGTGTAGGGAACTAGGGGGTGGGCAGTCTCTAGGGCACCCCCGTCCGGAGAGCCTAGTCTCCTCGTGCCCCACTAGTCTCCTAGCTCTACTCTCTAGTCTCTCTAGTCTCCTAGCTCTAGTCTCCTAGCTCTAGTCTCTGCCCAGTGAGCCAGGTGGGGAAGCAGGGAGCTCCCTGGTCCTCGTGGAGTTTGATACAGGTAGGACAGTAGGGACCCTCGCCACAGTAGTGGCACAAGGCTAAGAGACTGGAGGGGCAGGAGCACTTACAGCCAGGGCACTCTACTGTGAGAGGTACCTCAGGTCCACGCAGAGGGGTACTAGTCATACTCATACTCCCCAGGAGGGAAGGGAGGGTGCCACGTGCTGGAGGTCATCGTCCATCTCCCAGGGTCAGGGAACCATAGGCACGCTGACGGAGCTCAAGGATCCTCTCTAGGTCCTCTGGCTTGTAGTCGAGGGACTCGAGGTGGGTACGGAACTGTAGGTCCTGAGGATCATCTAGAGGGATAGGGTTGGTCATACTTCCACTTCTTCGATGGTGAACTCGTTGTAGGTGAACGCCACGATGTCCCAAAAGAACTGCTCGTGCTCGTGAACGCGGGAGATAGATTTGGACCCCCACTCGGAGGAGTTACGGGCTTCCTGGGTGGCGAACTTCAGGTCGAACACCGTGGAGCAGAGATCCTTGCTGTCGTAAACCTCCGACACACGGCGCTTGGTGGCGGGCAAGTCCACAGTACTTGGGCGACCCTTGAAGGCGTCGGCAGGAAGTTTCCACTTCTCGACCCACCAGTTGATGTCCTCCTGGGCAGGGTCGATCATGCTGAGACGCTGGATCTCCGCGACCTGCTCGTCGTAGCCGGCGGTGAACCCCAGCAGGTTCTTGAAGCGTGCCCACTTGGAGGGTTCCTGCTTCGTGGCAGGGAACTCTTCCCACTTGGGACAGATGTGGTTCTGACAGAAGATGGCGTATCCCATGTCGTCAGGCTCCTGGACAGGATCAGGCGGGTTCATAGGTGGCGGCGAAGATGTCGGGTTTGATCGGATAGAAATGCACTCCATCCGGTTCTGGCACAATCCAATCCCCTGCCTGGATGTAGCAGCGTTGCCCATGGATCGTGACAACATAGGGGGCGAGGTCTTCTTCCCTACGCCACACACCTGCGGGGTCGTTCATACCGTCAAACTGAACCGCTTCGATCTCAACAGGGATCTTTCGGAATCTCGGCATGGCGTCCTTTCGAGGGTCGTGCAGCTGGATATTAGCAATCATCCATGTATGCCTTGCAGCAGACTCACGCCTGGGGTTTCGAGAGGATGTAGACATCAATTTGCTCGGGCGTCAGATTGTCGTGATCCCACAGTTCCTTCGATGCCCTGTTCCGGCGCTCCTCACAGGTGCACAGGTAGGCGCGGCTAGGGTGCGCCCCAAGGTAGGGGCAGTTGGCGAGATGAGTGTAGGGCTGTTGGTCGAGGTTCATTGAAAGCCCTTTCGAGGGTCGTGCAGCTGGACAGGTGCTATATGTTGAGGAAGACGATGCGTCGTGACAGGATTTTCTCGTATTGCTCCATGACCAGTTCCTGTTTGCACAGGAGGGATTTGTTCTCTCTGTCCAGCGAGTCGAACTCCTTGGTGTCAATGAAACTCCTGAGTTTCTCCAAGCGCTCACGCAGCTCTGTGCGCTCATTGAGGAGTCGGGCCTTCACATCCTCTTCCATCTTGTTTCCTTGAGGGTTGGTCATTTGGTTTTCTCCTGTACGGTCTTGTAGGAGTAGTGGACTGGTGTGAGCATGACTTGTACCTTGAGGGCGCCCACCTTGAAGGTGAAGCCAAAGGGGCGCTTGATCATTTTGAGGAAGGTGCCACCAGAGGCTTCCACGACTGGCTTGAGCTGCGCACTGAAGGTCTGAACATCCTGGGAAGGATCCTTATCCCAGGACTTGAGGGCATTGTTGATGTGCCAGCGTGCATCCTGATAGACCTTGTTGGCTACCTCTCTTTGTTCCAGCGTGGGTGCTTCCATAGTGGCTCTCTCCTGTTAGGGATAACCCTAAGGATGGTTCTTCGTGATAGGTATATCTCCCAACCCCTTGAGAATCCTCCCAGATCCTATTATTGCCCTTGACAATTAATATGTCAAGGGTATATTTATAGCTGGGACAACCATGGCACGCACGCTACCGCCTATCCCGAGGAGGAACAAAGTGCTAAAGAGTAACTTCAATAAGCTCAAGCCTGGAATCTATTCAGTTTACTGGAGAGGTCTTCTTGGAACGATGAGAGAACAAGATTGCTTGGCTGCCGTTGGAATCTCTGAGGATGGTACCCGCTGGATCGCTCCTACAGATAGCACTCGGCCAATGGTAGATGGAGCTCATAAAAAGATCGAAAAGATCACTAGGATCTTATAGTCCACGAGTACGATTGGGATTGCACAGGAATCGTTCTCATACAATCACCGCCTTCACTATGGCACTCTGACCTTCAGCTCGGTCGGTATGGGTGATAGAAGTCACCTTAGCAAACTTAGCTCCACCCAACTTAGCTGAATCCTCTTTGGTCAAACGAATCATCTCTCCAGCGATAGGGACTCGTGATAATTTAATAAAGGTGGTTAATGTCTTCGTGTCGATCTTATTCTTCGCCATGGTATTTCCTTTGAGGGTGTAGGGTGTGAGGTCGGGATCCAGCAGTGGTTCGAACATGTCTTAATGTTCGTAGTCCTTCTCGATCCGTTGGAGGGTATCGTTTTTGAATTTGCAACCTTTCAACGTGAGGAAGGCACGGATATGTTGTTTGTAGTGTTCAGGAACTTGGGGATCGATGAGGTACAAGCGTGCTCGCATTGTTTCCATCTCATCGTCCGGATCAACTTCCTTCTTCACCTGGCTGAGGGTGTAGGCTTCATTCTCCTCGCGATACTCATCTGGGAAGGGATTGGTTACCATACCCAGGTCAGCAAGATCATCTGTCACGCAGGAGGCTTCGAATCCATCGATGGCGAGGAACTGCATGGTGCGTTTGTAGTTGGCTTCGAGGGTGGATCTTGTCTGTAGGTTCATTACCATAGCCTAGTCCACCACAAGGAGATGTGCGTGTACCAAGGGATAACCGGTTTAAGATCCTCTTTCCGGATAGCTTTACGAGGTTGTCGAACAACTGGGCTCTGCACGAGTGCCTCCACATACCAATATTGCCCTTGACGAATTAAATGTCAAGGGTATATTTATAGCTAAGAGGTAACTATGGCACGCAAGCTACCGCCTACAAGATACTCCAAGGTATCGGATGCAGGGTTGGAGTACATCATCAAGGATGCAACTGAGGCGCTGCGTGCCATCGAATCCTTCGAGGATCCCAAGCATCCCAGTCTGGCAAAGTACACAGATCAGGTGAACGATGCTTGTACTGAGAAGTATAGGAGAAGCCAACGTCCAAAAGTCTGAAAGCTTAATGGTGGGAGGCAGATTTGGAAACCTACACGGATCGGCTTGCAGGGCATCGTTCGAAGTTAGCGCTCTTTCAGAAGCAGATGTCCAATCCAGCTACCAAGCCGGAGAGGTTAGAGAAATTGAAAGTGTGGTGTAGGAAGCATGAACGTAGCATCCGCATCATTGAAATCCTTTTGGATATCAAACCCTAGGAGGAACGATGTACGATTATGATCTGAAGTTCAAGGACGCTCAGGGGAAGGTGGTCAAGTCCATCTCCTACCAAAGTCTCATCACCCTCCTGATGGTAAGGGATGAAATGGTACAGGGTAGACCCCTCTCCGAAGGCGGTACCCCTCAGGTGGCTATGATCTCCGAAATGGTACGCAACAAGCTAGGCGCTTCGTCCGTGGATGTCTTCTTCAATGGCAACCAGATTCTGTAAAGGGAGAATTTATGAATGGCTGGAAACTCTATATTGAAGATTCATTGAATAATGAAAAGGTGGTTCAGAATCCAGATGGGCAGTCCCTCAGAGCTTAGACTCTAGAAAGAAAGGAATCTGTCATGGCTAAGCTTGAAGATCAATTTGAACTTAATTTGTAAGAGGCACAACCATGCATCACAACACCAAATCCTTCTTAGCTCCCGGCTTCGTACCGGCAGGAACTCCCATCCTCACATCTACTGGCTATATCCCAGTCGAACTCCTGAAGGTTGGAGATGTTGCTATTGGACTCGACGAGCATACCCTCGAACCCATCCTTGTGACCATCACTGCAATGAGTGAAGAAATGACGCACAAGCCCGAAATCGAATAAGGACTAGTGCCTCCAAGAAGTTCATCCACGCGCAGCATGCCATCGACCTGAAGAAAGATGGCCTCTACTACCTCTACCATCGCAACGAGCGCTAATTATCCTAACTATCCACATCACACCCAGTGATATACTTCCTAACCTGGGAAGTATATCACGGATTAAGATTTATTTTAGTATCCGAAATACGTAAATTTTCCCAAGATTTCCACACCACCCCGTGAGGTAATCCCTTGCCGAATGAAGAAGCCTGGGAAGTATATCACGGATTAAGATTTATTTTAGTATCCGAAATACGTAAATTTTCCCAAGATTTCCACACCACTCCGTGAGGCGCTACAGTGCGCAGACAAACTGTACGGTCAAAGCCTAAGACCAAGCTGCCCAGAGAATGATCTCGAACTACTATGCCGTTTTCCTTAGGGGTTTCTTTCGAACTATTCCTTGATGAGATAGGCGAAATCTTATTCTGCGTACTAAGATCTAACTTCTTTTTGGTATTACGTGAAGTTGATTCTAAATCATTTAACTGAGAAGGGGAATTCACCAGGGTAGTATCCTCAGATGAGTCCGAGGAGTAGGATGGGCTTTTTCCAGGGGTTTTGATAGAAGGAACTGCTTACAGTGCGCAGATAAACTCCAATCCCTCCGGTACAAGATCGAAGCCCAAGATCAAGCGCTGCCCAGAGGGATTGACACAGAAGTTCGAAGCACCCAAGCTGAATACTGATCCATCCAACCTAGCACGCTGCTTGATATCCGTGACCTTCCCGCCTACATAGAGAAAGCCCTTGTGTGCCCGGTAAATCGTCTTGATGCCTACCTTGTGACCCAAGAGCCTGTCCTTCCAACCTACCGCTACCCTAACCGTACTCTTCTTAAGCAATTCCTCGTAGGTATGCACGAGGATCCTACCATTGTCGAATTGTACCACTAACTTATCCGTGGGCTCCACGCAAACTGCCGTTTTAAGTGGCACCCTACTGAAAGCCCTCCTACCATTAGGACCTTCATCCTGCAACCGGCATATCAGCGTGCCATCGCTCCCCAACCCCACCACCACCTGATCCCTATCTGGCACAACTAATAAACACTCCTGCTGCTCCCGCTCATACCCTAACCGCTTACCTGGCGCATATACCGATACCGCTTCCATATACCCACCAGAGTCCACGAATGAAAAATAATCCTTACATTCCCCTACTAACTTACCCGTGAACCCTCTTCCTCGTATAGGCTGATCCTGAGATAACTCCCATCCCTTATCTGTCACCACTACCCAATTACTCCTGGACTCTAACTTCTTGAATTGTGGCAAATCACTCTTATCGCAATACTTGGTTGTACGTGGTAGGTCCGCTGCCTTATAAAACTCTACTAACTCATCCACCTGCTTCTTCAATTCAAATAGAGGAGAGGTCCCTTTCCAATAGATATACTTCTCCCTACTGCTTGCGTACTTGAGCTTCAACTGCTCCTCGTTCAATTTCAAGATCTGCGATACCTTCAATGACAAAGCATAATCTACCATCCGCGGCACGATGAACTTCGCTAATTCTTTTTTCACCAACTCCAAGGTTTCAGAACTAAGCGCCTTCAAGAACTTGGCGTGGTTCTGAATGATCTTGATCTGCGTATCCAACTCTAACGACTCTTGTTCATAGGTGGCTACGAGATCCGTAATACGTAGATCCCATAGTCCCAACCTATGCTGTGTCCAATAAGAGAGAATGTCTACCAGCGAGCACATCTTGATTTCGAATGAGCTTTCTTCACCACTCCGTGAGGCATCCTCGTTCGATGCGCCTTTTCGTAAGGGTTTCTTAGACTCGGAGGGCACTACCACGTGGAACTGATAGCTCTCACGCTTGATCAGAGCAGGTAGGATCCTCGTGCTGAACAAACGTGGATCTTTCATCACTACCTGCACGCTGACCGCTTCCGTCGAAAAGTCCGCGAGCTCGATCATCTCTTTCTCTACGAGATCAGCCCACGCAGAGCTCAGAGTCGAATAGGTGACTAGGGGTGCGAACCCAGTGATGGTCACCTTAGACTGCTTGAGATCGAGCTCATATGCGCAGCAGTACGCTAGAGAGCCGACCCCAGTGCGGTATATCTCGGCTATCTCGTCGTGCCCACTCAAGCAATAACACTTATTTTCGAGCTGAGGCCCCTCCATCAACGCAAAATAACTTTTTTCAGTTTTACTTATCTCACGGGAGTGGTTCGGGGAAACTTCTAAATTCCCTGGAACCCCATCTTCCACATCAACAACACCGGAAACCGGTGTGGAGGGATCATTATCGGGGGTAGGGTTACCCTTAGTCTTCTTACCACCAATAGGGGACTTAGAGTCATCCAGGGTGCTAATGCGTTCCTTTGCGAGGATCTTTTCGTACTGATCATTGATATAGGCTTGGGATGTTTTGGCTACGGACAGGATATGATGGGAGGGGATACTTCCAGAGAAGCCCATGGAGATGCCAGAGTAGCCATTGACAAGGATCAGGGGGAGGAGGGAGGAGAGGACTTCAGGTTCCTTTTCTTTGCCATCAAAGTTGGGTACAAAGTGGAGATATTTTTTATCCAGGAAGTGGGAGAAGCCCAGGTCAGTGATGCCGGATTCGGTATAGCGATAGGCAGCTGGGGGGTGGCCTTTGATAGATCCATAGTTGCCCACGCTTTGGATAAGGGGGTATTTGATAGTCCAGGGGGTGGCAAGGGCAACGAGGGCTTCGTATGCGGAGGAGTTATGGGTTACGAGGAGTTGGTCACCGCTTACGATGAGGGCATTTTCATAGTCATTGACGGTAAAGTCATACATAGGTTCAGGGGAGGGGAGTTCTTCAATTTGGATTGACTTGATATAGAGGGGATGGGGGAGGGAGGATTTATCTAGGACAAGTTTATCGGATTGAAGGAGGGAGGGGTAGTGTTGGATAACTTGGTAGGGTTTCAGGTCTTCAGCTTTTATCCAGCGTTGATTTACAAAGAAGGGGTGATTAGAGGTGCAGCGTACAGTTTGCCCATTACTTAGGTGCAGGTTGTAGATTTTGGTTGAGTATTGACCAATGCGGAAGGAGTGGGCAATAGAGGGAACTAAGCGACCTTCTTTGTTGAGGGATAGGACTTCAAGTTGGGGGGTATGGGATTCGATGAGTTGGGGGATAGTTTTGGGGATTCCATCCAGGCTGAACAGTTTGGTGTTACCCTCGAGGCAATCTCCATGGGGATTGTAGCTTCCGATTACATGTCCAATGATCTTCGCGCACTTGAGGGAGCCACGATCTGGTTTGAGGCCCATTTCGTAGGCGGACCAGAGGATGCGTCGTTGTACAGGTTTGAGGCCATCACGGATATCGGGGAAGGCGCGATTGAGGGAGATATAGTGGCCATACTCCAGGAGGTTGGTTTTGATCAGTTGTTCAGCGACTACGTGGGACATGGGGGGACCTCAGGGGTATAACCGGAGTGGAGAGGGTTTTCGCCTTGAACGAATAAAGAGAGGAGAAGGTAGACCTTGGATCGTTTGGAGTAACCCCTTTGAAAGTGGGGATGCCTGGTTATAATATGGGATGGAGGGTTCGATGACCAAGATGCGTATTCAGGCAGCAGTAGTCAAGACCAAAACATTCAACTACAAGGATGAGGAACAGGAGGCAAAGGCTTGGGCTACGAAGATGAAGGAAAAGGGTAACGTTGTCTTCGAGGATGACAAGGGTTCCGATACCTACTGCTTGTACGCTGCACCTTCCAAGAAGGATATTCAGGATTGGTGCGAGGAGCAGGAGCAGGAGGTCAAGTTAGTTTCTTTCACGGCTAGGGTCCAGGTTGCCTCCAACACCTCCATCTGGGCAATCTTACGGCAGGATGCTTTCGGGCAGGGGGATGCCATTACTCTAGTAACTGCGTTGAACGAGCAGGAAGCATTTTCAATCTACGCTATTGAGAGTGCAGGAAGCATAGCGCCCTCAAACGTTTCTGAGGAACAAAACAGGGCGGTGCTGGAAGAATTTTATGGGGACTACAAGGATGGTTACTACAAAGTTCTACCAACGGAAATGATTGGGTAGTCGGCTCGTTTGGAGTATATGCTAGAGGGTTTCGCCCAAGAAGAACCTACCTTCATCGCGGGAGAGGTTCAGGAAGAACTTCTGGCCATCTTTTCGTTGGAAGCCAAGGAGGTAGCGTGCTTCGCCGGGGGTTGGTCAGTAGGGACCTGGAGTAGCTTCCGATCAAGGGATACGTGGATCAGTTCGAAGGGTCCGCCGTTCATGTTTAGTTCCTTTGTTCAGGGTGCGATCAGTTGGGTCCTAGGCTTTCAGTGCCCTTGCCAGGTTTGACGACGAGCTTGGATTCCAGCCACGCATCAAACTTTGGGAATCGTTCGCATAACTTCTCAAGAATCCAGATGAGGGGTGTTGCGAAGTTCTCTTCCATGGGGACCTCGTGGGGAGTAACCCTTTTGAAAGTGGGGTTACAATTACTTATGGTGAAGCTACGTATTGCATCCCAAGGTGAGATTAATAGGATCATGTGGACCCTCGGTCATCTGCGGAAGGCAGTGAGGGGGCTTCACAAGTACGAGTCGTCTGTCAATGTGGAGGGGAAGGTAGCTCTCAAGGCAGCGATGGGAGTTTTGTTGGAAGTAATCAAGCAGGAAGAGGGTAAGATCGAGAAATTAAAGTTCGAGGGTGAAGAACATCCTCGAACCTGGAGCATTCGGAAAACGGTAAAGAGTCTGAGTTGGACCCTTCGGAAGTTGAAGTTTGCTTCCAACGATCTACAGATCTATCTGGGTCCACACCTTCTGGGTAAGACCACGATAGGTAAGGATGCCATTCTGCGTGCGAAGGCCATCATAGATCAAGCTGTGAATGAGATGCAGGAGAAGGTTAAGGCTCTCGAGGGTGAGCTGTGGAGAGAAGTCTTTCCTGATTAGTAGGTGCAGGTGTAGCACGAGAACAGTTGGTAATCGTTCTTCAGTAGCTGAAAGTGGGGTTACTATTACTTATGGTGAAGCTACGTATTCAAGCAAGTGTCAAGGCGAACATGTGGGATGATGCTTATCACCCAAGTAAGCTTGGTCCCTCTTTGACCATCAACCCTTGGCAGGAAGATCAGTTCTGGGTGGCGCCAAAGGATCCAGGTATTCCCGAGGAAACGAAGCAGCATCTGAGGGAGTGGTTGCAATACAACAACAAGAGTTTGACAGGCGAGGATCTCAATTTCTTGATGCGTAAGTACTCTTACTCCGGGACGATGTTTCGAGGGGTGGGGTTTCAGACCATGGAAGAGATGGAGGAGTTTCTATCCACGTTAGGGAATGAGAGGCATCCTACCTCGTGGTCCAAGTCTTTTGAGGTAGCCAAGGAGTTCGCTTCGGAGGGGCAGACTCAATCCTCCCTTCCCAATCATTGGTTGGTTCTGAAGTATAAGGGCAAGGCATTCGACTTGCACAAAATGCATTTGAAGCTCTCTCCACCCAGTCAGAAGAAGAAAGATCGTGGGGTGGTGAGGGAGCAGGAACTAGTGATCCCTGCAGGATCCTACAGCTTCGAAGTAGTGGATAAGGGTTAGTCCTGCGTGCAGGTAGGGCAATATATTGCAGCCAGGGGTGGAGCCGCATGTGGTGCAGGCGCCTTGGAGGGTTGGGAGTAACCCTTTTGAAAGTGGGGTTACAATTACTTATGGTGAAGCTACGTATCAAAGCCGGTCTATCTAATAGGGTCTACCATTTCACAACTCTTTCCTCGAAAGCATCTCAATTAGTTGTGGTGGATGTTCAGCCAGTACATCGTGGGTTCATTCACTTTGATGTTCCTAGTTTGATGAAGAAGTTCGAGGACTATGGACGGGTGCTCATTGTCTATAATGGGGCAGAGTTAGGTTACGAGGATAGTCCAAATACCATTCAAGAGTGGTATTTGGAGGAGGGTATGAACGAAGAGGTTCATTTAGAGTTTAAAGATAAGGCTTACGGTTTTCTTCGTGGGGCAATGGATACTGGAGTTGCTGACGAGAACATCGTTGGAGCAATCAAGGTAATGCTCGAAGAAGACTTATCAGATAGCAGGGAATTATCTACCGAGATGCAAGAGCAGTTTGGTTTGAGTGAAGATACAGCTATCAGCATTCCGGATGATCTGATAGATGCCTTGAAGGATTTCAATGGGGCAGATATTTGCGGTGGTGGAGATAACGATTGTTTAAGAGAAGTGGAGTTGCTAGCTGAAGGTGCTGGCTTAAGATTCAATCGTTTGTATCGATTTGTTTATTAAATACGCGGTTCCTCGTGCCCTTTACGATTGGGGTGGTACGAATCCCACCGAGCCAGCTTCTTGATATGCATCTGCGAGCATAGCAACAGCTTTTTCAATTTTCTCTTTGAGTGAAGGGATTGCTTCTACAAGAGGGTGGCTAGTTACATGTTCCTCAATCGTGCAAATGATAACGTGTAGACGATCCACAACCTCGTGGACATGACCGTCATCTAGACCTTCAGGCAGGGGAGGGAAGGGTGGCATCATCTGAGTCCTACAATAACTGCGTATAAGTATCGGGGTTCTGGATCATAGTAGGTCGTGCTCTTGGCAATACTCTAGAGCAGCGAATACGGGGCCAGTGATCCACGCTTGTTCAATTTCCTGGGAGGTCCATACTCTTCCAGCATTGTCTGGTTTGTCTCCCAGGTTCTTCATGGCTTCGCAGATAGGGCAATAGTCTCCAGTCAGGAGATAGGGTCCACCCAGTTCCACAGCTCGATTGGTGATCATCCAATGGCAAGACATCAGGGGATCGTAGGGTGCCTCACCTCCTTTCAGTTCTGTCTGTAGGCGTGCTGCAGCTTCGCTACCACCTTGGGCTACGAGGTGTGACATACCGGTGGTTTCGATTGACTGGCGTAGGGCGGTCCAATGATATTCACAGATCTTCATGTGTTGATCCTTTAATCGTTGCTGGAGGACGATGATCGCGACTAGAGCTTCTCGATAGCATCACGAAGATCAGTTACAGGATTCGAAATTTCAGTATTCTTGATCCCCTCGGTTTCAATCTTCATGCCAATGCTGATGGCCAGAGCCGCAAGTCCAAACCACCCTTCAGGGGATGTGGGTTGAACTGGGTAAATGCGTTGTTGCCAGAAGTCTGGTGTTCCACTATCAAGGATATGCAGTGGAACGTATTTTTCTAGGCTTCGAATGCAGTCTTGCAAGCCAAGGGTTACATCCTCAGTTTGATAGTCTCCAAAGAAGATATTGTAGGTACTTCCAAAGCCTATCTTTCGACCATCGAAGATCTGTCGGTACAACCTCGTCCAAGAATCGTGGGAGTACTGATTGTCCGGCATGCCTGGAATGATCAACTGTTCTACCAAGTTCGCAGGGAAACCCAGTCCCAGAAGAATCGTTTTGGCTAGCAGGTCCGGGTACTGGGTTACCAGAACGCATTCATCGCGTTCGAACCTTACTTCGTACCCATTGCCTACCTTCTTGATGTGAACGAATCGAAACACTTCATCGTTTGGTAGTCCGTGGATTCCACATTTTGGCGGAACCCAGCTTTCGCTGCGCTTCATAGTAACTCCATACGATAGTTTAAGGGTCCGTCGTGTCAGACCTGAATAGTTAACCCTACGTTCCTTGTTCTAGCAGGAGGGTTCTAATGGGTACCTCACGGTTGTAGGGATTAACCTTGAAAGAGGGGTTACAATAGATAGATAGATGGAGGATTCCAATGGGTAAGCTCAATTGTAGCAGGGAAGAAGGACCGGGTGTAAAGAAGCTTCGTATCCGTGCTGGTGTGCCTAAGAAGGCGGCACTCGTGGGCATGCCAGTCCCAGGCTGGTTCATCTTCTACAATCTGGGAAGCGGTAACTGGGAGGTCGAGGCAGCGCCCAATCCAAATACTGCGAGCCGGGAAGAACTGCAGAAGGTGATGGAAGACTTCAAGGAGTTTGGGTACAATGACAATATCAAACGGCACGGTCATAGCCGTACCTTCTATGTAGAGATTACACCAGAGATGGTTCAGGATTGGGCTTCGGAAGGTGTGGAGAGCTGGGAAGATGATATGGTCACAGATGCCATTCAAGGACTTCCAAACACGGATATTCGAAGAATTTTAAAGCAGAAGGGCTCCAAGAAGGCATCTGAGCTCAGGATTGTATCTGGGAAGAAGGACCAGCCCAAGAAGCGTGAAACCTTTGAGGAAGCAGTCGAGCGCGGGTACAAGGAATCCAAAGAGGTATTCGAGAAGCTTCAAAAGAAGCCGGTCCTGGTATCCGATGGGTCTACTACTTCGGACTTGGGATCTCAGCAATCCTAAAGAATGCGCAAATAAGACTTGCCACGGAAAGAGGTGGAATCCTGTAGCCAGGAAGGTCCTACGATGATCAGGTCTGTGCGGTTCAGGGTCTTGGCTAGTTGCTTGGGGTACTCGAGGTCATGGTTGGGCCACACATAGATGGCACGTTGTGGGGCTTTAAGCATTTGTTTTGTGGTACGGCCTGTTTGGTTCATGGTGGATCTGCGTAGAAGATCTTGCGTATGGTGCAGTTACCAAAGTCGAGGGTGCCTTCGATGAAGGTGGGTTGTCCTTCGAGGGCCACGATCAAGCAGATCTTGCCTTCACGGTAGGTGGTCCACTGTTGCAGCCTCAGGAATCGTTTAGGGTGTAGGAGATAGAAATGGCAATGGATCTGAGCCTTGAGGATGTGGAGTAGTCTTCTCATCTTACCATTCATTTTAGTGATTTCGTGATGAAAGTCTGGGTTCGAGATCATGATTCGCTCCGAGGGAAGTAACCCACTAAAGATCCTGAAAGAGACTTCTATCCCTCACATCGCTAAGGGGGCTTCGCGTGGTGGGTTCGTTGTAGCTGGGTTCCTTCTGATCCGTGATGGTCAGATGGGCAGGGTTGTCGCCTGTTATACCCCAAGGGCCTTCTTTCAGGACAGCGAACGCAGGCCACGTGCTATTTGAGCCAGATCGAATCCAGATCGCAGTATCTCCAGGGAGAGGGGAGTTCTGAAGTAATTCGATCAAACGGTCTTTGGTCAGTACAGGGCGGTCACTCATTCGTCCAGCTTCCTTTTTAAGGGTGTCCCAGTTCTTCACTAGATTCACCAGATGGTTGGCTTTCGCCTTTTGCTGTTCGGGACTACCATAGGTTGCGCAGCACATGCATCCACCTGACAGGAGGGCGTTACGGCAGGTGCAGTTCTAGTGGCAGGGCTGGTCAGCGAGGAGGCAGGGACAGGTCATATTTTTCCTCCCTTCGGGATCACTGCAGAGCAGGGTATTGGGCGCTCTCCATGACTCGATCAAACACTTTCCAGGCTAGACCAGGGTTCTTCTCACCTTCGAGATAGCGCTTGGCGTAGCCCAGGGCAGTACCTTTGTCTATTCTGCGTGAGGACCATCTGACTAGGGCTTCTGCGAGGGTATCTGCTGCGAGGTTCTCTGCTGGGGTCATAGTTTCACCGGAGCAGCCTTTTGATCCTCTTCGGATCCCCAAGCGGTACGCTTTACCGTTACTTCCCAGGAGCCAGCACGAGGTCCCAGCTCTAATGGAAAGACTGAGAGGGTAGCTTCGGGGTTGAGGTTCTTCACGAAGGAAACCAGAAAGTCCTTCCACTTCTGGGCGCACTCCGCGTCCATTTCAGCAACTCGTTTCAGGAAGAACTCTGGTAGCTGAGTGTTCATGTTGGCTCCTAGTAATGATAGAGGTTCCCTTGCTGGGGGGATTCTGCCTACGTGTTTGGGTTCACTTGCTTCGAAGTTCATTTTCTAGCTTCTCGACACGTTCATGGCACTGGCGAGGGACATATCGATGAACGTCAGTGCCAGAGTGGTTCCTCAATCATCCTGCCAGTTCTTCTGGAAGGCATCGAGCTCCTCCTTGGACTTGGCTACATATTCCTGAATTGTCATGTTAGTTCCAATACACTAATTGAGGTGAATTCTTGACACCACAGTAAGGGCATCGAGGTTTTCCAAAGAAAGCGAATCGATGGAAGTCTTTGTCACATCTTCCGCAACGAAGACCCCAGGTTCGGAACCATGAGATGGTCACGATCGTTGGGTAGTAGAGTTTCGTGGGTAACGCCTTACCATCCATCTCCATCAATCCCTCTTGATAGAAAATATAACGTTTCTTTCTTTGATTGCTTCGATAGATTTTAGGATGTCCTCGTCCGAAGGGGCGGTCTTGGGGAGGTACTCCGGTCGATAAACCTTCAGATCGAATGCTTCAAGAGCCGAATGAATGATCCGAGCGATGGTGGTGCCACCATGACTACCTGGGCCTGAAATCGTGATGGTCACGTGGATGGGTTCGGACATGTGGATACCTCCCATTGGTAACCTTCGATGAAGAGGGTTACAATAGAATATTGGAGCAATTCATGGTCAAGCTTCGTATTCAGGCAAACGTACCTGGATTCATGGAAGATGATGCGATCATCCGTGATTTTGTGGGTACTGGCTTGAACGATCGTATGTTATATGAGCACATCGTACAGCAGACTGCGAGCCATCAGATTGCCAGGTACGTGGACAAACGCCTGAAGGAGTTGAAAGAGACCCTTGGAGAAGAAGGACTTTGGAACCGTCATCTACAATTGAAAGGGACGAAATGACCAAGCATAAGATCACTTCTGGTAAGAAAGCGGAGTTGTTCAACGAAGGCAACTGGCAGGATCATCTAGTGCAGTTCGTCGAGTCCTGGGCACACGATCAGATCAATGCTGACGGTACAGGTCCTACGTGGAAGATGGAAATCGAAAGGGCTAAGCAGGAGCTCTTGGAGAAGCTTGAAACCACCTGCACGGAAATAGAAGAGAACCTTCACAATGGCGAGTACTACGTTTAAGGAGAAAGACCATGGGTAAGCTACGTATCCGAGCCACCTTCAAGGCATTGAAGTTGCCCAAACGACTTCTGGAAGAACAGAAGAAGATGGAGAAGGACAACTCCGACATGCATTGGGTGCAGGATAAGATGAAGAACGATACAACTCTGGAACAGCAGGAAGAAGCTACTCCAGGGGACAACGAAGGAACAGATTGATGAAACTCCACATCAAAGCATCTCTCAAGCGTGCAGTTCTCACGATCACCACGCTTGAGGATGTGCTGATGGCGCGTCAGTTCATCACAGAACGGGATGGTCAGTTCCAGGAAGGTGGAGCGATCATTGCACCTGAAATCATCAAGCAGATGCAGGATCAAGGTTTGATCCACTTGCGTTGGCAGGGGAATGATTACTCTAACTGGGAGCTTACTCCTGAGGGATTGAAGGCCAAGGAAGCTCTGACCAAGAAAGTGAAGTACAAGAAAGGTGATGAGATCTGGTACTTCCAGCCCACCCAATTTCTAGATATGCCACGTGTACCCAATTCCTTTTCAGGTATCTACGTCGCTTGCATCCTCTGTACAGTCAAGAGTTGCGGTATGAAGCAGATGACCCTTGAGCGCAAGGTGGGTGGCAAGATGATGCAATACTTCATCAAGCCAGAACTTTACAAGAAATGGGCGGTACCTGCTACTCAGTTTCATTCCGAAGCTGAAGTAGTTGCCTATGGGACAAAGCTCAGTGCAGATGAACTAGATCGTGTGATAGAGTGGGACGAATCCCGTTGGCGAAATGCTCAGAAGAAGTACGCAGAAGATCCCAAGGGTCTAGCGTTTGAACAGAAGGTTTACGATGATCATAGGACACTCCTTGATCTGGTGAAGCCCTTCGCAAGGATCGTAGACTAAATCCTGACGGTATTCTTCTCCGTCCTGGATTGGATCAGAGCTGCTGCCTGCTTCAAGGAGCCTTCGGTCCATAGATCGAATCCTTGTGCGCGAAAGAGGGAATCTCTGCAGGTATCCCCTTCAGTTGCAAGGGTGACCCCTCCAACCTCAAGATGTAGCTTACCAGACTGGGCACCCTGGTAGAGTTTGATCATCAACTCCCGGTTACGAATCCGTTTCGTAATTCGTTGACATAGTTCGATTGCTGTGGAGTAAGGGGAATGAGCTTCACTACTTGACCAACAGCGAACATTTTCTTGCAGTTGGGACACTCTACGTTGTAACAGAATTCCGCATCTACGTGGCTGTGGTGACCACATAGGCAGTGCAGATCCATGCACACACTTGTGCCCTTCCACTGTATCCAACCATGAGCGATGCCCTCAGTTGAGGTATCCTGACCATACACCGCATTGTAGTGTTCAGCCCAACTATCGGTCATGCTCTCACCTTAGTAGATTCTTTGTGATACCACAAGAACGCGCAGTAGTTAGAAACATCCAAAGGATCACCCTTCTCTAGATGCACCCTCAGATGTTCTCTGCACTCGTCCATCCAGTCATCTCTTGACCAGTCAGCTTCGTACCCATACTTGTCTTGAGCCTTCTTCAACTTCTCTGCCATTGCCTGAGCAAATCCCAGGATCAGGGAAGCGGTCTTAGGGTTGAGCTCAGCAGGGATCTGTACAATCCACTGCTTCTGTAGAACTGGGCACCATTCAGGTGTAATGTAGGAATCTCCGATTGATTTTCGTTCAGGGAAGTCTGGGTGCTTGCAATAGTGATCGAATCCCGAGTCTCCCTGGCACTGATACCTTTCCTGTTCGTGGCACTCACAACCCATGCAGTGATGTTTGATCTTAGGTCCAATCATGCCAACCTCGAATGTAACCAGTCAGCGTACTCCTGCATACGAAGCAGGAGGATCGCGAGCAGGGGATTGTCGGTGATAGTAACTTCCCAGTGCTTTGTTTTCAGTAGGACCTTATGAGGTGTACGATCACCTTCCCAGAATACGAAGACACTGGTTCCATTGAGAACAACGTCTAAGATCTCTCGACCATAGTAGTAGTAGAAGATATCGTTCAAGTTCGATCCGTGAATGTTTGAAGAAACTCTTTCTTCTTCCTTGGTCCAAAGGTGACTCCGGTTAGAGTCCAGCACTGGTAACGGTCTTCCATGAAAGTGGAATCCTGGGAATTGAGTTCCTCTCTTGTGGCTACGAACTTGTTCTGATTCGAGGCCCAGATCCCATACTTGTTCCGTACGATCTCGTAGTGTTCGAGTTGCAGGATACGAAGATCCTCCTCGTACGCATCGGATAGTTCAAGGGTTGGGAAGTGAAGGGAGAAGCCATCCGAGCCGAAGGTAACTTGCATTTTGAACCTCATTTTAGATAACCGAAAGAGCCTGTATCTCAATAGTGGGGGTGACCTTGAAAGGGAGATGCTAGGCACCCTACTAGGGATGAGCGTAGAGCCCACTCCTTTGAAAGTTTCTCCGCCGTTCCGCTTACATTCGCAGCAGATGAGGGGTGCGATATCGTGGGTGTTAACTGGAACTGGGTTGGTCATCCAGCACCTGTGTATCGAGTGGAAAATCCACGTTTGGAAAGTCTGATGTTTCCGTTGGGAATGGTGTATCAAGTGGAAGGGGTCCGGAATAGAACATCCCAAGTTTGATGCACGCAGCACGAGCCTTGGCCTGCTCTGTGTAGATGCCCTCGAGTTCCCATCCCTTGTTCACAAAGGACTGACCTACGATCCAGACTTCCATTACTTCTTCTCCGGGTAAGCTCGTTGTTCTGAGAACGAATAGATTGAACAGAAGGCAAGATCCTGAAAGAGCTCTTGAAGTACCTTGTGGGTCTTCTGTTCGGGAGTCAGTTTGACTTTCATTAGTTCAACTCGTTTTCCGCGAGATTGATCAGTCCTTGAAGAAGTTCCGGATCCTGATGGTGAAGATATTCGACGACCTTCTTGGACTTCTCCAGTTCTTTAACAAGGATTGTTATCTCGCTCAGATCCTTCGATGAGGTCATTAGACGAACTGCGTAGAAGATATCCGCAACTTCCTTCTCGAGATCTTTACGGTTCTCCCAACTGTCGTACCCATGCCGAAGGATCTTACCAGCGGCCTGGACAGCCTCCCCACACTCCTCAATGAAGAGTGCTAGTCGTTCAGCTTCTGCAGGAGATAGCTTGTTGGAGAACATTATCGCCTCAGAACGATTGCAGCAATGTCAGGAAAGTGTTCCGTGTAGTCCCCGAAGATCTGAATCCCAAAGGAGTCCGGCTCGACCTTGCTCCAGGTAATCTTCTCCTTAAAACCTGCGCCAGAATACGATCCAAAGCTCATAGGTGAAGAGTGGATTTCGATGAAGCCCGCCCAAGGCTTAATGAATGCTTCTTGAGCTTTGATAGAAAGGTCAGCTAAATAGTCTTTCTTGAGGTGCGGAACTACGCAGATTGGGAAGTCTCCTGCAATGCCACCACCCAGCTGTAAGAAAGCCAAAGAGGTAGTTTGAGTAGTTTCTTGATACCACTCAGCAAGCTTGTGCATGTAGCGGAAAGAGTGAGCAACCACTTCGGGACTGATGGGGTGGTCTTGAGCATACTGAGAGAGGAAAGGATGTTTGCCATTGTAGGAATAGTAAGCGAAGATGTTGCCCATTGTGGAATCTTCGACTCCACCCACAATGATCTCAACTTGATTCTTCCAGGCCCAGTAGAGCCAGCAGTCGTGGAGTTCTTCCGTTCCATGGTACTTGGACTCGATCTCCTCCAAGACCTTGAAGAAGTATTCGTGCCAGAAAGGCGCCTTGTAAGGTTTCTCTGAAACTTGATGAAACTTGGCATCTTCTTCGCGCCAGAACTTCTCGAAGAGGGGCAGAAGTACGCGAGTAGATTCATCTTCAGGCAGGAAGGTATCGGTGATACGGCGGAAGCCCTTATGATCGAGTTCCTTCTCCTGCTCGGAGGTCAGTTCAACGTAGTCAGGAATGTAAGCGTAGTGCTCGTTTGCGACCAGACGATAGAGGGATTCTTCCAGATTGGCGCCCGTGACCGAGATGCCTGAGATCTTGCCTGCGCGGATCAGATCACTGATGATGACCCCTTGCTGGAACGAAGAACCCGCACCAGACATGGACAGGAAGATCTTGCCGCGATGGACGCAGTGGTCACGAAGCCAGAGGCCAGCGTCTATCGTCTTGCCACCATTACAGTGACGCTTGGTATGTACGAGATAGTTCGTGACTGGAGTGAGATGAGATGGGATATACTTACGTTCTCCCAGGAAGATCTTCTTCCGGAGTTCCGGGGAAAGGGTATCGAGCTTGTTCATTGAGAACTCCCAGGTTGACTTTCGTGAATGGATTGGATACCCATCAGTATGGTTTGTCCGACTTTCCAGCAAATCCAAGAGCAGGGGCATCAGTTGGATTAAACTTCTTCTTGTGCATGGACTTCATACGATCGACTGTTTCGTTGATGTCTTTACCGTAGCACTTGATGGAGATGATCATTTCCTTGAGGTGGGGAATGGTCAGGCCATCGGAGAACTCAACCCACTGATCCAACTCTTCTGGAGTGAGGGAAGGTTCCTTCTTTTCGAGGTAGAAGCGGCGAGCAGCGTCAGACGGCATCCCAATGTAACGAATGAGATCAAATCGACTGGGACGGTCAATAAAGCGAGCATCAAGCCGTTCTGGGTAGTTGGTGGTTGCTAGGTGAACGATGTTGTTCACCTGGGACTCTCCATCGAGTAGGGAGAGGAAACCATTCTCATCGTACCTACGGACCAAGCTATCCAGATCCTCGAAGATGGCAATAACCGGGCGGTTGGGCTCGATCTTGCGAATCATCTTCAGACCATCATCACCCAGTCCAGGGTGTTCGACCATGAGAACAATACCATCCAAATCTTTGATTACTGACCGAATGATTAGTTGGATCGTGGAAGTCTTACCAGAACCCGGAGGACCCCACATGAGAATTCCACGCTTGTGTAGGAATCCACGTTTTAGGAACTCATCCTTGAGAGCCCAGAACTGTGTGAAGTCCTCAAGAATTCTTTTGGAAGAATCGTCTGGTAGAACTAAAAGGTCATCCGTGATAAGGGGGATGGCTTCGAGATAGGGACCGGTGTTGGATGATTGTGCCCGGTAGCATTGAGAAGGAAGCGATTGAAAGGTCTTTCCGATGCCCCAGTAATTGTCACCGGTGTTGGCCCAGCAACTAAGGTTCTCCACTTTTTTGGCATTAGATGTATCAGACCCCTCGATGGGAGTGCAATCTGGAGGTGGATGAGGTAAGGGGGATTCCACCTGAGTGCCGATCACTTCGGAAATGTTTGGTTCACTCATACCGCACCAACCTTGAGGCGCTCTGCAAGATCCTTTGCGTACTTGGTGATGTAGCCGTTGCAGAACGGTTCAGTTTCAGTTCGTTCTCCTATGGTAGGGACTGTGTCTCTTTCCGAGCTGATACCCCATCTCAAGAGATAAATTGGTTTTCCATCTTGAAGGATTTCAGTCATTCGTTCGATTTTCCACTTGGGGTGTACGTTTGTTGTCTTCTTGGTCAGATCGTACTTGAAGCGATACCACTTGCCCCTACAACCTACGATTGTACCTGGGCATCCATCGACTAGAACTCTCGCACCCTTCTTGAATGAGATGCCATAATTTAGGATGATGTATTTCTGATCCATGAATTCTCCACAGTAAGAGTAACCTCACAACAAGTCGGTTTATAATTGAATGAGGGGATTGTATATGAAGCACAAGATCGCACGTCGCCCACGTCCCATGAAGCAGATCATTCTGAATGTGATCGACGATGAAGATTCTCTTGAGAGAATGTTGAACGCAATCAAAGAGTGTTCCGACCCTGGACATTCCTTCGATGTGGTAGTCGATCCAGATGGAACAGAGGAGGAAGGTGGCAATCTATCCTTCGGGATTGATGGTGATGGTGCCTTCCGACTCGTAGACATCAAGATCAAAGAGGTGGTAGCATGAAGCTCAGAGTCAAGGCCAACCTACGAAAAGCTACCCCAGTAGAGTTCTCCCGCGAATACGAAGTCGAGACTGGCTCCTACGAGCGAGATGAGGACTCTGGAGATCTTTATGAGATCAAGCTAGACCTGCAGTTCACTGCGTTCCAGGAAGCAGATGGCAAGTGGTACGCAGATGTTGAAGGCGGCTACCACTCTGACTACGACTTCGGAAGCATCGTTGAAGAGTACAAGGGTACCTTTGCCCAGGATCTTCAGGAAGCTTTCCCCGGCGCCGTAATCGTCTGGGCTTAAAGTCCTGCCACGGTTTCTGCTACCATCTTAAGCTTCACGCAGATGATCTCGGACGTATTGACTCCTGCGCCTTGGGCATTCTGGAGTGCGCTGAGCATGTCATTCCCCATGATTTCCTTTGTCTGAATCTTGGGTGTCATGTAGGAGCTGAAGGTATAGACAATGAACGTATTCACTTGGGCTCCCTGAAGAGGCGAAGGTCTACTAGTCCCAGAGCGCTTCGAGGACCATCGTGAAGTTTGTTTGCAGAAGTCTGCTGCTGGATCTGAAAGTCGATTGGAAGTCCAGTCATCTGTTTACCCAATGAGGAAAAGGCTAGGCACATTGCAACCCACTTCCCATTCCGGTGTGCGTCTTTGGGATCCCCGAATCCTTGATTCGCATATTCATTGTCGTCGAGGATAAGACGAACATCTATATCTCTCCAACCTTTGCCATAGAGAGCAGAACCCACTAGGTAAGGTGGGCATCCAAAGGCGGACCAGACAGTGGAGCCGAACTCATCCAAGAGGAGAGCTGCAGGCATTCCAACCCCTGGATTGATCTGTCGACCTTTTTTGGTTATCATCAGTAGAACCTGAATTGAATTTTGTAGTTGAGGTCATAGATTGGGTACGAACGAAATACAACTTTCAGAACGTACTGCAACAAGGAAGGGTAGATACTTGTAGAACGGAATCACAAAGATAACTTCGTCATCAAAGATGAACAAGTTGAAGTATTTCCACTTGAACTTCAATCGGGTTCTCCCCTTTGGAAGTACTCGATTGCATCCTCAACCTGATCCCTAGTGAAGACAGGTTCTCCCTTGGGATTTCGTTGGGTGGATTTCTTACCCTTCATCACGTGGTATCCGAGGAGCTTCCATTCCTCGTAGGTCTTCATCTTCATGGATTATCAACTCCCTCAACAAGAGTCACCGGACCCTCAAACTGGAAAGGGATTTTCTTGAAGTGAATGATTGCATCGCACAGATCGTTGATTCCCACAACGATTTCGATTCTCTGAACAAGTCCGATCAAGGAACCATCCGGTCCAATGACTCTAGTACCTTCAGAAGTACCATCGGACTCAATTCGAAGGGTGGATACAGCACTCTGGGTCATGGAAACTCCTTCTAGTTATAACCTCTATCTTGAAGTCCAAAGAAGATCTTGGCATGTTCCTTGGTAATGTAGATCGCACCTTCTTCGGTTCCAATCACCATGCAGTGACCAAGATCTATCATGTGACCATGAACAACTTGGATGGTCCAGTCTACCTCACCTTGGCAGACTGCTTTGAACTCTTCGTGCTCTTTGGTCGGTACGCTATGTTTATTTGAAGTGTGAGACCTGCAGGAACCAGAACTTGGAACCACTCTTGAATTCTTGCGAGATTTCCCAGTTTACGAAGCATCTTCGTGTACATGTAGAAGTCGTAGGGTACCTTCAGATCTGAATGCATACGAAGCAATAGAACATTGTTCATATGCTCATCTACCGAAATACCTAGGTATGTCGACTCACGTTCCATTTTCTCCCATAGGAGAGGTGGAAGTCTTACAGGAAGATCAACAAAACCCTTCGGGCACCGTTTTGGTTTACCGACTCTAATGCTTTTCTCGAGATCGCTTAGCTTTTTCGTCATAGTTTCCTCAGAATGTCCTGAAGGTCGTAAATCCGTCTAGCGTGTACATCTATATTATCGCTAGGTTCTAGTGCCCAGTTGCAACAAACTTTTAATCCACGTCGCTCTGTTCTCCAGATGGTCATCACGAACCCCGCAACTCTTCGTTTTGTTCCAGCAGGTGGACGAAACCACTCTAGAGATTCTAGCTGACAACCAAACCAACCCGACCAGCGATAGGTCACACCATCGATCCGATATTGGACGTGGTCTCTCATGGCTTGGAGAAGAAGAACTGTGGAGCCACTGCAAACTCCATTCTAAGGATACTCGGATCATCTTCCTTAGCGGTCATCACAGTATAGCCCCACAAGGTGCCTAGCACCCCTTGGTTTCGAAGAAGGGCGGAAGACTCTGGATCGAATCCAGAGTTCAGGTTGTAAAGGTGTAGCATTCGAATTGTATGCCCATTGGACTTCAGAATCATTTGTTCTGGAGTCCAGTCCGGGTTTTCCATCTCATGAGATACTTGCTTGAGAATCTCTTGAAGTTCGTGCTTCACTCCGTTGCTCATGTACCCTCTCAAATTTGTGCTTTGACTCGTTGAAACGTGATTCTTGAACTTTGATCCTGTATCCCAATAGGGAACCTCTCCAACCAGCATCAAGGGCTTCCTGCTTAGTTTCAGGATCGATCATTCCGGGAGTATGTTCATGAATGAGATCGATCAAAGACTGGGTCAAACGAAGGATATGTGTTGTTGGATTCCAATCCCCTTTCCAAGCGGCAATCTCGAGAGAAATATGGTGAAGATACACTTCAACTTCATTCTTCCAGAATGCTTCTTGAGTCATGCCTTCTCCCGAGCTTCTTTGAACGCAAGGATCTTTTCAATCGGAATCACCTCTTTGCCAAGAATTCGTTCTGCTTCGAGTGAAAGTGGCACGCATGATGGTTTGCTTCGAGACCTTCAAAAAAATCTTGAAGCCTGAGACTGGATCAAATGTGAGGGGAGTTCCATAATTTATTAACCCACGTTTAAATCGTTTTTACGTGGCGATTTTTCTTGACAGACCCTTGATAGGGCATCGAGGGATCAAACGAACCAAAGGCCCAGTAGCCAACGACTCCACATACCGGACAGTAAACTTCATATTCAGAAACTACATGATCCCCTTCAAACGACTTAATAGTTTCTCGAACATTCCGTTCGTGACAGATGGGACAATCTCCAAGTGGAAACCAGTATCTCCACACTCTCTTGATGACTTGCCAGAAGGTCATAGCTGTTTCCACGAATGAATATCCTGCATTGCGAAGTCTCTGGTGTCATTCTTCTCCGCGTCAGTCGCCTTGAGGAAGAATTGGGCACCCAGATGATGTGCAGTCTCTCCCCACCATAGGAACTGAGGGTAAATTCCCCGGATTCTTCGTTCCCCTCTCCAGTTCGTGTAGTCGATCTCCACTAGGACTCGTTCCATTCGAGACTCCACTGATATTCCCACCAGCGAACAGATCCGGATGGGTGGGGTTACCACAGGTGCAGGAGAAGGGTTCGCATCTTACGCAGGCCATCAGGGCTTCGTGAAGAAATCTGCAACTTCACGATTGAGAATTCCTCTCATTTGCTCCAAGAGCTGTTCGATCTCCGCATTTGTTCTCTGCAGATCTAGCAGGCTAGGAGCACCCTCATATTGAGGATCTTTCCGAGCATGGTCGGAGGGTCTGAACATCTCTCCGTAGTGCAGCTTCATGCAACGCTCACACATGGGAAGGTGTTCTCTTCCCCAGAGCATTTTCAGGTTGCTATGGCAGTTTGGACACACTAGGCTCATGTTGAGATAACCTCTTCTCTCGGTACTCTTCGAGGGCTTTAATTGCTTCGGTACGATTGAGGAATGGTCCAAGCTTGTTCTTCATGTTCAGCTCTTCAGGGTGGGCGAACCAATCGAACTTGAACTTGTGACCAGCAGCGACCTTCCGAACGATCCCTAGCTTGGGGTGAATCCAAGACCCATCGAGCAGGTTCTCCCAACGATCGTAGTTCCTCTTGTTCCCACCACCAGTTCCTTTTTCTTTGTGGGTTTCAAGAAGGGTTGGCATCTGCGTCATATTTTCAGACCTTTCCACCTTTGCGTTATGAATCTCAATGTGGTTAGGCCAAACATCTGTCAGGTCCCTCAAATCCCCTGTTTACGATTACTCAGAGCGAAGGGGAAGTTCTCGATCAAGGTGATCCGAGGATCAGAATCACCATAGCAATTCCAAAGATCCACATGAACCCAGGATTACCTTGCTTGAGGTTGATGTAGGCTACTGCGAAGTGGCAACCAAAAGCGATGGGCGCCAACACTGCGTAAGACCTAGAAGAGGTCTAGTTTCTTTGGGAGCCTGGGACCAGATCTTACGAAGGAGATTCATGCTTCATCACTTTACATTGTGGGCAGTTGGAATCCTTCTCCAGTGAAGCTAAGCACATCTGGCAGATTGCGACTCCAAAGTTTGAAAGACCAACCTCACCCTTGAGGATGTGCTTACCACAGAGGAGGCATCCTGGAAGATGGCTCTCCATGAATGCTTCGTGGGTTTTACTCTTGACTGAAGGGACTTCACGATACTCGTAGTTGATACACCCTTCACGGCAGTCGCATGCCCTTCGCTCCATCCACTCCCACCAGACCATCTTCTGACCTTCACGAAGAGGGTAGGTTCCGACTGGACGAGGCTTCCAAGCGAAGTAACGCTTCCATTCCTTGTCAGGTGGTTCCGAGTGAAACCAGAACATTAGTGCTCCTGCTTGTCCAGACGAAGTTTGGCGTGCTCGTTGGTGTAGCCACCAGGGTAACGCTTCATCAACTTAGTCATGTTCGCTTTCGATGACTTGCTTGGAATCGATCTTTCATCTGAATGCAGCTTTCTTTGAATGTCAAACCACCCTCGTGCACCAACCTAGGCTTAGGCGGAGCAGGAGGTTCAGGAGCATGCTCCTGTTTATCAAGACGAAGTTTCGCGTGCTCGTTGGTGTAGCCACCAGGGTAACGCTTCATCAACTTAATCATGTTAGCTTCAATGACCTGCTCATCAGTTACGTTGAACCTGCGACACATTTCTTCGTAGTGGATGCCAATGTTGTAGAATTTGCGACGAATCTCCTCCCTTGAAGACTTTTCGTCTACGGTTTGATGCGTCAAAGAAAGAGCTGCTGCCGTTCGAAGAAACAACTTCAAGTTATCCCATCCGGAGAAGTAGATAGAAAGATTCTTAGGATCCACAGACTCGAAGATCTGGTTCAGTTCAGTGAGCCCAACCTGGAGATAGAAACGGAAATCCCCAAGCTCCTCGAGGATGTTCTTCTTGTCGAGAGGCTGCTCGTAGATGGTATGCTTCTTCCAAGCATCTGCGAGCTCACCAAGCTCTCCCAGCATGCCAATGAACGAATGATCCATTCGCTCACGATAGGTTGATTGTGGCTTTGCAAGGGTAGCAACAAAGTCTGGATAGTTCATTAGTCCCTCATGGTCTAATGAGTAACCCTTGTCTAGTCAGCTTTCCAGGTAAAGTAAGCTTCATCCCAAGTCAGAATGTGCTGCAAGAAGTTGGTTCGAATGAATTCCAGAATCTTCTCAGAATTATCGTTCAGAACGCACTTCAAAGCGTGATCAACCATGAATTGAAGAATTCTTTGATGCTCGTTCTTGTGGGATTCGTAGAGAGGATACTTCGAATCCTTCATCTCCTGCTCTTCCTTGAAGAAGTGAGCAGTACAGTAGTCGATCAAGCGCCGAGAGAAATCCCTTCGAATCCGAAGGTCCAACTCTTCTCCAACGTGTACCTTCGAACGGAGATCTTCGTACAAACGAAAGATCCCTTCATGGTCCTGAATCAGTTCAATCCTACTCATTTCTCACCTCTATCTGCACAAAGGATCTCTCAACAGTTAGAGGTATCGCACATTCCATTATAGCCGTTCGGGAACACAAAAGGAAGTCCTTTCATATAATAGAAGGGAGGTATTTCCATGAGCAACCTGAAACAAAAACCATGGTGGCTTCCAATTTACGGCAGATGGGTAACGATGTATCCTTACATCTACTACCCTTCAAGTGTGAACGGTGAAGAGTACGCACTCAAGTACCCTTGGGTGATCGCACACGAAACAGTTCATCTTCGCCAGCAGAAAGAGTACAGTGGTGGTTTAACCAAGTGGTACATCAAGTACCTCACGGACAAGAAATTCCGTTTGGCAGCAGAGGTAGAAGCCATTGCGGTTGAATTGAACTACAATCTGGCTCGAGATCCTCGTTGGGTTGAAACTACCCTGATGCAGTACGCAGACGAGCTTTCCGGCTCCTCCTACTCCCACGCTGCGGATTCGAAGAATGAGGCAGTTCATCTTCTCCGGACGGAACTGGGTAGAATTTCTGGAACTGTAATATAATTGATCAATGGGGGATGGCATGGCTAAGCTAAAGATCATCGCAAGAATCCTAGAGCCTTCAGACTATCTCTGGCACGCTTACGATTCGGATCAACCGATGTCTCTGACAACACGCAATGGTCACAAGACCATTTCGATGCGGAAGGGAACCAAATACGGAATTAGACCATCAACTAGTGGTTCTGCAATCCGAATGATAACGGAGATGTATGGACCAACCATCGTCTTTACCCTCACGATGGATGAGAAGCGTGCCCTTCTAGCTAAGTCCGTTCCCGCTCCCAAAGGGACTCTTCAGCAGGTGGCCCGGGTTCGAGCAGGTAAATGACCTCTGAAGAACAAGAACGTGCTGAAAGAGCAAGCCATCTGCAGCTATCTACGGATATGCTTCGTGAGCAGCGGCATTGCCTGGCTATTCAATTTCAGATGATGAAGGATGCCCAGGAAAGACTAGAGCATCTGTCCACTTTCGCAGAGAACGTTGAAATCCTTCTGCCAACACTACAAATGAAGATTGTTAATCTGATCGGAATGATAGATGATTTAGAGGATGAGGTCAAGAAGAAAGGTCTCCTTCAACAAGAGAAAAAGACTTTTCTTTCTAAGCTCAGATCACTCTTTCGGTAACATTACAGTTTGACCTCGGAAGTCTTCCAAGAGTCTCTTCCAGAAGAGCATGTCCGAGACCTTACCACTGGTCTCCCAAGTCTTGTACCAGGGCTTAAGAAGATTTGCAAGCTGGGAGATATCAATGTTCTCGAACTTACGAACTAGGAGTCGATTGTAAAGTTCTTCAATCTCTTTGTTCATAAATCCCCAGAGTAGCTTGTTGCGGATCTACGGATAGAATTTTGTTGATAGCTGGACAAGCGCTCATGCTTCTAATGATGGCGTCAAGCTTACAGTCTGGCTTGTGACCGGCAGATCCCTTGTAAGCCTCTACCAGTTCAGGAAGAGCTGCGTTTGGATCGTCCGGATCAAGACCACTGCAGACTGGGCAGTTGCTCAGAAGCATGATTGGACCTCTCCCCGTGATCAAAGAGAGCTTACCAAACCATTCGAAGTAGAGCAGCATGTCTAGAGGAGTATGCACATCCTCGATGTTCATTTCCTTCTTACGGTCCTTGAGAAAGACCATCCCATCCTGAACTGTTGGTCTGCCCTCGGAGATATGTCTTAGCTTTTGGTTCATCAGCTCAACCTTCCGACTTCGAGGAGTCGAACGAAGACTCTAGGAATTGGTTCCTTGCGAACTAGCTCAGCCGCAACAGTCATCACGTTCACATCAACCGAGACGCTTACATTCGTAGCTTCACAAACACGAATGCAAGGATCTGGATCCTTTGGAAAGTTGATGGAATACTCCACACCCTTTACTGGGAAATGATCTAATTCAACGTCCCGATAAAGTATGTACTTTTCTTTTGAAAGCATGAACCGAACAAGCATTAATCCTCCACCTTATACGCAGTCTCGAACAGATTCCGAATTTCTTGGTCGCCTTCGAATTCAATCTCACGAGTCTTTGGATTGACATGGAGCAGGCAATGCTTCCAGTCGTTCGTGTACTTAGCGGAGCTAATTTTGAGGTATTCGAAGTGCTTGATGACATATTCTACGAAGATCTTCGCGGATTCGTCAGCTTCTCCCTCGAATTTCGCAGGAATAGTTCCAAAGTCAAATGAACCAACCTTCTGGTTGTTGGCTCCAAAGAACGTGAGGTTACCATAGGAAGCAACCTCTGAGTGGAACTCGTAACCTGTGTTGTCTCCCACCAAGTTGCTCTCATGCAGCTTGACGAGTTGGAGAGCTTCCCTCAGGTACTTGGGTAGATGAGGAGCATCTAGAATATCGTTGGTGAGTGCCGTGTTGAGATGTTGCCAAAGTAAGCGAGCAGTCTCTAGGCGGTTGTCGAAGCTAGCCATCTTCAACACCTGCAGGGCATTTACAATTCCTTCATATGCTACAAAGTCCCAGATTGGTTCTTTACGAAGGGACTGGGTAAACAACTCCAAGACCCTCTCTTTGTGATTTTCAAGTTTGAGAGGGGAGACCATCGAGTGCCGCAAGTCAGAGTCCCATTCCCAGATTGCTCCTTCTTTCGTGGTACCAGAACTAGAGAAGGCACAAGAGGTACAACTTGCAATCCAGATTTCTCCCTCCTGAGAGACCTTACCAGGCATTCCGCATGTTGGGCAGTTTTTCATGATAGTAGTTTCCTTAGATCGTCTTCGTTGAGTCTATGAAGCTCTGCACCAAGTTCGGTCAAAAGTACCTGTAGGATCCGTTCCCTCTCTGCTTTGGGTGCGCAGACCCAGCATAAACATTCCCCGGAAATGTTAACATTTCCCATGGACTCCTGCGTCCACTTCCTGAAGCAAACAGGGCACTTCAGGCTGATCATGTCAGGCTCACCCTGGACTGCCAGAAGTCTACCAGCGTCCAAGTGGGAGGGGCACCAACTTCTCTCAGCCTATGCTCTTCGGTTGTAGCGTCCACAAGGTCTTCGATCATCAAACCCTGTGGCATAGAATGGGTGAAGATATCGTAGTGCCCTTCGTACTTGTGGGCGATGTAGGTAATGGTCACAGGACCCATGAACCGACCAGTGTATTCTTCGCGAAGGTGGTCATACTCTCTGAAAGTGACCAGATCCCCTTCACTGAAGGTTCGATCGTGGGTATCTCTCCACTCCCAGGGTTTGATACCCTTGAGTTTCGCTTCGAAGTAGACCGGCCAGATCTTAAGTTCGT